ACCCTGCGCTACCGTTGAGGCTATGGTTAAAACATCTTGAGCAGCATCGTATGCTAGAGTTATTTGTGCTCCAGCTCTTAGTTCGGTTGTCGTAGTAAGATCACCAGTGATGCCTTGACTACCAGATACACCCTGAATTCCCTGAGTACCCTGAATACTACTCACAGCATTGAATGCTCTTGTAACAAATTGAGTACTAGCTATTTGATTAGTGTTTGTTCCACTAGTAGCTGTAGGAACAGAAGGAATACCAGTAAGCGTTGGACTATCTATAGGAGCATAAGTACTACTAATTAATGAGTTAACGCTAGTATTAAAATCAGTAATATTACTAGAAGTTAAATTAATACTAGATAAACTATTCCAAGCTGTGGTACCATTACCTATTTTAAATACTTTATTAGTTACATCATAACCCAGCTCTCCGCTGTCTAGAACTGGGTTCTGTGTTGACCACTCTGTAGCCGTTCCTTTACGAACTGTTATATTTGTAATCCTTGGCATAATTTAACCTAAAGTAAATTTATATCTCTAATAATATCAAGGAGTTCCTCCGTCTACGCTTGAGATAGTAATATTTGTAGTGCCATCAAATGATGTTCCATTAATAGTTCTTGCTGTGGCTAGTTTGGTGGCACTACTAGCATTCCCCGTTAGAGCGCCAGTAAATGTTGTTGCTGTAACACTAGTTAATCCAGCCAATGTAGTAGCTGATGAACCAAGACTAATGCTTGTTGAACCAACTGTAACAGCAGAGTTAGCTAATTGAGCGTTATCAACACCACCAGACTTAATAGTTACTGCACCAGATGTTACACTAAAATCTCCACTATCAAAACTAGCTATACCTTTTACACTTGTAGAAGCATCTTGTGTAGCTGCTGTTACTATGCCTGTTACTCGGCCATAACTATCCCTAGTAACAGATTGTACAAATGTTACGCCAGCAGTACCCGAAGAATCTGACTGATTTATTGTAGCTAGATCTATACTATCTGCATTTACAACAATTCTGTTACTATTAGCTGTTGCAATATCAATAGTATTACCGCTTTTTGTTAAACCTGCACCAGCAGTAATCTGACCAGCTCCTGAGAATTGAGCAAATACTAAGGCTGTTGTTCCAAGAGTTATGGTATCATTGGTAGTTAATACCCAACCACTATCAGCATTAGCCGTGCCTTCTGCAACAAATGTGAACATGCCAGCTGTTACTTCTGCACTAATGTCGGCATCAGTAGCCCTACTCCAAGCTCCAGCAGCCACAACATAAATACCGTTTTGATTACCTGTACTTTGGTCTTTAACTAAAACTCTATCTCCAGCTATTACGGACACTCCATCAATAGTTTGTGTACCAGATAGAGTAATATTAGCTGTAGTAGCCACTCTAACACTTTGTTTAATATCTAAACCAGATCTAGCAGCATCAACATACGCTTTAGTTGCCGCGTCTGCATCATCGGTAGGGGTTGCTAGATTAGTAATTTTTTGACTATTTAAAGATACCGAAGCTGAAGGATTAGCCATTTGATCAAGTCGAGATGTTCTGACTTGAGTATCAAAATCATTAATATTACTAGCCACTAATCCAGAGCCGCTAACTGTTAAGTTTCCGCTCACAGCTACAGTATTAAAAGTTGGACTATCTGAGAACACCAAAGAACCAGTACCTGTTTCGTCACTAACCAGAGTTCTTAAATTAGCACTAGAAGGTGTTCCTAAAAAAGTTTGAGCATTACTAGATAGATCTGTAATATCAGCTAGCTGTATTGTTGGATCACTAAGCGATACAGTAATTATACCTGATCCATCATTATAATTAACACTAATTCCACTACCAGCAGTTACCATAGATCCAACAACGTCTTGAACTCCCTCAGTATCTATAGTGGAAGCAGCATTAATTGTTAGCGTATTATTAACATCATTATATGATGTAGTAATATTTGTTCCACCAACAATTAAAGAAGATACTCTATCGTCTACTAGCTCATCAAGTTCTGATGGTAATATAGAAGCGAAACCTAAACTACCCCATAAGCTGGTTCCATCGCCTATTTTAAATTTCTTTAATGTTACATCGTACCCAACTTCGCCCATAGCTAATGGATTGTTAGATGCTGACCACTCAGCAGAAGTACCTCGTCTAAGTTGAATAGTAGTTAATGCTGGCATAGTTTTCTCCCTTTATTTTATGGTGTGCCACAGTCGAATGTATAAGAATCTAAATATTCATCAAGTCCATCTATTCTGGAAACGTGTAAATTACCAGCCAAACTTTCTAAAGTTAAATTATCTGGTAGAGCATATTGAACAATACCATTTGTATTAATAATTTCTAAATTATAGGTATCATATTTTTCTATAAGTATATTACCAAAATCAGATACTGAAACAATATCAATAACAAAAACGCTATCTTGTTTATCCGAACTCTCTACTGTTGCTGTTGAATCTATAGAAGATATTACTCCAAATATAGAACTAGATTCTATATCTAATATGAATTCAGAATTATTTACTATATCTATAATAAAATCATTCATGCGCAATCAATCTCAGATGTTACTTTACTATTTCTTTTTACTAAAGTGATGGTGCCATAAAGTAATCTAGAAATTTCTTTACCTCCGCCAACATATAAATCAGTATCAGATCTTAGCTCCAAGTCATATCTTGCTAAATTAAAATCGAATGTATTCGTTATAGATGCTGGTAGCATCAAAATAATTTGACCATTTACTCCGCCGATACTAAATTTGTATAAAGTGGGGTCAGTATTTTCTGTAGAAAAAACCTGAGTTTGTCCAGTATTAGTGACCCACGTTAATCTTGCACAATATCCTGTTATATCTATCGGATTTTTGTTTTTATCTTTGTATGTAATAGCCAGCCTAAAAGACGTACCCTGCTCTATGGAAAAGTCATATTTAGTTGCTGCCATAGTTATATCCAGTGGTTAATTATGAATAATAATAATATATACACCATAAAAAAAGGCCGGCCAGAAGGCCAGCCTTTTCTTTTGGAACAATAAAACAACTTGATATAAATCAAAGAGAACCGAGTAGAACTCTTCTGTTGTCTAGAACAGCAAAACCCTGCTCGCTCCAGCCGTAAAAGCCAGCTCTCTTTTGACGATGTAGTGTATCGTCTTCGAAGATTTGAACTTCAGCACGAACTGGCATAATGAAACTGTCTCTCTTGCGAAGGTCAAGACCAACAACAAGCTCAGTATCACCACCGGGTAATGTGCCACTCAATACATTATCATAGAATGCTTGATATTCTTGGCCTTCGCCAAGTTCGTCAAGATCATGTAGATTAACACCGAAAACTCTGTTAAGAGTACCATCAGCAGCAGTATAGATCTCACGACGAGTAATTTCGTCAACTTGATCAATACCCCAGTTTCTGATATCTTCCATGCCTTCTGGTGAAACATAAAGATCAGTGAGAATACCTCTGTTGTTACTAGCAGAGTTACCGCCACCGTTTCTACGCATAACTGTTTTCATTAAAGAAACTAGTCTCTTTGTAAACTGACCAGCATCAGCATCGCTATCATAAACTACGATGTTGCGATCAACACCAGCAGCAAGAAGTGTATGCCAACCGTCGTCATTCATCTTCTTAACAAATTGAGCCTCTAGGACTTCCATTGCACGACCAACAACGTCCCAACGAGCATCACGAGCATACTTTAGGAGGTAGTCGATTGAAGCACCGATGTCATAGGTTGGAACCATGACATAATCGCCTTCAACGTGACGCTCTGGAATATAGCCGTGGTTTGGAATTGTATATGCAACAAAGTCTTTCTCTGTACCAGGAGCTAAGAAGTCTAATGGGAATTCTGGAGTAGCACTTTGAGCAAGTTTAATTGGCTCAAATATGCCATTGAGAATATCGCCATTTAATAGCGCCTGACGTAGTGGAAGCTCTAGTGCTTTAGCAAACTCTCTGTTAGCTGCTAAAGATTTATCTTTCTCAGCAGAGCCTGATTGCACTAATAGTTCAGTAAGCTGTTCAGTGGGTTCGAATCTAGTATTTGCCATTATATATTTCTCCTATTTCGGGTTCAGGTGATATTGATGTCTACTTTAACAAAACCTTCGGAATCTTTACTACTCAAGAAGGTGCCAACTCGTACACTATTGGTTGAAACGGTAGTAAATTTTCCGTCGGCGCCATAGTAAGCAGCATTGCCAGCAACTGGAGCTTGACCAGTAACAAGCATGTCTGTAGTTACCTGACCTCTGCGAAGAAGTGTAACTTTGCCGCCAACTTGCATCTCATCTTTGTGCCAATTGATGTGTTGTCTTGTAAGATCAAGATTAACAACATCATTTAATAAAACGCCAGCTGGAACTGTACCAGATGGACTTCCGGCAGGATACTCAACAACAGCATCAGCGTCGTCCATAGCGGAACCAACACCACCGCTGCTGAATACAACAACGCCGCCTCTATCACCGGTTGTATTCATGAAGTAGGAAATATCTGTGTAACTTTCGATACGATTTGGTTTTAAAGCCATGTTCATTCTCCCTTATTAAATTGTGGTTTGCCTAGTCTAGAATATACAAAATCTATTAGTGATGCTCTAGTATTTTGTACTTCCGAGTCATCTTCACTACCAACACTGAGATCAACCCCTGGTTCAACTTCAGCATTCTCTAAAACATCTTCTGTAACAGCTGAACCAGTTTTCTCTTCAGTAACCTCAGTGGTTGATTCAGTTGTTGCTTCGACAGCAGCAACTGGCTTAATCCACTCTGGCATATGAGAGAGTACCAAAGATTTAATTGTAGCAAATGCCTCGTCATCTAGTGTTTCGAATTTACTTACAGTAGCTTCTGCAACAGAAGACTCTACACCAGCTTGAACAAGTTCAGTAACTCTACTCATAATTTTAGCCTGTTTGATCATTTCAGCTTCATTAGCCTTATATGCATTAATGACCTCGCTAGTGGCAGAAAGTTCGTTCTTAAGCGTTTCGATTTCTAAATCTTTAGCCTTAACCGCTTCGTCATGAATTGTCTGTAATGATTGTAGCTCATTAGTTTTAGTCTCTTCAGCAGAAGCAACATCATACTGCATTTTATTCTTATATTCTTCTAAGAATTTATCTTTCTCTGCCATTTCCTTATCTTTCATTTCCATATCTTCTTGATATTTTTTCATGACTGATTCTGTTTGGAGCATTTTAGTCTCTAGCTCATTAATGCGACTGTATGCTTCTTTGACGATAGCTCCACAATCGCTCATGGCTTCAACTTTTTCTTTTAGTGATTCGATATCTTTTTCTAAACTCATTTTATCGTTCTCCTGGTTAAGGGATTCTGTTAAATTAGATACACTATTATTATCAAAATGGACATTTTTTTTATTTAAAATTTTTCTGGTAATATCAGTTTCGAAAATAATACTATCAGGATTAGCTGGTTTATCCACAAATCCCTTTCCAGAAAAGTTAATATTCCTTAATACTCTACCAATTTTATAATTATCGTATTCACCAATACCACCATATGCTCTAAGATGTTTTGTTAAGTAAGATGTATTATCATCTCTTCTTAATGTTTTATATTCTCCAGTACTCTTATTAAGAAGACCATAATCAAAACTATCAAAAAAACATTCCATACTAACATACTTTTGACCAGCCTCAATTTGTTGAACTAGGGTATCTGATCTATTTTTTAATTCTGGCGACACAAAACTACGATATATCACAGATCCTGTTACGATATGAAATTTATCTGGTAAACTCTCTACATCAATAGTCTCTGAAATAACATTTCCGTCAATATCAATAGGCCAGTTTGATATAATGTGTCCAACAATCTGATCTTCATCGTGTTCTAAATTAGTTGGCTTATCCTCTGGTGTAGACCTAGCAGCCCAAACTTCTTTTTTATCAAAAATATCATCGTTTTTATTCCACGAAGAAGAAACTAAAATAGATTGAACATAATACAAATCCTCGTCTGTAAAATTACTAACTGTTTTTTGATACTCATTAGAATTAGCCCGAGCAAAATCAATATCATTTTTTGTGCAGTGTTGAGCTTCGACAGAGTATGCCAATGTTGTGTTGGCTAAAACTTTATCTGCTATACCATCATGATATTCGTGTTTATAGATATGCATAGTGTTTTATCTCTTAAATGTTATAAATACTCGAATAAAATATAGACTTAATTAATTTCTGTTCATCTAGAGTAATTGGTCTATTGAGATCGTTGGTAATTTGTTTTAACCAATATTCATACCCCGATATTAGTCTTTTGGCTTGGTTTTCTGATGCTTTAATATGATTGACTATTTTAGAGTCATCTATATTGCAGAATGGCTCTAGTGAGAATAGTACTTGTGTTTTTAGATTTTCCAAATATTTTGACTCGTCGCTGGACAAAGATCTAAGATTTTTCTTCTTAAAAAATTCTAGAATTATTGGGTTAATAATAATACTAATTTTATCTTGGGCATCTTGAGCCCAGATATTTAGTGTGGCACCAGTGCGTGGTTTAAATTGTTTTGTTTTGCGCTTCTCAGTATCTTTTGAATTATTGGGCCTACCCTGCCCTGGAACTCCAGGTAAAGATTCTGGCGAATCTTTTACCAACTTCGTTGTGGGAACACCAGAGGGAGGTGCTCCTAATGGCTTGGGAGCAGAGTCCATCTTAAGATCGTATAATGTTTTTTCTCCTTTTTTCTTTGGGTCTAATTCTAGTCCAACCTGACTAGGAGAAGCAACTCCTGTTTGTAGAACAATCTTTTTAAGACTATTTTCAAATTCTGGATCATGCCATGGTCCAGACTTGGGTGTTCTTCTTTCAGACGCTCTTTCTCTATCTTCACGATTAAGTCTTGTTTTCTCCATATCTGGGTCAAGACCAAACCTTGTCTGGATTAATTCGTCACTAATAAGATTTCTATCAGCTAACTGAATCAATAAGGCTTTTTCGCTATCTTCGTTACTAAGATCCATTCTATCAAATTCTATTTTAGCTGGATATGTGAATCCCATAGCCTTTTGTACAATTTCGATTTCTTTCATCCAAAATTCCATCAATACTCTACGACCATACTCAAGTCTTTGTGTTAATGTTTTTAAACTAATAAAATTGTTAGTTGTTCCGGCAGCGCCGTATGTTCCTGTTAATGTTGGAGGAATGCCAAGTCCAGCATAAACACTATTTAAATGAGGGGTATACTTAGCCTCTCCAAGAAATTGATGAACTTGTGTTTTGCTCTCTATTAACTCAATATCTGGACCCCATATTAGATCCATTGTTCCTCCACCAACATTATTCTGTAATATACTAGATAGTTTGGAAGCAGCTGCTTTTGTTGGGGCAATTTTATGCTCAAGACTACCAAGCTTAAAGATACGAATATTAGAGATAGCGCCATCAAGAGCAGCCAAGTCTGCAAGCTTAAGTTTTTCAATAATATTAATATCATCCATAATAGCATATATCATTGGATATGCCCAAATCTGCCAGTCATCTTTTTTGTAATGAAATACTAGAGTTTTCTCTGTATCCAAAACATATGATGTTTTGTTCTTAGCTGCTTCTAAAATATCAGGAGGTAGCTGAGAAATTATATTACGCTCTAAATCATTTTTTGGACTATTAATAGTTTTGCGTAATTGTCCTGGTAATGAAATTTCATAAATTCTTTTACCAACAAATGAAGATAAACTATCTCCAATAACGTCAACATAGAAAGGATCAATAAAAGTATATTTCCATGGAATCTCTTTTTTCTCTATAATGATATCATCATCAGATAGAACAATATCTGCTTTACCTGATGCTTTATATAGATTATCTGAGACTTTCTTACTAATTTTAGCTGTTTGTCTATTAATTACGACATTACCAACACGATAAACATTATTAAGAAATCTTTCTGATCTTTCTTGTCCTTTTACTTTTTGAAACCAGTTTCGATAGAATCTTTCGATTCTTTTATTTCTATGAACCAATCTAATGCCCTGACTTGCAAAATCACCCATTAAATCGATAACGTTTTTTACTAATCCAACTCTTTGATATATAGTATCAGCGTTACGAATAATGTGTTTAATTTGGGTAGGTACTGATTCATTAGGTCTAAAATAGTCATAATCAGATCTTGTTAATCCTGGTCTGCTGGATGTATTTTCGACCAAGTTAGAAAAATCCCTACTATAGCGAGCATATCCAGTGGTTCTGTGAATACCATCATATTCATCTAAAGACGCTGAAGCTTCGTGTAGTGCGCTTTGTTTGGAAGCTAAATCGTCACCCCATGCAACATAAGCCTCGATTTGTTCAGCATTTGGGTTGGCATCAGGAATATTAGCATTTTTGGTACGTTTTTTAGCCATAGTTGGATTGTATTCCTATTGTAATGGAATTAGAATTTTATATATTATAATACACTAATTCTTGTAAATACCAAGATAGATATCTTCATTAGCATTATTAGTAAACCATGAAGGCCCTCGGTATAATGTCTTATCCTTGCTAGGCATAGTGTCTCTAGTTGACCCAATTACATCATAAGTTAATGGACTATCTGATCTACTAATAGTTCTAGCAATAGTATTTGCAATTAATAATGCGCTATACCTATCTTTTCTTAGCCTCCCTCTTCTACCTCCGGAGCCCTTGACTTCGGGAGTGTCCCATCGCTCTCTCGCTCCAGAATTATTACTAGTTTGACTCATTACAATGGTTGTTAATTCGTTTTTAAGTTCTTCTATTTCTAGTATACATTCGCTAAGAGTGTCATATATAGGACTGGTCATATCTGACTCAAGAATATCCTTAGATTCGTTAGCCAGTGCTAGTCCTATCGTTAGATTATCAAAAGATGGAAATAATAAAACCTTATCTTCAAAATCTTTTCTCAATCCATGATTGGCATGACTTGTCCATTCTGCTCTAGCAAATTGTATAAGTTCTAATATATGTAGTCCTGATTTGCTGTCTGTATCTTTATCCTTGTTCTCATTGATGATAGGCCAGATAGGCAATTCGTCGGCATTAATTTTTGAAGTGTCGTGTAGAGCTTCTTCTATTGCTACGCCACCCCCCTGAGCGTCTAAGCCGATCCGTTCGCATGGGAATACTGTCATAAGATTTCTAATTTTTCTAGCACAAAAACCATAAAAATCGTTTTCGTTTACTAATCCAGTTTGTTGTCTTTGCTTAAAATTAGATCTATTAGTTGTCCAGCAATAAACTATTCTACTATGATTTGCGTGTAACTCTAATATAACTATACTAAAATTATCTTGTTCACTCGCAGGGTCTATTCCATAAACGTATTTTTTGTCTGGATCACCAGATACTTTTGGATCAAAAACAATACTTTGATTATTAATAACAATTGGACTTTTATTATTGGCTACACAGCTCTCTATTAAACTTCTACGAAAAAATCCACTACTATCTTTTGTAAAACATGCAGCATATTCCATATTATATATACCACTATGAATAGTGGCTTTAGCTCTAGCAACCTGTCTATCGTCCATGAAGCCCTTAGGAATAAGTTCATAAGGCATTCTAACTATACTATAGTCTTTCCAGTTAAAATTAGAAGGAACTTCTCCTTTAAAAAGATCAGATAGTATTCTGTCACTACCACGACTATGAATAATTGCTTTATATCTCTCCCAATAAGAAGCAAAATGTTTAAAAGAATAGTCGGCTGTACCAGCAATAATAGCTTGATTACTACGACGATATTGCAATTCTTCTAGCTCATCGGACCATATTCCCAGTTCTTTCATGAGATCCTTTTTAGCTTCTGCCTTAACATTACCAATAGGATCAGCAGACACGGCAGCAAAACCTGAAACTACTGTTTCGTAAACTTCTGGGGATATAGAAGCAAATTCATCAGCAATAATAATGTGCGCCCTTAAGCCTCTAATCTTACTACCATCTCCAAGAGGAATAGCTATAGTCCAACTGTCACCATATCTCATTGTACATCTATCAACGTCTCTTCTTGGACCATCATCATTACCATTAAAAATACTTCGTATTATAGAAGACTTTCTCCAAATAGTTTCCATATATTCAAAAATAACTTTACTTTGTCTAAAAGCAGCACCTACAACAACAATTTTAGTACCTGGTACAAAAATACATTTAAGAGTACAATATAATGCTAATAAGAATGACTTACCAAAACCACGACTAGCAATGAACATTGGAAAAGGACGATCCCAAAATTCTTCTAATATTGCTAATTGAATTGGATGTAATTCAATGTCCATTAAAAGTCTAGCTGTCAAACTGAAGTTTGCTGGTGACTTCATTATCTTTAATAAATGCTGATCCGGATTCTCTATATCTTTTTGAGGCCTATGGATCATTAGATTATCAGTAACTGTTATTTTACTGATATCGCCAAGCTTTAACCACGCATAATCTAATTCGCTAGAGTTTACCATAGGTATGCATCTCATTTACTCTTTTGATAATGGAAAAAGCCATCTCTTCGGCTGCTGATGGATTGTCACAAAAAAGAACATGAATATTGTGTTTAGTTTGCAGCTCTGTTAAATATTTTAATATATATGGTGGTCGAATTTTAATTTTACTCCACATTCTTGGCGGAACATTCGAGCCTTTAGGATAATTTAATACATCTTGTAAGCTAAATTCTAATAAAATAAATTTATAGAGATAATTAGACATTCTGTCTAGCTCATCTTTAAATCTACTCTCAGATATATTATTTGCTATTTCACTAACTGAATTTTTCCTCTCAATACATAGCATTGTTTCTAATCCTTCAATTGAATAGTCTCCTGTATCCAATTTTTTCTTAACCGTGTTGCAAGCAGCGAAGGCCCATGGTTTTTGTTCCCTAGTGTCTATCACTATATTAAAACTATACTTGTTATCCATGGCAAAACTCCAATAAATCTAATGTTCTTTGTCTGATGATATCGTCAGAAAATTTTAAGTTAGGTATCTCACTGCTAGTTAGTTTTTTAATATCTTTCATCATAGCTTTAAGTACTTTTTTAATATTTAAGTTTAATCTTAATAAATTAATCAATACGTTATTGTATAATATTTGTGTTTTATAAACAGTAGACAATACTAATATATTCATAAGATATTGTAAGTTTTTATTTTTTTTAATATACTGATCAATACTATAGGCTACTACGCACTCTATTGGCAAAACATTGAAAATTAAACCATTATGGGCTATGGTTGTATGGTCATTATTTATATAAAGATCATGATAATTAATAGTATTATATTTATTTTGAATAGTAAAAGTAAATCTATTTAAATAATTAAAAGATATGCCATTGTCATATATAATATTACTAGTCAAAGATATGTTTTGAATAAGGAATGAACAAATATTTAGAAATATATCAGAATCAGTAATAATAGAACATTCTTTAAAAACAACAGGATACATAAAAAATAATTCTTTTGAGTAATGAAATAGATATAATGCTAAAGATCCATCAAGACCAAGAAACGAGGTATATGCTTGATCATAATTCAAGATAGATGACGATAAGATAAAATTATATAAGTAGGCATTATTGTTCATTGTTGTCTTTATTATTACTCTTCAGTACTAATTGAAGAAAAAATAACTCATAGTTTTCTTCATTATTCTTAATAAAATCATGATGATATTTACATAAAGTAATACCATTTGATAAATGAAATCTTAGTCCTGGATAATCTGACCATTTTTTTATATGATGAGCATTAAGTTTTTTGTGGGGCTGTACGCAGTGGGGCCACTGACAGCTATGGTTATCTCTTTCAAAAATAGACTTAATCCATTGTTTATATTGTCTATCATAATATCTACGAGTCATCTTCTTGAACCGATTCTGCATTGAGTATAGGTCTATCTAATTGTCCGTCTTGATATGAATGTAAATCATATAGTGTGGTCTTGGATTTATTCATAGCCATCTTTAGGATTTCTAACTGTCGTCCTTCTTTTTCACGGATCTCTTCTTCTTCTAACATTCTAATTAATCCTGTCCAAGAACTTTTTCCGTCTTCTATTCTTTTAATTCGCTGTTCTCTGGTTGCTTTTAAGTCCTTACTAATTTTTTGTTGTTCTGATAATAACTTAGTATATTCGTTAGTATAGCTAGCAATACTATTTCTAGCAAAACTGAGTTGAGTTTCCATATTAGCTAATTTAGCAATATCTCTTTGGTCCTCAGGTTTGGCATATTCTTTGTCTACCAATACTTGTAATTTTTCAGTTTCTGTAATATGTCTTTTACGTTCTTTCATGCTTCTGTTAATAAGAATATCAATAGTAATAAATTGTTTAATTTGTAATTCTTCAGCTGGTAAAACATCTTCTCTAAACTGTTTAATAAGATTAATCCATGTATTTTCAAAATACTCTAATTCACCACTTTCTTTATCAAACTGGCGGGTAATTTCAGTCCAAAAAGATTTTGATCGCAACTTGAGTCTTAGAATCTCATTCTCTTGTTGAACGCCCTTTGGCTGTAGTAATGCTTCGGTTTCCACATATCTCTTAATAGGTTCTGGTGTGCGATTTAGAACAACAGCTATATCTTCTATACTTTGTTGATCAATATTATCTCTTATATATTTTTCTTCTTCTAAACTAAGCTGTCCACGTTTTCTACTCATATAATTAATCTTTTTTAAAGTTGGGTAAAATATTATTTTTAATATAGTTCTGAAGTTTAGTTTTATCATTCTTAGATATTTTGACACCATGCTTTAGCTTTAGATAAATTTCTCTATATTTTGTGGGTAAATTATCTTCTAAATAATCTATGATCTCTTGATTAGATATTTCATTAATAAAATCTGAAGATTGTTGTGGATCAGAATTATCAATATATCCGGGCTTCATGATATTTTTTTTACTATTATTGCGAGTAAACCATATTTTATATGCATTACAATTCATTTTATCTTTAAATTGTGAACAATCTGACTCTCCATTGTTGGGCCTATACAATGGACAACTTAAGCATGGTTTATCTGGTCTTTGGTAATGGTCTCTTTTGTAATTAAATAAACGATTTCTAACATGGGTCCATAAGAAGTTTTCTAGTGGCCTAGAGTGATCATATTTTTCCAGGCCTTCTAAAGCAAATATGGCTGCTTGTTGCTTCATGTCGTCAATATCATGATAGCCAAACTTAAACTTATATACTAATTTTTTTGTAATAATATCTAATGTATTAAGAAAGTCTTCTTCTGAAACACTATTATTCTTTATTGGATTCTGTTTTTTCTTGTTCATCAAGTAATTCTGCTATGGTTTTATTGTCATTCATATCATTTTTAGCTAAATCTTCAGAAACATCTACTTTAGAAGATGCTATAACTTTCATGGTTGAACCAACAACATTGTATGTGATCTTGTTCATAAAAAACCTAGGTGTTGCGTGACTAAAAATCTGGTCTATAATATGATTATTATAGGATAAGTTACACCAATGTAAAGTGAGACATTAATAATGAATAAAACATATAAAAAGTGGGCAGAGAGTGATTTGGACTTTATCCGTCAAAACTACGACAAAATGACTGATAAAGATATGTCTGAAACTTTATCTAAAATTTCTGGACAAAATATTACTATTAGTATGGTTAGAAGACAACGACGCAAGCTTGTATTAGGAAGAAAGCGTGGTCGTCCAAAAAACATAATAAGTAAATAATATTTATGGTAGCAAATCTAACTCTTGGTATAATCGATTCATATGAGCAGTATAGTCACAAGAGCATGATGCGCTATTAAATGTGTATGACGTATTTGGTGTACTTGGTGGACATTGGTCTATACATGATCCATCGTCACAGGTTAACTTGTCGGATGGACATCCGTCACAGGTACAAGTTTTGACATACGATTGACCTGGTTCACAAACATTGGTACATGGTTTGCAAGCGCATGTAGAGCTATCAAAAAATTCACTATCTGAACAATCGTCTTCAGTAATCCAACATTTACATGAACAATCTGATGAGTCTACAGATGGTGTTTCTGGCGGACAGGTATTTCCACTATTAGGATCATCATATTGGCAATAGCATTCGCACGTATCTGTATTTAAACTAGGGGTGCCTCCGGTACACTCTCCTGGACTTCTATTACATTCGACACATTCGCATAAGTCAGCGTCTAATGAGGGGGTTGGAGCTGTACAGTCATCATCAGTAAGTTGACACTCACATTCACAAGTGTCAGTATTGAGTTGTTCATTAGGATTCTCGCATCCATCTTCAGCTAATTTACAATAACATGTGCACTTGTCTCCGTTCCAATCCGGTGTTGGTGCCTCACAATCTCCACTCCATCTTCTATCTATAGCATTGCCTTCTGAATCATAATCGTATGTATACGAGCCTATTTGACCACCAGCTTGTTGATCGCATTCACACTCACAGCAACCTCTCCAGCTACGATGAGGAGTTGCTTCGCTATATGCTGTACAATTAACTCCGTCGTCTAATGGGCATACACAACAAGGCGCTTCGATAATTTTTTCCCATAATCCACCACATTCTGGTGGGGCAGGACAAGGACAGCTTTTTCCGCAACAACTCATATAATTACCTTTTAGTATTATGTATTTGTAATATTTATAAAATTTAAACTATTAGTTGAGATAACATTATTGGGTACTATAGAATTGGATGCTCTGTCTATAATTTGTATTTCTGGCGCTAGTTTGTGATTGTAACCTGGGTCAATAACTTCAATATCTGATAGCGTAAAATTATCTGTAATTTGAGCTGATATTAAGTCATTATTAATAATTATATTAGGAACTAAACCCCAAATACGATATACAGAATCATCTTCTGATAAAACACAAATTTCGTCACTAGAAAAATAGTGTTCTCCAGGATTAACTACTGTTATTTCTTTTAATACAAATAAATTATCAATAGTAATATTACAACCAGAGCCGAGTCCTTCGTAAAAAATAGTATTAGTGTTAGGTGAAGAAATAAAAGATCCATCAAATAATATTTTATGTTTTAAGATACTACCTGACTCATCTACTTCTGTAACTTCTATAATAGCTCCACCATCATCTTCATTGTCAGAGCCGAAGACGTCAAAAATATCTCCAACAGAATACCCGCTACCGCCACTAATTTGAATAGTAGAATCAGAAAGTCCCCAAATTGGATCTAATTCGGCATTAATAAACTCTTGGCCAAAATTATTCATTCTTTGTACAGTAAACTCTGTTTCTACGGCAAAAAGAAACTGTGGACCAAGTGTTGAGATGCCTATAGAATCAATTGGCCCTGCTACCTGCAAACGTAAACTATTTATAGAGAAAAAATCATTAGCATCAGATGATAATAAATTAGTATTTAATAAATTATTAGAAATAACAAAAGTATTAGTAACTTCTTTATTATTAAGTGTAAATTCTGTTGTATTTATAATTTTATTATTAGTATCTAGTATAGTTGCATAAATATAGTCGGATGTGTAAGAACTATCAATATTTGTAATAACTATAGTATTTTCTGTAGCTAATAATATTATATCTATTAATGTATTATCTTTAATTGTTTCAGAATTTATGACACTAACAAAAGCACTAGCAGGAATAATATCGTGAGTTAAATTAAAAGTATCTCTAGAAATACCTAAATTTGTAACTCTAGAACCTGGACCATTTAGTGGTCTATGAATGTATTGAGTAAGACTTGTATAAATTTTTTTAGCAATTAAGGCATTGTAATTTACTGTATATTTATTATTAATAATATTGAATGATATCATATTTATATCTCATAACTTAAAATTTTATTTAACCGCAACCAAGAAACGTTATTGTGCCTGTGGCGTTTACAACCTCTTTAGCTTGAGCACAACAATTTTGACAATTAGCAGCCAAAGATTGTTGGTATTTTCTGTCTAGGTCGTCTAATGCAGAACTGAGCGCTGTGCCAGCTGCTCCAGCTATTTGAAAAGCTATGGTATTTTGTGCACACCTAAAATTAGACAATGGTGTGTATAATGAACTATTACTAATTTTATTATTAACTTGCGCCCAGTTTACATTTCCGGCACCGTTTACACAATCCGTAATATCATAACAAGTGTCTATTTCTCTAATACTTAGACCTGACCATTTATCTCCATGTTCAGCAGTAAAAGTCGGAGGCAACACATCTCTAAGAGCCAATGATGATGGGGCAAACATACATATGCGCCATGTTCCGTCTCCAACTTCGTATGGTGGCATCATACTGGGCTGACCCTGCTGCGGAAATGCTGCTGTATTATAACATGGCCACCCATATAATACTTTGCCTCCAACTTTAGGATATGGTACAATCTCAAATCTTGTTAAACAGCCTTGGTTATTTGGATTTCCTCTACCTCCACTATTTCTAATATTCCAATCTTTAAGTTCTGGTCCATTTTTTAGTATTGGTTTGGTTATTACTGTAGCAAAATCTTCTGCATCTATTTTTTTTATGCCTATACCAGAAATATTAAATGTTTTATCTTCGTCGTCCATAACGCATCGACAAGTTCCTTCGATCGTTACCTTGACATTAATTGCACATTTACGAACAGTAGACTGTTTATGCTCAAATGAGTTTCTTACATATTTATCAATAGTTCTTAAACAATCTGTTTGAATAAATTTTTCTGCTTCTTTTTTAACTTTAGCAACAGCTTCTTGTGAAGTAACTACACCATTACCGTCTGTGTCCATAAATTGTCTTTTACTGTTTTGACATGGAGTATCTTTGCCTCCAACCCCTGGGGTTTGACGTAATCTTGGCTTCATAGCACCGCCTCCTGGGTCGGTGCAAGCTGGTACACATTGATTGGCACAAAAATTAACTGGACCTCCACAGTTATTTACTTGATCTCTTAATGCCCAACAAGTACCAGAACCAGGAGATTGAGCTTCTTTTTGTGCATCGCATATGTCATTTCCGTTGATACATGTTCTATATTGTTCACAGATTGCATTTTCTACTAATGGTCCAAAAGTTCTAGCTCCTCCTTCAGGTTCACAATTAATTGGGCCAACATTTACTGGATTAGAAGGAGGATATGTTAAAACTTTAAATTTAGCATTTTTACCACCATCAATTATATCATTAGAAGATAGTCCGGATACGTCTGTATTTTGAAGTACGTCACTAGTATACTTATATATTGTTGGTCCGCCAGCAACTGGACAAGTTTTCTGAAACTTAAAAGTCTCTTTTTGATATTTAACTGCTTCCACAGCGGGTGTGTCTGGACATCCTTCTCCTTCTTCACAGGCAGCATTACCTGTTTGTTGTATATTTATACTCATTTAAGAGTTCCTTATATTATTAGTGTAAGAGGTTTTATTTTTGATATTAAAAACTATAGAAGGATTGCTAGCAAAAAATTGTTCAGTATTTTCTGGCTGTTTTTCTGTGTTAGTATTTTTAATATTATAGAAAGTTTTATTAATTCTAAAAACTATATTTTTATTTACCAATATATTCATAGTATAATTCCGTATTTTAGAGATGCCAGAACAACTTCTTATACACCAAAAAAATAAACCGCACCATAAAGATGCGGCTATTTATTAGAAAATAACTTATAGAAAACTTATATAAATTATTCTTTATCTAGTTCTTCGTCATTTTCTGGTACTGGCTGATTGGCCAATAATTTTTTAGACTTTTTAATAGCTCTATTAACCATAACCCTGCCAACCATGTCAACAAATGGAAGTCCTCGTCGGCTTGCTTCTTCTCTGAGCCATCCAACAACAGTGTCCAGATTTTGAGAACACCACTCATTGCCCTTTTCGTTCATAGCAAGAGCATGACGGCGACAGGAACAGCTGTCACTCATATGAATACCTAAAGTTTTGATCATTCCTGCCAATACTGTACCAGGACCATGAGGATCTTCTTCCATGGTTCGTGGAAATAATGACCGTAAAACCGCACTAGGATTATCTCCTAGGATTTGTAGTAATCTATTCTCTAAAGTTGACTGATTCCATAATCCATTTAATTCTTCATATGATGGGCCACCATATAAAGTAATAGGTAATGGAAAATGCTGTATATTAACAGTTATTCTTTGTGCTTCTGGTTCAATGCTAAATGTTAAATCTAAGGTATCTGTTGCTATAGCTTCTGGACTAGTTACTTTGCCAGCATTATCAGAAAAAGGTGGTGGTACAACATTAATTTTTTGTGCTAGTTTCATGGACGGATATCCCCTATTTTTCCTAAGAATAAAATATAACCTTTAGTTTATAATAAAGGGCCAGATTTATCTGTCAAGAGGATATAAAATATTTTTAAGGCAATAAATCTAATAATGAAGCTTGTTCTATTTCGTACTGTGAACAGAACCAATTGCCTTGTTTATCTTGCATACATTTTAATGGCTTACCAATAGATTGTGAATCATTAGCACAAGAGTCTTCGCACGACCAACATTCTTTCGATTTAAGTTGGCTATCGTTACAATCGCTACTAAATACGGGCTGCTCGCATTTTTCACACTCTAATAAAGTATCAAGGTCTTTGCAAACATTATTATCACAAACCTGTTCTCTGCCACACAAGCTACTACAAAAACCATCATCACAATATTCGCAAGGACCAGTACATTCAGCAGAAACTGTGCATTTTTTAATACATAGTGTTCCTAAACATGTTTCTCCTGGTGGACATGTATTAATTTTTTCACAATTATCATTATATTCAAAACATGAATTGGCAAATTTATCTTTTACTATTCCATTACAACATAGTTGGTATGGCGCATAATTAGGAACACAAGAGAATTCTGTATCAGAAATTTTTTCGCATCTCTCGCACTTTAATGGATCGCATTCTGGAGTGCATCCTTGATTAACACATACTCCAAATAAACAATCTTCTCCTGTTCCACATCTATATTTACAATATCCGTCTACACAATCATAACACGAAACGGAACTACATGGACGTTCTTGATTACATGATTTTTTACAAATATAATCGGTTGCAGCAACATCGTATGAGCAATCAAATCCTGGAGAACAAATATCTTTACAGCCGTTATCTGTGCATTGTTCACAAGTTTTACAACTATACTCTAAGCCATAGGGATTGATGCACCTATAGCATGGTGGAACAGGAAATTTCTTATAGACACATTTTTTTTTATCTTCTACCCAAGCTCCACAAGGATCAGGTGTTGGGCTCATATTATTTTTATGGGTCCAGCGACCATAATAACATATCATGCAAGGGTCGTCGGGGTGCTCTTTATTGTTATTGTTTCCTACACACGGAAGATCATCTTCATTTTTTTGTTTTTGATCACCCTTTAAAGTATTAGCAGTAATTATTTCTCTATTATTATGCTCTGGATTTTTAAATTTAAGTGTGGTTGTGAAGCTTTTGGGCTGGGCCATACTTTGTATATTAATATTTGCCCCTACTGATACTGCTGTTACTTCATTAACTTTACTAGATGAATTTGGTGATAAAATTTTTGATCCATATGCTACTTGAGGTACATTCAGACTTTGGGGTGCATTATCAGCAGGATCGGGGGAAGTGGATTGTCCTGAAATAGAGATTATTCGACCATTAGTATGGAATGTTGTCATATTAAACTTTATATTAAGTTAAGGAATTAGATCTGAGGATAAACCTGTGATATTTATCTCATAAGGATCTTTACATTCTCCAGTACCTGTGCATACTAATTTTTTCTTATATAAGATCGAAGCTTCTGCACAATCGTCGTTGCATGTATAACATGATATGTTAACCGAACATAATGCTATATTATCACTACATTCTGGAGTATCTTTATATTTTAAGCTTTGACATTTGCTTGTACAATTTAATGCTCTTTTAATACTTTCCATTATTGATGCATCTGGTACACACTGTCCATTAAAACAACTGGTTCCAGGACTTCTGCTGTAAATACTACCTGCTCCACAAGGCAAACACATATTAGTATAACTGCCATCTTCTTGAGATAATACTTTAGTACATTGTTCACAGCATAAAGGATTACAGTCGCTATCAAATCGGCATCCTATATCTCTACATTGTCTACCGCTATTAGTATTTGCTCCTCCATAACATTCTGTACCAGGAGGACAAATTGGAACTTGTGGATGATCACAATCTTGAAAAGTATAACAATCCTCATATTCAGCAACTACCAGACTTCCATCACAACACACTAATCGTTCTCCTCTTGAATTAGTTGTTGGAGGAGACGAGCACCCATAAACGCCATTTTTATATTCGCATGTTTCACATTTAAGAGGGTCACAAGTTGGCTTAAAACATCCAGATTCACAGTTTCCTTTTATACATTTTGATCCGCTACCACAAGAAGGTTTACATATATTTGCATCGTTACAAGTTTCGCATTCTTGCCATGAACAATCGCTACTATCTACACAAAATTTAACGCATCCGTTGTCTGTGCATGTTTTATTGTCAAGACATATATCCTTACATTGATATTCCTGTTTTCCTGTAAATGGATTAATTCCATTCTCAACACAATCTTCACAATCTTTACATGAAAAATATTTCCCCCGAACGTTATCACAGGTCCAACAAGGAGGTAGTGGGGTTCTTTGAAACTCACAGCTAGCTCCTGCTGGAACATAAACCCACTTGCCACACTCTGTGTCTTCAATTTCATTTTTATGTTTCCATCTAGAGCCCCAGCGGTCAGATGTACATACCAAACAGGGATTTTCTGGATGAATTTGTTGGTTTAATTGATCGGTGCATTTTAATTTTTTATCTTTAGCGGGCTTCATAAAAACAGCCAATGCAACATTATTCTTTTTTTGTGCTGGCTGTTGTGCTGTTTTTAAGTTTTGAACTTCGGAAACTTGATTAATGCGTAATACTGAAGGTTCTGAACTACTAGCTTGATTAGTAACAAAACTATCATCATCTTTAGATACTATTTGAGAAGCATACGTTGTTCTAATCTTGTTATTGTTTGAAGAAGAAGATGATTGTGCAGAAGATTGGGGGTCGGCCTTGTGCGAAACAGGGGGAGGATTAGAAATTATGCGACCATTAGTGTGAAATGTGGCCATAAGATGTTATCTTTATAATGTGGGATGATGGATTATTCGTAAGATACACCAAGAGAGGGGGATTATTAGTGGGGCAAATAGTATCAAAAAATATGTGGGATTTTAAAAGAAAAGATGTTGTGCAGAGGTGTGTTGATTATAAGTTATGGGGCGATAATATGGCGGCATAGAATAAAGAATCATTGGTCTAAAAGATTGTAGGACTCTTATGGGAAATTATAGCTTGAATCTATTAGCTTAAGAATAACTTATGGAACATGGGGGAATTAGGCTAATAAAGTGGTCAATTTATATATGGGGTTCCTTATTTTTTCTGGACCACCCGGCCCTTTTTGAGATTTATTCTCAATACCATCGAAAAACAGAAAAACCCCCTACTTGTGGGGGAAGCTGGTAGCAAATGCCATGCCATAGAAAATATTTTTTTCTCTAATTTTTTTTTCTTGCGTTGACGATACTATAATGTAGAATAAGGAAAACGAAAGAGAGAATAAAAATGCTTACGTCTGAAAAAGTTTTGGCTTGTGTTGAAAAGATTTTTGGCGATGAATCCCACAATGTTCGCGTGATTCAAGCCGGAAAAAACTTCAAGGTAGAAATCAAGGATATGATCCACGATGGGGCGTGGATTCGATCCGAAAATACGATGGAAGAAAAAATCAACGATATGTTTTACGATTATTGTCTCGAAAATGCCGATTGGATGGGCGTTTCATGATCCAAAAAATCGAGAAAGAAAACTAATTTTTTTTTCTTGACGCGACGATAAGATAATGTATAATCGGTGAAACGAAAGACAAAGAAAGAAAGAAAAGAGAAAGAAAATGATTTTTACACGTCCGAAAGCTCAAGGTGGTCAGAATGTCGTTGGTTGCAAGATTGTTTGCACCTATCAAGGTGTCAAGGATCCTGCTCCCCTCAAGATTGAGGGTACTGTCAAGAGTCAACGTAAAATTGAGGGTAAGGGTAATCTGCTGGTCATTGAGACCGTAGACGGCTTCCGTTCGATTTACTTTGAAAAGGCTCAAGACGTTATGTTCCATGTTGAACGTCCGGCTTTCAAGAATACTGACGATGGTTATGATGCTTGGAAAGATAATCAGATGGTCAAGTATGGTAGCCTCCCTAGTCGCCGGTATCGGTAAGACTAGGCCAGTCACACTAGATATAGCTTCTCTCGAAAGATAGGATACCATGAGAAAAATCGCTACTTTTACTCTGCAAAATGAATTGAGACTTTCGCAAGTTAGGCTTGCCAACTGTACGAATGAGCAGATGAAACAAATGTATATGGTATACATTCGTGATCTTGCCTCTGAACTTTTGTATAGGTGGCGAAACCCCTCTATGGGTGGGTGTTCATCATAGCTCATAAGCTGCCATAGTGGCATTCGACGTAAACCCTTACTACCAAAGGACTTACAGCGAAAACGCGCCCGCTTTTTTGACGTAAGTGCTTATGTACCAACGACTTACGTCGCATGAGCAAATATCATGCCATAAAAAATATTTTTTCTCCCATATTTTTTTTTCTTGCCAATCAAGATACAGAATGTATAATGTCGATATAAAGAAAAAGAAAAGAGAGAACGAAAATGAAGAACATGATTGTGCTGAATACGGTTGCTGAGTTGGTCGAATTGCTGAACAGCGGTTCATTGAATACGTTTGTGAACAATGTTGCTTTTGCTGGCGATCTGCTGGAAAAGGCTCGTATCAATGGACACAATCAAATTGCCATTGATGATGAATTGGGATTCATGGATGATGGCGGTTGGATCGGTGTCGATGAAGTTGGATACGTTGTAGAAGAAATGTATCTTCCGTAGGAAAACCTAACCTTACGATATTGCAAGGTTGACGCTCTAAAACAATCTGATACAATCACAACACAAGAAAGAAAAGAGAAAAGCTATGAAAACCAAGTATCCAATCATTGAAAATGCCAAGCGTCAAGCCCGTATGATTTTCAAGGGTATCGCTGTCCCGATGCTCGTGGAAATTCCCGATGATAAGGTTGTGGAAGATGCCGATTACGTCTATGGCGTGAACGATCAGAAACGCTACCTTGTGACCGAAAAGGTTATCAAGTTCAATCGTACCGCATTGAAGAATATCGGTAAGGCTCGCAAGGAAAAAGCCGATCCCCGCTATGTGGGGGGTGAGGATACCATGATCGTTCCGGTAGGTAAGCCCGGTAGCCGTGAACGTGTGGAAGAATTGGCAAGGCAGTATGCAGCCATCGCAGCTTGTGGTGAAGAAATCAGTCCGTTCAGCTTCAAGGGAGAAGATGAATGAACGAATGTACACTAGTGTACGATGTTATACTAGAGACTGAACGTGTGTATAGGCGCAAACATAAAGCTTGACGTAAACCCTTGCTACCAAAGGACTTACGACGAGGGCGCGCCCGCATTTTTGACGTAAGTGCTTACACCACAACAACTTACGACACGTTTCTGCTGAATCTTACCTAGCTTAACAAGAGCAAATATCGTGCCAAAAAAGAAAAAGATTTTTCCTAATTTTTTTTTCTTGCAACGCCGATAAATATATGTAGAATAAGAGAAAGAAAGAAAGAGAGAATGAAAATGAGAAAGCCTCCAAAGATTGCGACTGTCAAGGGTAAGATTCAAGGCTATGCCTACAAGTGCGGTTTTACCTACCATCCGAAAGAGGATGGGACTTTTGCTCTGTTCGACATTCACATGGGATACTACGTCTGCCGTGGTAGTCATGATCGGATTGTCCAGTTTGTGATGGATGAACTGTGGGCAAAGTATTTTCGCTCACAATCGACCCCCGTATAAGAGGGGTTGACGGCGGCGGAAAAGTTTGGTATAATAGTCGAAAGAGAAAAAAATGCAAAAAATTATGGTTGGCGATGTGGTTCAAGTAGTCGATGGATATGGTAATGTCCAGCAAATTGTCGGAAAGAATATCAAGATTCAGCTTTCCGGCCGATTTGAAGGAGAATGGTATACGCTTGACCAGATCGTATCTCATGCCTATCTGAACAAAAAGAAAAGTAATTGACAGCACAAGAAAGAGAGAAAAGAATGTACGAAATTGGTGATTATGTGGTACTGAAAGAATTCGATAAACAGATTACTGGACAGATTGTTTCTTATCATTACGATGATGGAATTGTGTGGGTTGTGCGAACCGCAGGTGGTAATCTTTGGGATTGTGCAGATCACGAACTAGCTCCCGCAGTAGATGCCTACGGACATCCTTGGACTTATCGGCCCACGCATAATGATGGTTGATAATAACAGAACAAAAGAAAGAAAAAGAAAATGCACAGTTCAAAACAATACCCTTTGCACAATATTGGTGAAATTTGGTTGGTATGGTATATGCCAGATTGGTATAATCGTGCGTACTATAATGGTAACACGCCAACCGTTCAAAATGCTCGTATCGAAATTTATCAAGGTACGGTAGTAAGTTCAAAATGGATCGAAGGTAACGATAGTAAAAAGCCTTATGGATGGCTGGTTGTGATTCAACTTGAAGATGGTTCGTATCGTTCGCTCTATGAGTGTAAGTGTCAGATGATTAGTTCGCCCAAAAATAAAACTTGGTCGCAGACTATCAAAGACGAATCAGTCGTTAGTCTCAGCTAACCCTACGGGTTTGGGTAGGTTGGGCATAGTCAGCGTAATTCTAGGGTTCTTGACAAAACGATATCAATAGTAGATAATAGTGCAGAAAGGTGAGGTTTATGCTAGGGGATTTTATTATGGTGTGGGTATGGATGGGTGCTACTCTTTTAATTCTTAGCTTTGTCTATTTTCTCTCTATCGTAGGGGAAGTTTGGCAAAGGATAAATGAGTATGAGAATATGAAAGCTCGGGGTTATACTCTTATGAAAAGTGATAAGGATGATGATTTTTGGGTAGGATACGGGGATTGACTACTTAAACCAAAATGGAGATACAGGGATGTATCGGTTTGATTTTATCAGTGTGGCTTTTGGGTATATTGTTGGTATTATTCTGTATGCTAGTATGTCAAATATCATGTATATGGAGGAAAATGATGAAGATTAGTGATTATATTCTATTAGGGGTGTGCTTTATTCTAGGTTGTGGCTTGACGTATCTCCTTCACCAGTAAGGACTTACGTCGAGACCGGCCGGCCCGCCGCGTCTTAAGTGCTTATCTACCAACACTTTACGTCAACTGCAAAATTTTTCATGTTTGGCATGGAATTATATTCTGGAATTTTCTAAGTTCCTGCTTGACACCGGCCGATGATAAGTGTATAATCGCAGCATCACAAGGAAACCCATAAGGAACAGGATCATGTCGAACGATTTTGATGATGTCAACCGGATTCTGATGGAAATGTCCGAGCAAAACATTGTGGAGCCGATTGACGATCCAAGCGTGGAAGTCAATTTTTGGGATTGGGCCGAAGTTGTGGGTGCTATTGACGATTTTGTTCCAGAGGAGTATACTAATGCTTAGTGCAATTGCTTTTGTTGTGGGCTATGTTGGTTTGTTCTACATTACTACTATTGTGAGGGATTGATCATGAGCTACGAATACGATGACGTTGAAGATTTTTACGGTGAGTGCATGGACACTGACCTTTCCGATTATGAGGTTGAGGATGATTCGTTTGATGATAGTATGGATGGTGATGCTGAATCTGCACTGGCTTCCGCTGGATGGGGAACCGACGAGGACTATGGTTACTATGGTGACGATGGAATAGAAGATTTTCACGCAGATGAGGCTGTCGGATTCGTTGATTATAACGATGATGGCCCATATGATGATTGACTAAGCCGCTCGCCATAAACCCTTTGTGTGTAAGCACTTAGGGCTGGCGGGGCGGGCCGAATTTACTCTAAGTCCTTATGCTGCAATACTTTACGTCAACCTTACGATATTGCAAGGAAATTTTTCTGTTTGACAACTAAAGATTCGTATGCTAAAATGTCGATATAAGAGATAGAGAAAGAGAGTGAATGATGAAAAGTGAAGAAGAAAAGCGTATCGAAGAATATAACCGATTTATGGATGAATGGGAAAAGCGTCCTAAGAATCGTGATTTGTATGGCAATAACTGCTATCGTCCCGATGAAGTGGCGTTGACTGACGAAGAGTACGAGATGTTTGGTTAGGAGTATAAAAAATGGATCCTCATTATGAATTTTTGCTGAAAGTTATGTACCAAAAGCCTAAAAAGAAAAAGACTTCGCATGGTTCTGCTAGTCGTAATTACTATGGCGAATTGAAAAGGTTCAAAGGCTATCGTGGCCCGTTGAAGAAAGAAGAAGAAAAGAAATGAAAACGAAAAAGAAAGAGTTGACAGCACATGAGAAAGCTGTTATACTCATGAATCGTGAGACTGATCGTGCAGTAAGTCGTGTGAAGATGTTGGAAAAGTTGTATCTTGAAACCGTGAAAGCAAAGGAAACTGTTAAATGAAGTGCGTTGTTACACATACTGATACTTTTGGTGGTGAAGCTAACTATAGTTGGGTGAATCGATACGAATTCATTCCCAAGAAGAATGCTTCCCAGCGTAGCGTTATTCGTAAGGCTAAGGCTTTGGTCGGTATGACAGCCGTCAAGTCTGAAACCTACGATTATGGTGATGGTTATACCGTTAAGCCACGCGGCTATGCTCAAATCATCTTTGTTGATTTTGAGTAAACTATCCCTCGTCGTAAACCCTTTGTGTTCAAGTACTTAGGGCCGACGGGGCGGGCCGACCGAGTCATAAGTCCTTATTCTGCAACACTTTACGCCAATCCTTACAATTTCGTAAGATTCAAGTTTACCCCTTGCAATAGACGATAATAGATAGTAGAATACGATATAGAAGAAAGGCAAGGGTGAGAACATGAGTCCCGATGGAAGCTATAATGGTTATCAAAACTATCAAACATGGAATGTTTGCTTGTGGATTAGTAATGATGAAAATCTGTATAGTCTGGCAAAACAGTGTACCTCTTACGAACATTTCAGAATTTTGATTCGTGAAATTTTTGAAGTGAGTCCTATCAGATTCGAAACGCCCGATTGTGTGGCCTGGAATGATAGTGGCATCAACATGGCTGAAATGGTAGAGTATTGGGAAGAAAATTTTTCTAAAGTTACCGCTTGACAAATGACGATAAATAGTGTAGACTTGACGTATGGATGTTGTGATCGGTTTTCAATTTGAAAGGGTTTCTATGAACGATGTGATTTTGTTTGGTTCGATTCTGTCGGCTGTTGCCGTTGCTGTTGTGGGTTTCGTCTTCTATTCGGTCTATGGTGGATCTAAGGCTAGTTTGGCGAATGCTCAAGAGGGTCAGGTTTACAACTTTGTTTACGAACAGCCGTTGCACGGAACGCACGAGCGTTTTCTTGCTAAGGTGATCGGTAAGCAGACGTTGACTGCTGACCAGATTGCGAGACTGAATCGCAAGAGTCGGTATCGTATCAATGATCCTGAGTTCATCCGTACCAGTAATCTGGTAACGTGTCGAACTGCGGATGGTAAGGTGCGTAATTTCTATGCAGAGCGAGTGACCAAGTGCCGAAAGCCTCTCCTGGCCGGTGCTTTGTTCAAGAGCGGGTTTGCTAACCTGTTCTAAAAACTAGCAGTCTCTGCCTACTAACTGACCAACCCCTAACCCTTTGACACCAAAGGACTTAGGGCGAGGTCGGCCGCCCCGCTTCGTCGTAAGTCTTTATGCCCCAACACTTTACGACAATCTTTTATTTTTCAAGTTTTTCCTCTTGACAGGCCGATAATAGTAGTGTAGAATACAGGGAATCAAAAGGAGAAAAAGATGCTGTTTACGCCATATGCTTTGACGGATAAGGTTACTCGCAAGGTTAGTGATGAGGGTATGATCGAGTTTAGTGGGTTGTCTACTGGCGGTCGTCCTTTTTCCATAGTCACTCGACTTGACGATGCCCAGCGTTGGGTCAACGGAGAGTTGATTCAAGTTGCTTTCCCGTATCTCAATGCGGATGATCGTGAGATTCTCAAAACGGGAATTGATGCTCAGGAATGGGAAACTATGTTCGCAGGAACGCAAGAGGAGGATGAGTGATGAATACTGATACTTATATGGTGATGAAAGGCAACAAGGTTGTAGGCTATGTTCAAGCGTACAGTACCTATCATGCCTTGTGTCAGGCAGAGAAGTTGTATGGGAAGAATTTGCTACTTGAGCGAATCTCCCAAGTTTGTCCTGCCTAATCCTACGGATTTGGGATAGGTGGGTATAGTCAGCCAGTAGTCAGGGCTTGACAAAGAGTCTTTAATAGAGTATATTGGGCAGAAAGGGAGAGAATTATGTTGACGAGTGATGAACGAGACGCTGTTTGTGATTGTGTGGCTGATTTTGCTACTCGTTTGCTTACCGCTGCTACTATTGATGAGAAGTCTATGCACCAAGAACTAGATATTTTCTTTGAGTTTTTTTGTAAGGCTCTTGAGATTGCTGAAAGAGACGGGGCGGGTAAGTTCCGTGAGTCTATTGGGACTAGTAATAACTAAGGAGATATCATGAGAATTTGTCCATGTGGGTCTGGCAAGAAAAGTTGGTGGGAAAGTGATGCTAGGGGGATTCCACTGGGTAGGGTTTGTTTGGAGTGTCTGGATAAAAAGTTGAGTAAGTATAGGCCAGAAGTGTTGACCAACTCAAATTATGAGTGTGACGAGCCTATTGAGGCCGAAGACTACTGATCGTAAGTCCTTATCCTTAAACAACTTAGGGATAGGGCGGGCGGCCGAACTTGATGTAAGTGCTTGTGTATCATAGGGTTACGTCAATACTAAAAAATTTTTGGAATTCCTATAGATAGCTCTTGACAAGTGACGATAATAGATGTATACTTAGCACATAAGCAGATGAGGGCCGCTGGCAGAATGATATCAAAGTAGCCACGGTTAAATGGCTGTCGAGTATGGCTCAACCCTATCTGCTTTACAATACAAAACTCGTGGGTCCATGCCTTGGACTAGGTTGGGTAACTCATTACGATAAGCATCGCATGTCGCGGCAGCGATGATGCTGACGGTGCCGGTTACGCACTGGATAGTAGTGCCAATCTATGGGGGATCGCGTCCTCACCACGTTATAATACAATGTGTAGGTTAAGCGTTAAGCAGCCAACGGTTGGCGGGAGTACTACCACAACCGTCCGTTAGACCAGCATAGGAAAGTGTGGGTAAAATCCCACCACATTGACAATACAAACATCCGTGAGTCCGTGCCAAGGGACTAGATTGGGATAACCACTTCGATTATAGATATACATACCGTGTTGATCACTGGTCAAAAACTGTATATCATTGCCTGTTGGGGTTATACAACGGGCTAGAAGTCCAATCTATGTGGGATTGCATCCAGATCACGGCCAATACAATCATGCGGTGGAGAGATTTCCTTTACTATGCGTGGCCTAACAGCCTAGACGTTGCAACGCCGCATAGACGCATGATACAATACAACCAGTAACCGTTACTAAGAGCCAGACCAGAGCGGGTCTTATGTGCTAGCAATGCCCGCTTTGCAGGGAGGTTTCCGTGGACGGTTTCCACTAGTGTTTACCTGGCCCAAGGGTTAAAAATATCGGGTATTAGTGGAGCATAGAACCGGATCGTCAATGGTTCGCTGGTTACAAACAGGGGTCGGATAGAAACCTTAGATAAGGTAAAACCTTGAGGTTGGTTAATGCGTGATACCGGACATTATCTGTAAAACTATCGCTGGATATAACTCAAATGGCAGAGTTCCACTCAGAGATGAGAGGAGTTACAGGTTCAAATCCTGTTATCTGGTAAGTCGATCCATTAACAGCCGGTATATTAATACAAAGGAGAAAGATGATGTTAGTTACACAAGAGATGATTGTTGAAGCAAAACAACTTGCCAAAGATAATTACGCGGGTTGGGGTCAATATGTGGTAGAGTGCTATGAGGATAGTGAGTTGGCCGAAAGCCTTGAGAGTTTTGATACTCTAGAAGATTGGGTAGAAGTTAGGATTGCAGTGGCAGAAGTATATGCTGAGAGAGAGGCTTTCTATGAATAAAGAAGAATCAGACAGAAATGCAGCGATAGTTTATGTTCTTAGGGTTCTTAAAAACCCAATGATGATCAGGAGTCCTGCTAAAAAAGACGCATTGACTTTAGCAGAGAAGTATGGTATAACGGTGACTGATTTGATTAATGAGTATGACGAGATAACAAAGAGAATATAATGAACTGGCATTATGGAAATCCTATTGTAAATGGAGAATATCTTTGCTGTATAAAGGGTTATCCTTCTCCTATTTCTTTTGATTGGTATGATGGCAAGTGGGGAAACTGGGATTGGATTGACGACAAGTTGAATCCTATTGACCAATCTCTAGTAGTGTGCTATATTGGTTTTGATGAGATTCCTATGCCGGAGAATTGGTAATGATCTATCTAAATATTAATGAGATTGAGCGTTTGGCCGAAATTGTAGCTGAACTGGTTAAGTTGGACATGTGTGTGATTGCTGAGTTGAAGGGAACTAAGTGGAGTATTGAGGTAACCAAATAATGGAATGGATTAGTTTTTTTGACCGACAGCCTGAAGATGGACAGGGTATTTGGTATTATGGTGAACATATTGGCGTGTGGGCTGGAGAGTATTCTTATTCTCCGAACGACCCTTTTAGTCCTCATCTTATATTTTGTCATGAATCTCCCGGTCTGGTTGACCGAATGGACGCTCCTTGGTGGATGGTTGATGATGGGGTAATGAACAGGCCAATCAAACCAGCAAAAGATTATCCACCTGATTATCCTGGGAGTTGACATAAGTCCTTGCTGCTAAAAGACTTAGCTCAAGGGCGCCCGGCCGGATTCGTCGTAAGTCCTTATCTCTAAAGACTTTACGATTAGCCATATTTTTTCAAGATTTCCTCTTGACTTGTCGATAATAGTAGTGTAAGATACTAGCAACACGAAAGGGAAAATGATGACTGTTGCTGAACTGATCGAAGAACTGAACAAGCTGCCCCAAGATATGCTCGTACTAGTGCCGGGTTATGAGGGTGGGTATGATAATATCGAAGTTCAGAGGAATGGGGCTGTTGTTCTGGACGATAATTGGGATGGACAAGAAAAGTTTTATTGGTATAATGGGCGACACGCAACGTACTACAAGGATATGGAAGGCGACGAGCCTACATCATGCGTTGTTATCGGGAGAGGAAAATGAAAAGAGTAGAACTACACGCCGAAGTACGATTTCATCTGCTCAATGGGCAAAACTATCGGAAGTGGCAAGTAAATATTATGCAAGGTAAGAAAAGGGTTGACCAATTTTATGTAGACCCTACAGAATACCAGTTGGAGATGCGTGGTTGTAAGCTGGTAAATAAGGTAGCTAGGGCGAAATGGGTCAATAAGAAACAGAAAAAGAATGTTAGTGGTTGGGTACAGTGTGAAGAAGTTATGCTTCGCAAGGATTTTTATCCTTCTTTGCCTATTGACAATCTTGAGAAGTTGTATTACAATCCGATAAAAGATATCCACTGGCGACGAGAGAGTGATGGTGGTGAATTTGTTTGGGATAATAGTGAGTATGATACCTTAGTTACCGATGGGCGACAGGTTCATATTCTGGAAGAACGAGACGGAAATTTTGACGGTATTTACGAAATAGACCCTAAGTATACAGAAAGTTTTGGAATTTATGATCAAAATCGAACTGAGCGTGCGTGAGTCCCTGAACATGATTGCAAACGGTTGCAGTCTCGATATGTTCGACAAGATTGTGTGTGCATTGGAAGTGGCACTGGGTGTGAACCAGCGTCGTATGGTAACGATTACCGGAGGTCTGACTCTGGACAACCGTATTCATTCCATCAAGGCTATTCGACTCCACACTGGATGGGGTCTGAAAGAGGCCAAGGATTGGACTGACTATCTGGTTGGTGGCTGGCATTACGACAAGTTCGTTCCTGCCAAGTCCGGGGCCAAGCAGAGTATCACTCTGAAAACGCCCGAAGCGGCAGAGGCACTGCTGCGTGATCTGGTGGGTTTGGGTTGTGAGGGTTATCTCTCATGACCTAAAGCCTTGTCCCTAAAGAACTTAGGGCGAGGCTGGGCCGCCAAATTTGATGTAAGTCTTTATCTGTAAACAACTTAGGACAAAATCAAAAATTTTTGAGGCTCACTCAAGTTCCTGCTTGACAATGACGATACTATACTGTAGAATGAGAGTATCACAAGTCAAGACCCCGCGACGATGCACAACATAAGAAACCATCACGACGGACTTGACAAGTGAGTATTAGTATCGTATACTGATACTGTCCGATTGAGTTAGTTTTACAATTACTTTGGAGGTTTTACTATGAAGGCTTTTAGTTTCAATGTGACGATTGCTTCGGATGTTCTTGATACGGATGTGGTGGAAGATACGCTGCGTCAGGCTCTTGTCGATGGTCTGCCGAGCGAGACTCTTGCTCTTGTCAAGGCCGATGGTGTGAAGGAGTATAGTGAGCAGGGTTGGAAGGTTGCTCGTAACCGTAAGTTCGGTATCGGTGTCAAGGAGGCCGGTGACGGCCACAAGGCAACGAAGTCTAGCAAAGCAACAGAGGAAGCGGTTGCGTGATAGACTCTAAGGAGTTATAATGACTGCGAGCCTCCACGGGACGCCGTGGGGGCTTGCGGTATTGACGGCCCCATAGTTAAATGGATATAATAAGTGACTTCTAATCTCTAGTTGCAGGTTCGATTCCTGCTGGGGCTATTGTTGGGGGTGTAGATCAATTGGTTAGATCGCTAGCTTGTCACGCTAGAGGTTGCGGGTTCGAGTCCCGTCACTCTCGTTTGTTGTAAACCCTTACTACATAAGCACTTAGAGCAAATGCGGCGGGCCGGCCGCGTCGTAAGTCCTTATCTAGCAACAACTTGCATCAAGAATAATTTTTTAGAGTTTTTCGCTTGACTATGCCGATACCATAGTGTAGAATCGGTAGACACAGGAGAAGAACATGAAAACTGCTGATGGTAATGATAAGTTGGGTAAGGGTTGCATTGTGGTATCGCGTCCAGTGGGTGATACTTGTCCGCCAGACTGCGACTATCTTGGCAACGGTTGCTATGCCGAAGCTACTGAAAACCAGTATAAAAATGCTCGTACTGCTGGTTTTGCTAATGTCGTGACCGAGAAGAATAAAATCCGTGCCATGATTCTGGATGCAAAGCGTCGTGAGAAGTCTATTCGTTGGCATGAACGTGGCGACTGGTTTCTCAATGGACAACTTGACCTAGACTATGTTGCTAATGTAACGTGGGCTTGTGAGAGTATTCTTGCCGATGGTGATACGTTGCCCGATATGTGGTTTTATACTCATATCTACGATGCTCGGCTTGTGAGTCTGGAAAAGTATATGAATGTATATGCTAGTGTGCATGATGATAATGATATGGGCGAAGCACTATCACAGGGTTTCAAGCTGTTTGCATGGTGTGACAGCGATATGAAGATTGCACCCAAGCGACCCAAGAGCAAAGCAAAGGCAGAAGCATGGCGACAAGCACTACCGAAGCTGGTGGTTCTCAATGCTACAAAGTTTGTAGTGTGTCCGGAAATCCGTCGTGGTCGTTCGGAAATCACTTGCACTGGTACTAAAGATAGTATATCATGTGACTTGTGTGTTCGTGGTTTGGCTAATGTCTTGTTTCCAGCCCATTGAAAGGAATAAAAATGAGCTACATTGGATTGTATGATGATGCAGGAAGTAAGAATGCTTTCTATATTATCAAAGATAAAAAGATTGGTCGTAAACGGGTGGGCTTCAAAGAGTTTGAGAATGAGCAAGAGGCTAAGTTTGCCCATCGGGTTCAGTCTCATTTGGCACAGTTTGATTTAGCCCCTATGGTATATGGGGATGTTGGTATGATTCGTAGGCATGATGGTGAGTTGACTGCTCATGGTTATTTGACCGAAGTGGCTCGACCTATGCCGGAATGTCATGATGATGAATATTGTGATGGTGAATGTTTTGAGAGTAGTTGTAAGAATGGTATTTCTATCATGGGAATAGTATCTGATTTAGATGAGCATGGTTTATCATACAATGACGCTCATAGAGGAAACTTTGGTTATGTTCGACGCAAAGGATCATGGGTTCCGGTTGTGATCGACCTTGGTATTGAGAGTTTTACTGATTGGGATGAAGATATTTATGGACAGTTTGATTATAATGATGATTGTAATGATGATTATAATGGATGTAATTGTGTTCACTGCCAAAAATTTAGAGATAGGGGATAATCATGGCAAAGTATTATATCAAATGTGGGACACTAGAACTAATTTATTCCTGCAACAAATGTCCAAGGGATGCTGCGATGGATGCTATATGGGAAACAAATGAAAATGATACACTAGATGAACACTTCTATATAGATGAGCGTGGGTATAGAGACTATGTTACTGCTGATGGACATACTTGTGTATTAAATACTGGTCATATTCTCATAGACGCAGGATGGAGTATTGAATAATGTGGATTATTATTGACGAGAAAAAGGTAAGACATTTGTGGGAATGTTCAGAATGTAATAGGCAAGCATATGTAGAGCCTTGGTACTATTCAGAGATGGGTACTCCATCGTGTGAAATTTGTGAAAGAGAGATGGAGTATATCAACACACAAATAGATATAGAGAGTTGACGTAAACCCTTGCTACCATTGCACTTATGGCAAGCGGGGCCGCCCAACTTTGACGTAAGTCCTTAATCCACAAAGCTTTAGAGCAAATCCAAAAATCTTCTAAAGTTTCTACGCTGGATTGGTCGATAATAAGGATATGAGAACGACAAGAGAATCAACAAGGGGTGAGAGAATGATCCAGTGGGTTGGAATTGTGATTACGATTTTGGGTCTGGCTTATACGGGAATCAAAGATTATCAAAAAGGTGATATTAAATTCCCTCCAATCCCACAGAAACCGGCCTTGACAAAGGTGGTTTATCCGGTACAATATTGTCTGATGGCTTACGATCCTAATGTTGACAAGGTTTTTTACTTACACGAAAATGGACAATGGCATGATTACGCTCCAGAACAACGACGATATTCGACCACGCCGCAACCATATCAAAATCAAGGTCAAGAAACCGTGGGAAATTCCTACAGGACACAAGGAGCATCGGTATACCGTTATGGACAATCGCCCCAAGCGTCAGCGAACACGATCCGCTGAAAAGCGTAGGGCTTGTCAAGATGATGACTATTGACTATAATAGTTTGATTGCCGATGTAACTCAGTTGGTAGAGTGTTAGTTTTGTAAACTAAATGTCGCCGGATCGTTCCCGGCCATCGGCTCTCCGGGATAGTGTAACGGTAGCACCAGAGATTTTGGTTCTCTTTGTCTGGGTTCGAATCCTAGTCCCGGAATTAGATATTGCCCGATAGCACAACGGTAGTGCGGCAAACTGTTAATTTGTAGGTTCTAGGTTCGAATCCTAGTCGGGCAGTTTGGAATCTTGGCCGAGTGGTTTAAGGCAGCGGTTTACTAAACCGCCGAGGGTTAAAATCCTCCGTGGGTTCGAATCCCTCAGATTCCGCTAAAGAAAGGTCTTGACAACAGTCGATACTTACTGTAGAATACGAACACGGGGCGTTGCAGCCGGTAGTTGCAATCACTCTTATAAGGTGACCATAAGGTAGGTTCGACTCCTACACGCCCTATTCGGAGGCTGATGTTTGGGTTACGATGGCTGGCCCTATAGTCTAACGGCTAGGACGACAGCCTTTCACGCTGTAGATTTGAGTTCGATTCTCAATAGGGTCATTTAATAATGTTTCATATTAGACATGATGTTGGCGATATGGTGTGGGTAGAAACTACAGAGTATTCTGCTAGTAGAGCAAGAATTACCGGCACTCATACTGACGGGTACTATGTTAATTTCATAGATAAAACATCTGAACAAGAATCTTGTCACAACTATCCTGTTATGAGTCGAAAGGTTAAGCCTATCGATTACATAGGACTAGAAAAATAAAATTTCTCAACTCTGACCACTTGACAGACCGATGATAGTATGGTAAGCTGTTGGCACACACAAGGAAACTAAAATGAAGAATCTACGCATCTATGATATTGTAACTGAAGATGGTAAAACTCTTGCCGATATTCAACTTGCCATGCAAGAAGATTTTGACTGGGTTGATATTTTTGATAAGTTATACGATATGACTAGTGAGAATGTTGAGAGTTATTCTTACGAAGAAGTTAAGTAATAAGGCGGGCCTTTAGCTCAATTGGCAGAGCAAGGAGCTTTTAACTCTTAGGTTCAGGGTTCGAGTCCCTGAGGGCCCACTTGACAATGTTGGTTGTTGGTGTAGAATAGAGGCATGAAAGGGATTTACTATGCGTTATGAAGATTACTATGATGGATACAACTATAACTACGATGATCTCTTAGAGAATACTGAGGATCTCGGTTTAGATGAAGAACCTTGGATGCAGGATGCAGAAGATGACGAGGTTCCATCTTATGGTAAGAATTATTATTCAGATACCATTGAAGAAGATGACGATTAATTATTGTGGATGCTTCTAGGTGGGCCTAGACAAAATTATCTGGAATTATTTCCTATCATATGTAGAAGTACGTTCGAATCGTACCATCCACTTTTATGTTTACCATTGATAGCCACAGAAAAACTAATGATGGTAAAGTGATTCAGGGTTCTTCTCATACCTCTATTATTCTGAATCATCAGTATAGGAATAAAATTATTATGGAGGCAGTAAAGGAGCTGCGTAGCCATAATTTTGATAGCATTGCTTGTTGTGGTACTAGTGGACTAATGGTTGTTCCACAGATAGCCGAGATACTAGATAAGCATATTGTCGTGATTCGTAAACCAAGTGATAAACGTTATTCAATTTTTGATATAGAAGGAGTAGCACCTTATCATTATATTATTGTTGATGATCTTACTTGTTCAGGAACCACTATAAAACTAATTCAGAATACTCTACATAATGAATGTCCACGCGCTATATGCGTAGGAGCCTACTTCTACTTACCGGATGAGTGCGCTTATTCTGGTAAAGAAGGTCATGAGCTTTTTCAAAAGGACTTCGGCTTCCCTGCTCTAAACTCCTTTCCACAAAGGACTTAGGGCAAGGCCGCCCGGCCCCGGTCGCCGTAAGTCCTTGTCTGACAACCACTTGCGTCACGAAATTTTTTCTCAAAGTTTCCGCTTGACAGTGACGATAACATAGTGTAGAATCAGTGAAGTAGAACGATTGAACAGCAACACGAAAGGGATGATTATGGCTCATGCAGTTGAACAGATGATGTTTGTTGGTGCGACCCCGTGGCACGGTCTGGGGAACCAACTCGACGAGGCTCCAACGGTTTCGGAGGCGATTACTGCCGCCGGTTTGGATTGGGAAGTTGGCTTGAAGGATCTGGTCACGGTGGACGGCCAGCCCGTTCCGGCCCGTGCGACGTTCCGCAAGACTGACGATAGCATCTTGGGCGTTGTCGGCCCCCGCTACACCCCGCTGCAAAACAGCGAGGCGTTCGACTGGTTCCAGCCGTTTCTCGACGCTGGCGAGTGCAACCTGCACACTGCGGGTTCTTTGCACAGCGGTCAGAAGGTCTGGGTGCTTGCCCAGTTGAACCGCAGCAATAGCGAGATCGTGAAGGGTGACGAGGTTGGGAAGTTCATTCTTCTCAGCAACTCGCACGACGGCACGACCGCTATCCGTGTCGGCTACACGCCGATCCGGGTTGTGTGTGCAAACACGATGGCAATGGCCCACAGTAAGGGTAGCGGTTCCAAGCTGATTCGGATTCGACACACACGTTCCAGCAAGAGCAATCTGGAAAACGTGAGGGATATCATGGACAACATCAACATGGAGTTTGAAGCGACTGCGGAGCAGTTCAAATTCCTTGCGTCCAAGAACTTCAATCAGGCTGACGTTCGCCGGTATGTCAAGGTGATGCTTGATATCGACGGCACGCCTGACGATCAGATCAAGACTCGTACCAGAAATATCATGGACGAGATTCTGGCTCTGGTCGAAGGCCCGAAGCAGAGTGCGACGGGGGTTCGTGGAACTTGGTGGGCCGCGTACAACGGCTACAACGAGTACCTGAATTACAACAAGGGTCGCACCGAAGATAATCGGCTCGACTCTCTCTGGTTCGGCCAGAATGGGGTTGACAACTCCAAGGCTCTGACCACTGCCTTGGATTTCGCCAACGCACTGTAGTTTTCCTTTCGTGGCGTGGCAGGGGAGGCCGTCCCTCAGTGGTGGGGGGCGGCTTCCTCTATTTCTAAACAACAGGAGATTGCGTAAGTGCTTGCTACATAAGGACTTACGTCAAGCCCGGCCCGGCAATTTAGTCCTAAGTCTAATGAAATCAATGACTTACATCAAATAGCCTATAGACAACCATGCGAACTGCCGATATACTATAGGGTGGTGGTCGTAAGTCTAATGCTGCCAATAGGTTAGAGAAAAATAGTAAAAGTAATTTATAATTGTAATAGGGTAAATTTGTCTTAGCTTATCCTGCGGGTTTGCCGGTCATGCCGACAGTCAGCCAGATTTCTACATATATTAGATAGTCTGATGAATCATAAGTCTAGTATCCATAGGGACTTGCGTCAAATAGTAACATGTGGTATACTGTCTGTAGGAGAGAGGCTATTAGATAAAGTAATAGTCTGTTGAGATTTAGTCTCAATTATTCTCAATAAAAATTATAAGCACTCTATATATTATAGGTCATAGTCTGGCCTATTCTGGGGTCCTTTGTATTACCTAATCGTCCGGGTTTGGCGGTCGTGGTGATAGTCAGCGAAAATTAGGGGTCTTTTGATTATAGGTGATTTATGCAGAAGGAAAAGATAAAAGTCCGTGTGACTAATAAGAATCGGGCAAAGATTATATATAACCATGCTCAGAATGTTGCTGAGAATATGGATATGGGTACTGTTATTGCTTTTACTAGGGATACTATTATTGAAAGTTTTAGTAAATTAAGTAATGTGGAAATAACTAAGATAGTAGGCGAATATAATCCTCAAATACTGGAGAATGTAAATGACAACTATAATAGTTACGAATGAAAATAGAGAGAAAATAACTGATATCTATTGTAACAGACTGTTGGATGATATGGACTTTAGCACATTGTACTGTTTTGCTTTTGATATGTTGAAGGATAATAAGAGTGGGTTGACTAATAAAATGCTGGAAGATCAAATCGTTGACTACTACCCTGACCTCTTGGAGAATTACTAATGGAAGTAGAAATTAGTAAACAAGAAGCTTGGAAACTGTTAGATGCTATTAGTGCCTATAAGAAAGATTATACTGTTACTGGCGCTGTTAGTAAAACATTTGATAATATTACTAAGAAACTAAAAGAAATAGTAAAGGAATAAAATGACCTATATTTTCTGGCTAATTGCATTCTTTTGCATGAGTCTTATTTACTATATTAAGAGTAATGAGTAATGGTGTATAAAATTAGTTAGTGATCTTTGGGGTGTCCTAATTTCGGAGGGCTTTATGAAAGCTCTATGGAAAATAATTCGGGCTATTTTTTGCGGATGTTTATTCGCATGGATCGGGGTCTCTATGATGGAAACGGAACTAGAGATTCTTACTCATAGTTCTTATGCTAAGTATATGGCTCATGATTTGTTCTATGGTTATTTATCAATCAGAACTTTTTATGAGAATATAGTATATGTGGCTGTTTTAAATTTTATAATGGGTTTTTCAATAGGAATAATTTGGAAACCCGGCAGTTTAAAGATATAAGTATTAGACTATCTGATTAAAATTTATTTGATCCTATCTACTCTCATGGTATAATACGGTAGTCAACGAAGCCGATAGTCAAGCAAATACTGAGGTATTTTGCGGGACTTTTGGAATCATGGGCAAGAAGTATTTTAACTTTTAAACCATGAGGTGATTTATGAAAAGTCGATTTATAGGTTCGGATAATCGTATTGAGATTCAGAGAAAGTATATTGATCAGATTCTGGGTGAATTAGATTTCATGCAGATAAAAGATTATCTGAGAGATTATATAAGTAAGGAAAAAGATAAAGAATCTAACTATGCCTTGGAAGCTGAGATAAGAAAAGAAGCTCCAGATGTTTTGGTAGACAATTGGGATAGTTCTGATGGGCCAACCACCTTAATAGAGGAAGAAGGATATCATCATGCTTAAAACTTTCCACAGAATAATTTCTTTTGAAGTAGAGGGTGAAATTTATGATAGCTCTACTACTCCAGAGAGTATTCTAAAAAGTTATGACTGGCATTTTAAAGGATTTCATGACAATCATGAGGACAAATGTTTCTTAGAATCATCTCATGATAATAGTCATGGACGCATTACTAAAATTGTGCGAAAGAATAAGATCAGTAAGACTGATAAAGCAGATACAGAAACTTTCACAATTAACAATAGGTGACTTATGAATTATCAAATAGTTTATTGGAGTGTTGGAGTTTTAGTAACATTGTTAGCATTAGTATCATTATATTATTACTCATGCCATTGTTCTACTCCTGTTATTAAATAGTTGGTTAACTATAGTGCTATTGTGGGGGTTGGATTTAATAGTCTAGCCCCTGCATGGCTCTATAAACATCTCTTCATTGACCAACACGCGCCCATCAGGTATAATACCAATATGGGAGAGATGGTCATCATAGTATAGGATTTTCCTAACTATTCAGTTACCCAAAAGGATTAGAATAACATGGATTATAGTTTTGTCTTTGACTTATACTATCTAACTTTAATAAACTCATCACTGATTAATAACTACCAATACGAGGAAAACAAAGGAGAGGTCCGTTGATCTATTGTATCTTGAATCTTATCTCAGTCAACAAGAAACTTTTTGAGGAAATCAATGATTGTTTTGCTTCTTGTTCTGGTACTATTTATGGACTGATAGGGTGTATATAGTATATCATCCCCGGTCCTGCACTAATTATATATCTATCTTTGAAGTTGTCAAGCCAACAAACTCTATAACAAAAGGACCATTAGGATGAATTCTTACAAAACAAAAACCAAACCGCAGAAGCACCAGGAGGAGACAATGAAAGTAGACCCTGTAAGCATCGAGACTGATGGTCTGGTGTGCGATCTTTTAATGAAGAGTATCGGTCGTCCAAAGAACTTAATAATGTGCAGGGCGATCAACCTGTGGGACAATCGATATCGTATCAATGTTTATACCAAGCATATGGTTGATGACATTGAAAGTAAAAAGATATCATATAGTTGTTTCGCAAAAGTTAGTAATAACGAATTAACTATTGTTTCAGAAACAGAAGTTATTAAACCAAAATTTTAGATTAGGTTAAAGCTATTTGTGTTACCTTAACTAATAAGGTTGCGTTAGTTGCTCATAGTCAGCGAGTGGTGGTGGTCTTTGAGTTTTGGATAAGATTTCGTTTCTTGTTATCCTAGAACCTTTTGGTATCATAAGGGTACGAGGAACAAAAAAATGAATGACGGCATAGTTATAATCATGATTCTTGGTTTAGTGTCGGGCTTTGGACTATTATCTATAATTATATCATTCTTTGAAACGGATTTTGAAGAAGAATATTTGGAAGAAATACGAAGAAGAAGAAAAAGATCACAACCGGCAACAGCTATACCAATAAATAATGAGCTAGATATATCAACATACGATTTTTATACTGATGAAATATAAGCACATACCTGTCTTAGCTTATCCTATAAGTTTGCCCCGGTTGAACTTAGTCAGCGAGAGTTGGAGGTCAGTATGATTGGTATACGTTTAGATAAAGATATAGCTTGTGAACATGTTTGTAAGATAGTAAAAGATTTAGTTAATAGTTATGCAAAGGAGAACGGAGACTTAACTAACGCCCTAATAAGTATTAATATAACCAAATTCTCAGAAGGAACTATTAAAGACCAGATTCTAAATATAGAAAATCATTGACATCCACTATCCCTACTAATAGTATAAACCATAGAAATCATAAGGTCAATGAGTTACTTTTAACCAAAGGATTTTAATTATGAAATATATTCTTATCATTATGTTGTCCCTTCTTTCTGCACAAACTTTTGCTAATGATTGTGTAGATGGTAAATGCATTATTCGATCAAATAAACCTGTGGCTACTATTACTAGTAAAGTAACTAAACCCGTTAAGAATTTTACTTCCAAAGTATGCAAGACTTGTAAAAATTTAGTTAGAAGGTGATCATGAGTCCCAAAAAAGTTAATAAGAAAAAAGTTAAACCTCCCGTAAGCCGTGCTAAATCTTCTGACAAAAAGAAACCGGCCAAAAGAGTCACAAAAAAACCCGTTGAGACTCAGGTAGTTTCATTACCACCAGAACCTATTGAACCAAAGACTCAAGGATTTTTTAATTACCTATGTTCTTTATTCTTAAAATCCCCAAAGGATAACGAATCTTGAAAAATAGTAAAATAGTAAGAAAATCATCATTTTTTTTACCAGAATTACTATTTGTAGCCATAATAACACTATCCCTCATGGTAATAGTTCGCCCAATAGTATCTTATATTCTACTAGGCTATTAGAATATGGTCATTTTAAGCTTAGGTTAAACCCATATTAACTTGAATGATGCGGTTTTAAACCTTATAACTTATATCTTTCACTAAATTCGCCGAATTATTACTTATTGCTTATGGCCGTGGTAAAATTTGACCATAATAGGTTTTCCCTAAAGTTCCTATGAGTCACTAGTCGATACCTTGACAAGACCCTTACTCTTTGGTATACTGGTTCTATTGGTAATAGTAGGGATTTTGGTAATAATAAGGGGAAATATGTATAAAAATGTATTATTGACCGATAAAGAAATTGCTCTCTTAAAGAGAGTTGTTGGTGATTATCTTCATGAGAAAATTGTCCCAGAAGCTACTAATTTGACCATTATTCTTAATCGTCTCAGGGACATTAAACCCACAAAAAAGTATAATCAGAGTATCAATTAGGGAAATGAACCCACAAATGAGACGCAAATCAAAATACGGAAACTCTAATCAGAAAAGCCTACAAGAAACTAATGGACAAAAGAGTTGTCAGCGTTGTCGATTAACCAAACCAGTTAATCAATATGGTTTTAATAAAAAAGGTCAATATAAATTGATTTGTAATAGTTGCGTAGAATATATGTCCCAATTATCCTCTTGGAATAATAGAAAATGAGCATTGTAACTAAAGACTCTTATAAGGCCGATATCTTTAATTTCTACATGGAATATTGGAAACAGGAAGATCCAAAGGGGGAACTATTTAACCTTACGATCAATAATGTTATCAGTTGGGAATGGCAAAAGCTTAAACTAACAAGAGAAGAGCTAAAGGGGCTTGCTAATTTTATCAATAGTTTTGTTGATGAGACAAAAGATAATCCCGTAGTAAAACGTGGAGCAAGTCAAACAAGCTGTGGGGTGGAATAATGACTAAACCAATAATTTTAACAGATAAAGAAATTGAGGCGATTGAGGTGGCTATTGACCGATTTAGAGATTGGGTCAATGGATTTGATGATGATGAACGTGCCACTATTCTCCGTAGTCTATTAGAAAGAACAAAGGAGAATAAACAATGAATAAGTTTGAACAACACGCATTGACTGAATTTCGTGTCGCTGGTTGGGTTGATGAAGACGGAAAATTTAAAGACGATATGCAGGAAATGATATGCAAACATGTATTAAAATTGTTAGAAGTTTTTAGTAACGAAGGTCACTCAGGATCTAGTGCTAGTTATGCAATTGATCTATTTAAGACACTTGCAAATTTTGAGCCAATTGGTCCATTAACTGGCGAGGATTTTGAGTGGGTTGTTGTTGGCAATGGTGTTTATCAAAATAAACGCATGGGTTCTGTATTTAAAGTGTCTGATCGTTTTGACGGCAAACCATATTGGATGGATGGTAAAGTATTTTGGGAGTGGGCTTCTAGTCCTGATATTGATGATGGAAAGCCATTTAAAACACATTTTACAAATAGTGATTCGGCTGTTATGATTGAATTTCCTTGGACAAAGCCAGACAGTCCCGAATATATTTTTAGACCCACAGAACAATACCCCAATGAACATATTGAAGGAGAATAACTGATGATTAATGAACCTTTGGCATGGGCGGTCATGCAACCCGATTCTTATTCTGTTTTCGCATCATATTATAAAGCTGTTGCTCATCGTGATATTTGTGCTGGTGGTGATATTATTCCTCTTTATCGTTCACCCAACCTTACTGATAAAGAAATTGTGGCGATTGAGTGGGCTATCGTGGATGCGGAAAAGGCTGGAAGTCAAAAAGACGCTGCCATCCTCCGCAATCTCTTAGAAAGAATAAAGGATAAATAATGATAATTCAAAAATCTTGGACAGAATTATTGGGACAACCTCAAAAATATGACCAAATTATGGATAATGACATTGTGAGACCAACAAACTATTTTTTTATAGGGGAGTTTGTAAAATTCTTATCAATATGCAAGTCACTTTCCCAAAACGGTTTAAAAATGAAGGAATGGAACATATGAACAACGAAGAAATTGATGATATTAAGACCGTGTTAAACGAACAGATGTTAAGTATTTACAAGCTTAAAGATTTGATTAACGAGGCTAGGATTTCCGGCACAACACTTCTTCCGGTTGCCGTAGTTGTTTTTATTAAGGAAATTTTAGAGTGTAACGAGGTAATCGCAGAAATAATCAATGGTCCTACTGGCGGAATTGAAAAAGTAGTTGAAAGAACAAAACTAAACAACAATCCTAACGAAGAGATAAAACCATCTCCGAAATCTCTTAGAAAGAATAAAGGATAAATAATGATTACCTATAAAAATAAAAAGATCAAAATTTTACCCAAATCCGAATTACCAACAGTATTGGAAAAACATAACCAATCTGATATACAAGTTCCATTTCATCAGTATAATAATGATTTGATGGAGCATTTATGTTCTTTTATGGACGATATGGAAAAGCATGATCCTAAGAATGAATATGATACAATTTACAGCTTTTATCATAATAATGAATGGGCGATAGTAATATTTGACCAAAATTCTTCTGGTAAAAATTATTTGGTAACTGGAGAATAACTAATGACTAAACCCATAATTTTAACGGATAATGAAATTGAGGCGATTGATTGGGCGGAAATGGATGCAATTCTGCAAGAGGAGATTGAGTGGGCGGAAATGGATGCAATTCTGCAAGCGGCAAACGAAACCTCTCCAGATCAGATTCAATTGTGGCAAAAAAGAGCCACCATCCTCCGTAATCTATTAGAAAGAATAAAGGATAACCCATGAATGATAAACTAAAAAGTAATATCAGGAACTTTATTGTTGATTATGATAATACTGTGAGTGATTTTAATATGGCTGATTATGATTTGTGGCTTGAGACTGCTGTTAATCTTTTGAAAGAAGTTTTGGAGAATAAATAATGGTAATTCAAAAAACTTGGACAGACCTTTTGGGCAAGCCTCAAGGTAATGAGAGTGTTGATGGGAAAGATATTGTGAGGGAAATTAGCCTTCATCAATTCAGAATATTGTGGTCATTTAAGAGTAATCAAGAAGCTAATTGGATTTATACTTATTGGACAACTATGGAGAATAACTAATCAAAATAATCCCTATACAAGACTGTAAAGACAGACATCTCTACAGAATCAATTCTAGAAATTTTAATCTTGGTGTTTTTGACGCTGAGAACAGAGATTTTATTGGAATAAGAACAAAAACTGGAAATACATTTTTAGATAGGGAAAATTATAGTCTTGGTTGTGTGAAAGTGTTACAGGAAATAGAAAAAATACCAGACAATATTGAAGTAAAAATAGGACACAGGTCTGAAACTGAACTTAATGTTTGGGGAGATCGTTCATGGGTGGAAAATAAAGATCTTTTTAACTATCTGGAAAATAAATAATGGAAAACGGGACAGTTGTGGTATTTGAACCCAAAAATTTTAATCCAGAGTTTTGGAATAATCTTCCAGAAAATGACAAGATTAAGTATTACGGGCCTTTGGGTTATGGATCGGACAAGAAGAAGTTCTTTGTGTTTTTGACCGAAATTAAAAATGCCCCCGGCCATTGTGTTCTTGTTGATCTTGATGATGGACATTTAGAGGTTATGCGTCATGTTTCTGATTTTAGAGAAGTTAATAAAGAAGAATTTTAGGAGAATAAATAATGACTCAACCGCTTGATGTTGGAAAAGTATTGGTAGAAAGACTAAAAAGATTTACTGAAAATATGGAGATTAAACTAATGACTGAAAATCCGCTACAACTAGCCACTAAAACTTGGATAGAAGCAGTCCAGAAATATTATGAGAGAGAACAGGATCGTAATCAACTTACTCAAATTTTCATGAGGGGCTATTTTAGTGGCTGGAGCGAAAGACAGGTGGCCCAGTTGGCCGATCAACTAGCTAAAAACGAAACTGATTATCCTTTATGGAGAGATAAGGAGAACAACTAATGGCTGGACTTGTATTATTTGTTATATTAGGATATATGGCTTGTATACGAATTTATGATTGGTGGAATGGATATGGAGAGCTATTTTAATGACTAATGAAGATAAAGAAGATTGTCTTACTTTGTTAAATCAAATGAAAGAGTTTATAGTATATTTCAAAAGCACAAAAAGCATAAAAGACCCTACTACTGTTTCATTTGTTTATGCTATGGATCAGTCTATTAATGTGCTTATTGAGATTATTGAAAATAAGCCACTAGAAGTTAAAAGAATGTTTTAGTGTAATATTTAATTGAAAGAATATCCAACCTCAATTTTAATAAATAATTATGGACGATGCTATAATCATTAGCGACATTCACTTAGGAAGTAATGTCTGCGAAAGTAAAAGACTATACAATTTTTTAGAACTAGTATATACTCATACTAATAAATTGATTATTAACGGCGACTTTTTTGACAATTTAGATTTTCGTAGATTAAAGAAAAACCACTGGAAAATACTGTCTTTACTTAGGAGAATGAGTAAACATATTGATATAGTATGGATAAGAGGAAATCACGATGGTGATGCAGAATTAGTGTCTCATCTGATAGGACTAGATTTTAGAGATGAATATTTTTTCAATAGTGGAGATCAGAAAATATTATGTTTACATGGCGACAGATTTGATGATTTTATCTACAAATATCCAAATACTTCTAAAGTAGCAGATACAATATATCGTTGTATACAAAGAATAGACAAAAGGTTCTTATCAAAATTTATCAAACAAAGATCAAAAACATATTTAAGATGCACAGAAAATATGATTAATAGTTCCAGAGAATATGCTTTATCAAAAAATGTAGATATAGTATGTTTAGGGCATACACATCATCCTATGATTGACACCGATCATTCAATAGTTTACGCTAATAGTGGATGCTGGACGGAAAAAATTTGTACTTTTTTGTCTATTAAAAATGGACAAGTAGAACTTAAAATTTTTAGCTAAAAATAGAGAATCATATAAATGCAAATTAATATTAAAACAGAACTACAAAATCTTGACCGTGATGATTTTATGGCAGTCTCACAACTTGTTGATCTGATAATATTTGATCTTAGTGATCTTCTAATTGATGTTGGCGATGAGATTATGCTTGATGCGGCGAAGGACTATATGATTGATCTTATTAATCCTGACCTATTAGATATGGACAATAAATAATGAGCGTACCATACAAAGGAAACTGCGAACATCTTAAAGAAGGATATTGTATAGCTTGCATATCTAAGATTAGAGATAATTGGGGTGCTACTGCTATGAGTTTTTCTAAAGATTTAAAATGCTATATTAATGTGTGGGATGGTGATTATCCAAATTGGATTGAAGTAAAGGATAATAATGAACAATCAGAGCAAATGGGAATTGCTAGAGAGATTATGAAACAAGATAGTGAGTGTCTTAGGAATTTAAGTAAACATAATGATGACTCTATTAAGAACTTTGATTCTTGAATATGATCTTGTTGAGGTTCATTATAATGAACTTTTGAAGAATAAACCTTACTTGATCAGGGTTTTTAGCTATAATAGTAGTGACCCTACTGAACTCAGAGTGGACGAAAACCAAGTCAACAATCTATATCAAACTCTTAAAGAATACTATCTATTATGAAAATTCAAAACAAGAGTATTAATCAACAATAATGGGGGCGTTTTCAATACAAAAAATCATGGTAAGACAAGGAAAAGGAGAATGGGATTTGACCGATATGAGAAAATAAAGCTTAGGTCTGGAACATTGACCTTGGATATCAGTGTTATTTTCAGAGTATTAGTAATGATACCTCACCTGCCATGATACAATATTTGTTATCTTGTTGTTTTTTTAGTTTTTTGATACTACAAATAGTATTTTTATCTTTTGTTTTACTTTACGAACTTTATGAATTATTTTACTATTTGATCAATCCAAACTTTAAAACTAATGATGTGGGACTAAAATGAAATTTGAAGGAATAAAAAATTATGGATAATTTTGATTGGGATTCATTTCTAGAAGAATCTAGAACATATGAACCCTCTGCGACTTTATGGATTGATAAAGAATCAGATAGGGTAGAGTTAATTTTGGATACTGCTGCTTGTGTTTATAATGAATGGATAAAAGGCGAAGGAGCAGATATTAGTTTGGTTAGATGCAGCAAAACTAACAAGATTATTGGTATTAATTTACCATTATATCAAACTAAGTTTAGCATATTTCATACTGATGGAGTGCAAGTTAAAATTAATGAAGGATACAAGAAGCTTTTCGTTGAACAACAAGAGAAAAATTCATCATGAGATTATTTTTTGATATTATCGTATTCTTGCTAATACTTTTTTGTTTTCAAAGAATTGCTGAATTAAGCAACAGATTAGGAATGAATATTATGGTTGTTCAAGGTTTACAAGACAGGATAAATGAACTGGAGAAAAAATGAAAAAAACTTGGCAACAAAAACAAAAAGAAAGTATTCAATCTGGTTATGACCGAGCCAAACAAATAGCAGAAGAAGTGTGGCTAGAGGGAGATCATGAAGGAACTCCTAATGATTTTTACTATTTTCAGTGCGGATTTGTGGCGGGTTTGAACTATCAGCGACTACAAGCACTAAATAAATTGAGCCAACTTGATCAAGAGCTAGGACTAGAATAACATAAAAATGTTAACCCTGTTCCCGTCGAATGTTTACGCTTAGTGCGTAGATCAACTAGGCTAATTGCCGACAGAGTAGGCGGGGCGGGGTTAACTATAGGAACATTACAAGTAGTATGAGAATCATTAACGAAAGACGATCTCAAATAGATGGCAATACCCTAATATCTTGTATATTAGAATATAATGGTAAATTGTTTAAGATTTCTGATTGTCCAACTAAATTATTTATATGGTCAGAATTGAATGGATGGCTATTTATAGATTATGGAGACACAAAAGAAACTACACAAAAAAGTATAGAACAATTTTTGTCGATAATGAAAGCATACACAAATGAAAACATCGAATGAACTTAAAGAAAGATTAAAAACAATAGTACAAGAAGAATTTATTAACTCTTGGTTAGATGCTCCTAATCCGGCATTTAATAATAAAACTCCACGACAAATGGTTATAGAACAAAATACTGATCAAATTGAAATGATGCTATATAGATTAGGAAGCGGAGAACCCACATGAAACTTAAAGACATAGTACCATATTGTTTAGACTCTTTCAAATACAGTAGTAAATACTATTGGGTTATAAATGGCCTAACTTACACTATTGATTCTTTAAAGCGATATAGTCCAGTGCAATCCTTACAAGATCATTATGATGATCCGTATCCTAGTTTGTTTCGTAATGATAACGAAGTATGCGACTATATTAGTCTGAGTAGATATAGCTTTATTAATCCAAATGAAACTAAAAAAAGCTATGATTCAGAAGATAACTATCTGTCATTAAATCTTAATCATGAGATTACTATTTTTAAGAACTTTATCATGGTTCATAAAACAGACCATACCACAAATAACGACGAGAATAATATCTTTGAAAGAATGAATTATTTTGTGGCAAATGGACATGAATGTAATGCTCATCACTATACAATAGGGTTGTTTGCTACTGATCCATTAGGAGGCATAGCAACTAATTTGCGAGATTTATTTAAAGACTTGATAAACCCGCCCGTCCAACCTAAACCAGCGGAATTGACGCTTGATGAGAAGCTAGATGATCTTATTGATGATCTTATGAAAAATAGTAGAACTACGGCTGTTAAGAAATTGAAAAGGATGTTAAATGAACGACTATAATAAGTTAAGTTATGATGAATTAGTAAAGAAAAATCTTGAACTAAGACAAATTATTACTGCTCTTAGAAACCAACGAGAAGAATATGAAAAATGCACAGCAAGAATTAATCCTCCTAATAAAAGCTATAAAGAACTAGAACAAAAACTTGCAGAGACAGAAGAAAAAAAGCAAAAAGATATTGATGAACTATGGGAAACACGAATTACTCCATTACAAAATGAAGTTAAAGATAAAAAGATACAGCTAGAATCAGCATACAAAGCTAACGAATCTCAAAAGGATAGGATTAGAGAACTAGAGAGTATTATAGCTAATCAAAATACTATAATTCATATGGCTGCTGGCTATATTAGTTCAACTCCTCAATTTAGAAATCAGCATCCTATGAATGTATTAAAGTGGTTAAGAGGTATAATTATACAATGAGTAGATATAAGATTTGTAAATTCGTAGATGGTAACGGACATGAATGGTATCAGATTCAAAAAAGATATTGGTTTTTTTGGGACTATTTATGTGGATATAAAGGTGGCGCTCCAGAATTTTCTCCAAGAAGAATTCCTTTAAAATTCTATAGTATGGAAGAAATTGATAAATGTATTAAGCTTGAAGAAATACAGAATAATCAATTGCAAATTAAGAAAGTAGAATGTTTTGATTATGATGGATAAATTTGATATTAGACCAACAATAATAGTATTGGGTATTTTAGTATTAGCTTTAATATTTATATTCTATTCAAATTATAGTGAGAAAAATTATAATGACCAATACAAAGAAATCTTTATCAAATGCTTGTATTGTAAAGGTACTGGAGAACGAGAAGAAGATATTAATGAACTGATGTATCAAGCGAAAATGGCATTATGGTTCAATAAACATATCAATATTGACAGGTGTGAAGTGTGTGATATGATTGAAGATAAGGATCAATATCCTTTTGGTGGTAAATTTATCTGTCCATTAGCTCAAACTACTTTTATGTTTATGATGAAAGAATATACAAGTATTGGGACAAAAGTAGAAAAAACAGGTTGTAGTAAATGTATGGGAATGGGAACATTCTCCAGTTTTGATACGAAAACAGGAAAGTATTTAACTCAAGAGCAATATGAACTCAGAGAGGAAGCTAAATCAAATGACTAAAGATGAAAAATTTGACATATCGAAGGATAATGATATTTATCTACAATCTCCAACCTTAAAAGAAGTATTAAGAGCTAGTGAGGATTTGTGTCATCACTTAAAAGTTCCTTATGATCCTTATAAAATTAAAGTAACTACTGATTATGGACGAGGGATAGTGATTTACTACAAGGAAAATGATGAAATTTAGAACAACAATAGAAATAGATATTACTGGTAACAGTAAACTATCAGAACAAGATGTTCAAGATTTGATGCAAAAAATAATTGAGCATGGATCGCTACATACCAGTAAAAACATCCAGCATATTCCCATCAAACAAGTATCGTTCAATATTACAAAAACAGAAGATATAACATGGACTACTAAATCTGGCATTAAAGTCTGGATTAGAAAACCAATTGTGATGTAGAACTTTATAGAATCACGCAAACGATAATGACTAAAGATTTTCAAAAACAGTTGCTACATATTATCTCTAAAATAGAAAAGATAGAAGATTTATGCAAAAAAGAGGTTGCTGAACCATTCGGGCCTTATCTTGATACTATAGACTTTATGAAGGTGCTTGAGGGTAGTAAAAAATTAACATATTCAGAAGGATTAGAGGCTGGAATATCTCATATGGCAAGACAAATATTAAGGATTCTTTATGAACGAAACTAATTTTGATATTAAACCAACAATAATAGTATTAGGAACAGTTATAGGGCTATTATTCTGTATTTTTATTCTTAATCCTATTCATAAAAAGAATATACAAAAACTGTCAGAACCACCACTGATAACTTGTAATCAATGTAAAGGCTCTGGAGAATATCCAACAGACGTTAATAAACTTATGATGGATGCTAGTTTGGCATTATTCATAAATCATCATCTTATGGTTGACAAGTGTGAAAAGTGTGTTAAACTGCCTAACGGCGACGGTTATGAATACTGTGAGACTGTTGAATCAAAGTATCAAACTTTACTTAAAGAATATGGTGCTGCTGGGCCGAAAATAGATATGGCGGCTTGTGAGAAATGTATGGGGATGGGCCAATTTACCACAGTAAAAAAAGATGGGTCATATATGACTCAAGAAGAATATAATGAAACCAATTGAAGTTGGATTTGATGGAACTATACAGATTTATAATGGAACTAGTAGTCCATATAAAATCATATTTGCACGATCAACACATGATGATAAGGGGCCAGATGTTTGGTCAGCTAGTTGGAATCCTAACATAAATAACAAAATTAAGAATACATTTATTTGGTGGGCAAAGAAAGATGAGCCAGAATTATTTTATCGAAATAAAGATGGTAAGCTGTTTACTGTAAATTTTGAACCTTTTGAGGCATAGTTTGTGACTGGTTTAAATATACGGTCGCCTTGGTCTACCCTTTTAATTAATGGTCAGAAAACGGTCGAAACCCGCTCCTATCGCCTCCCACAAAGATTAGAAGGAGTTGAGTTGGCAGTAATTGAAACTCCGGGGAAATCGGCTAAGTTTAAGAGTAGAATTATCGGAACCATAACTTTTAGTCATTGTTTTCAATATCAGAATAAAGGTCACTGGGCTTTTGATTATGAAAGACATTGTGTTCATATTACTAATGAGTATGGTTGGAAAGATGATAAGCCTAAGTTTGGATGGGTTGTAAAATCTGTGAAAAAGTTTGAAAATCCTATTGAACCTCCAGCTAAACGTGGTATAATTTACGCTAGAAACTGCAACATTTTTGAGGAGAAATAAAATGAATAATACTGAACCAACCAGATTTAGCAAAGAATTTCTTGAGTCTGCCAGAGAATGTGCATCATACATTTTCGATAGTGAAACTGAACAAAATTCTTACCAGAACTATATTGAAGAAGGACATGATCCTAGAGAACATATTATGTATCATGCTGCTATTATACTAGGTAAAGATGATCAATTTGATGTTGATATTAGTGAATATGAAAATTTGGAGGATCAAGTATGAGATGGGTTTTTATTGTGGCTAGAAATTCTACCATTGAGAAAGTTAAAGTTTTTGATGATTATTTTCAGGGAGAGATTCATACTAATGAGTATCTTAGGATAGGATTTGGGGTCAATGGGGTTGATTTTCCAGAATATCGTAAAGGAGAGTATTATCAAAGTGCTGATTCTGGAGTTAGTATTGGTCTTTATAAGGACAATACCTAAAAATTCAAGTTGACCGCTGAGTATGACGATGTATAATGCAAGGGTATCGAAAAGTTATTTTAATAAACACAAACCGGAGTTTTATTATGAGCGTTTTTAAGATTAGTGTTTTGGTTGCTGCTTTTTTGAGTTTTGCTCTTAGTGTTGGTCTTTGGTTTAGCGGTATGCCAGAGGCTAAAGATAGTGGACTTTTTGTAGGTTTGTGGGTTCCTAGTATTCTTAGTCTTGGTAATCTATTCTCTTATAAGGGAGATTAATCATGGAAATGTTTATTTTTTTTGCAGGGCTAATAATTACTCTGATTGTTAGTTCTGGTTTAGCTATTAGTATTTTGTTTTTGGGTGACATGAATCCAGACTCTAGGAAAAATCGAAGAGTTAATTATACATTGTCTGATCTGAAAAACAGTGACAATCTTAAAAAACTCATAGCAGAAATAAAAGATTACAAAGAAAAAGTTGGCTGTTGACAAACAACGATACAGTAGTATACTAGGGCATACCTTGGAGAAATCAAATGAGTCCAACAGTTCAACAAAAAGTTCAAGATTTGATTGATAAGTATTTTATTGGTGAGAATAATTACTATCTGCTTATCAAACAAGATAACCTAAATAAATTCTTGTCAGAATACAACAAGATTATTATCACTCGTACAGTTGAAGTTTGTGGTCTACACTAATTATTGGAGAAAATATGACAGTTCAACAGCTTCGTAATAGCGGATATAAGGTTAGGGTTCTTCATAATCGTCTTTACAATGGATATTATAAGTGGCAAGTGGGTAGCAAGCCTAGTGGTGAACAGGGTTATGGGCCTATTGATCCAGATACTAAAGGTGGATCAACCCAAATTATAATTGATGGCCCATCTGGTGATCATTATGATGGACTCGCTATTTGTAGTAAGAAAGAGAACTATAATAAAAAGCTGGGCGTTAGAATTGCTCTTGGGCGTTGTAACATTAAACAGCCAGCATATATTCCAGTCGAGGCAGAAAATGACTAAAGAAGAAAAATTGGAAGAAATTAGGCGAATGTGCTTGGGTATTATGCAAAACTGGAGCCAAAAGTCTAGTTATAATGATCCTTATGAAGATGGAAAAATTGTTGGTCGTTCAACTTTAGCTGAAACCATTTTAGATATCATTAATGAATCATCAAACACCTAATACCATTATAAGTTTGATTGGTGGGCCTTTGTGCGGCGAAAGTGTCACCATGAAAGGTGGTAGAGTTCCTAATAGTATTCCAATGTTTTCAGAAGATAAATTTTATACATACAATCTTATTATAAACCAAGAAGAAGATTGGACTAACATTTATTATGAATATTCTAATGAAGTAATGGAGGTCACTACTAATGGCAAAGAGTTTTGAAGATTTGATGAAGAAAACTTGTTCCAAAGATGTTATTATTGCAGGATATAAAAAAGCAATGAATTATTGGGCGGAATATATTGGTCTTAATGAAGCACAACAGACAACAGGGACTATTTCAACTACAAAAATTTTTAGACCATACACTATTACTACCAAAACGGTTAGTCATTATAGTAAACCAAAGAGGCGTGATCCTGCACGACACTGGAAATGAAACTATACCAAGAAAAGACGGTGAAGGTTCTTGATCAAATAATGTGCGATATTTGTGGTAAAAATTGTACTGATGATTTTTACAATAACCACGAAAATGCAACCCTTGAAGCAAATTGGGGATATAGCACCAGCAGAGATGGAGACAGATTTGAAATTCATCTTTGTGAAAATTGTTTCAGTGAAACTCTAGGATTTCTAAGACATAAAAGAAAAAGTGTTTTGGGGCCATTTAATTATCCTTATGATAATGATCCTTTAAATGGTTATAGACATGATATTTAGTATAGTTTGAATTGACAGAGATGTTTCACTATTTATAATAAATTATTCTCATACCATACATAATTTAAAAAGCTATAAAAAAGACATGATCTTAAATGAATACTTAATAACACAGTTGGATCATACTGTAATGATCTTATTGTCTATAGATAATAAAGAAATATTTCAATACAATTACTGGAACTGGATTAAACAAACAGAGCAATTACATCTATTGAATGACAACCTAACTATTGGTCATATTATTTATACTACAGGAATTGTAGAGAACAATGAAGATGGTAGTATGAGTTATAAGAGCGAACAGCATCCTAAAAATTGCACAATTAACTTTTATTTTGGAAAAGCTATTCCGTAATGAAGATTGTTATGAGAATGAAGGGAGTATGTAAATAATATGTCAGAAATGGCACCACTTAAATATTTATGCTATGATAAAAATCAAAGAAAACATATCATTAGTATTTGTGATAATGAAGAAATTAAAAAACATATACTTGATCTATATAATTTGATAGAGTATCAGCTTATAATGATACATGAACAAAGAAGCGAAATTATCGCTAAAGAACATAAAAAAGCATGGAAACATTACGACAAAAAAGACAGTGATGAAACAAGAACATAGCCATAATCCACTATCTAGAGAGTTTCTATTACAGAGAAATTTTTGTTGTGGTAAAAAATGTGTCAACTGTCCTTTTATTCCTAAGTGGCAACACGGGGCTAATAAAAAAATTTAAGCTTTGGCTTGACAACGCCGATATGATTTGATATACTAACGTATCGTGTTTGATGTTTTCATTGGTGAATCATTTGAAATTTTAGGTTAGTTAATTATAAGGAGATTTTGTGAATACTACAAGTTCATTTATTGATCAGGTTTTTGAATACATTAATACTCAGTATGGTAAGAATACACTCAAAACAGTTCAGATTAATAATAATAAGTCTGTTGTTGATAAAATTGTTACATCATCAATAAGACAAGAAGATAGTATAGAACATACAGCAAATAAAATCATTGCAATGCTGAGAATTAATCCATGAAGAAAAAAGATGTGCGTACCGATGCACACTCTTTCTATATGTCTGTTTACTCTTATATTGACATGGAGTATCATCCAAGATATAGTAAAATTTTAGCAGATTCAGACATATCTGAGATGCTTGTGGATTTTATCATCAGATATTATTGGGGAGGTAATACAGTACAGTTTACTGCTGGACAAACTATTAATGCTATCAAGATTAAATACAAGATCTAATGTTAGTAAAAATATGGATATTTCTTGCGTGTCTTATTCTTATAGAAACTATTGTGAATAGTTTTTCTGACCAAAATCAATAAAGGACGTTATAATGAAAATGTTTATTACTGCCTTTAGCTGCCTCTTTTTTTTTCAACAGTCGTTATACGCCAACCCAAATGAGTGGATGCCATACATTCCCAATGCTCCAGTAACTAACTATCAAGCACCAACATTTGTAGAAACACAGCAAACTATACTTACAACTATTAGGCCAGCACCAATTATTGTCTATAGTTGGGTTCCGGTTTATGTTAATCAACCAGTTATTTATGAAAAGTATAGTATTTTTTATAGACAAAGAATTGTAGCTCAACAGCCCGTTATTTATTGGGTTTATAGACCCATAGCATACTAATCAAGTACCCTCTGGACTAAATGAATGATACAGCCTGATACTAATAAAAGTTTCTTAAAAAAAGAAACAATATATCTAGAACAAAAAGAAAAGATCAAAAAATTTTTACAAGAAAATGACACTGGTAATGTCATCAGATGTATTGTAGAAAATCTGGATAGTATACCCGATCTAACACTTACTCAAAATGTAGAAATGTTTAGGTTAGTATCTTCCTTAGAAGATGCTCAACACTCTTACAATAAGATATTTAATGTTATTCAAGAAGATAAAACAACTCAAGTTTAATGCTGTGCTACTACAGACAGACTCGCAAGAATCTTTGTGTAGAACATTTATTAGATTCCAAGAATTTTATGAGAGTCCAAAATTTAAAAACACTATCTTCACACTTGGTCAACTCAAGCATTGGTACAGCATCACCTATGGTGCTGATACATACCATAGAGATTGGGAGGGGTTTAATTTCCCTAGTTATGTACTAAAACCTTTTATAAACGGACTGTTTGACCCATTAACAACAGAAGAAAGCGAATTAATATCCTTATTCAGATATAGAAATGACGATTTCTATGTTATAGGAGCAAACGATGAGTCTACCATAAGACATGAATTATCTCATGCTCTTTATGCGTATAGCAAACAATATAAAAAACATATAGATGTTATTTGTCACAAATATGATAAAAAACTAAATAAAATAAAACAATATTTACTTGATAAAGGCTATTGTAATGATGTGTTAAATGATGAGATTCAAGCCTATACTACAGATAATGACGACGATTTTATAAAAGAACATTTAGATCCGATAATTGCTCATAAAATTAATAGGCTTTATACTAGCTATTACAATGAAACCAAATGAAATAGATCAAATCAAAGTTGGAGTATTTGTATACGATATACTAAATAGAAAATATCGTATAGAAAATTACTCTATTAAATATTACGAAGGAAGTATTACACAAGTATTTGTGGATATTAGAAATGAATTTGGCGATCTTTTTCAAAATGTCGAATATCAATTTTTGTACACTAGTGTAGAGTATATGTCAGACTTAGAGCGTTTATTTTGTGATTGGGTAAAAGATAATTATATAATATCAACACAAGACCTATACTATCTAGCCCTAGATGAACTAGATAAAATTTTTACATACTTTAGTGCAGGATTTAACTCTTATAATAGAATACCCATAAACAATGACAATTAATGAAATAAAACGCTGGGCAAAAGAAAAAGGCTACTCTATTACTAAAGAAAAGAATGAGGATGGTACTCATCAGTATCTTTGGTCTAAACACAGTGATGCTTCTATTTCTGGGGTTACAACTAGTGTTAGTAAAGTGGCTACTGCTATTTTTAATCATATGACAGATAATAAGTGGGTTGATCATCAAACAAAATTTAAAGAAGAACAAGCCGACATTAAAAAATTTACGGTGACTGATTATGGTTCTTAAAAACTTATATATTGATAGAGAATGGGAAACTAAATGTATAGACAAAATATGTGAATACATTAAGGATAATGGTTTATTTGATTTTGAGCTTGATAAAATAGCTATATTACAATTAAGTTATGAATATTCTGGCTTGATGGCACAACTAATGTCACACAAGCTATCTATGAAAAATGAGCCTATAGATATAGAACCAGTTAATATTCCATACAAAAATGAATTTGAACCAATTATTCATCCAGATCAATTAGACCCATATACGAAACTTATTGTTATTGATAGCGGCTGTTTAAGCGGAAACAACTTTAAAAGAATAGAGAAGAAAATATTAGATTACGGCTTTATTAAAAGAAAAGATACATTTTTTACCTGTGTAGCGTGTGATCTTAATAGTATTTTTAAGCCAGATTTTTGTCCAATATATTTTAATGGAGATGAACAGATGGTTCATTTCTGGTGGGAAACTAAAACAGATAAATTTAGGAGAGATAAATGAGTTCAGTAAAGCTAATTTCGGTAACTCCAGATGCAGAAAAACTTATGGCTTATTGTGCTAGAGTCTCAAACCCGAATAACCAAGATAATGATAATTATGCAAAGCTATTAGCATACTGTATTAAAAATCAACACTGGAGTATATTTGAACAAGCTTTTATGACAGTTGAAATCAATACAACAAGAGGATTAGCTGCTCAAATTCTCAGACATAGAAGCTTTACTTTTCAAGAATTTAGTCAAAGGTATGCAGATACAACATTACTTTCCGAAGATATTCCTCTATTTGAATTAAGAAGGCAAGATAATAAAAATAGACAAAATAGTATTGATGATATATCTGATGAGACCAAAGTAAAATGGAATGTACAAATTCGTGAACATTTTTCTAAAGCTAAAGCTATTTATGATGGTATGGTTGCTGATGGAATAGCTAAAGAATGTGCTAGATTTGTTTTACCATTAGCAACTCCAACTAGGCTTTATGTCAGTGGTTCAATCCGTAGCTGGATTCACTATATCGAATTACGATCCTCTAACGGTACTCAAAAAGAACATAGGCTTATTGCAGAAGAAATTAGAGGAATTTTTTCGGAACAATTCCCCACAGTATCAGAAGCATTGAATTGGTCAATAACTAATTAAATTCTAAAGACTCTCTTGACTTCTACCGATACTATGGTATACTTCGACAAACGGAGGAAATATGAGATTTGGATTGTGTTGCATTTCGCTCAAACTTAAAGAACAAGGGTTTGGTCATCAAACAATGACTTATAAGCGGTTTAATTCTCTTCCAAGAGAAGAGGCGTTAGAAATTCTTGGAGATAGAATTCTAAATAATCTAATTACAACAGATAAAACTATTCAATTTTGTGCAGAGAATAACTACACTTATCGTGTTAGTAGTGATATTTTTCCACTCATTACTTACGATGAGGCTAATGTAAACCTTGAAGATTTGCCAAATTATGACGCTATTCAAAATGAGTTTGATAATATTGCACAGAGCGTATCCTCTACTAATGTACGGGTTTCTGCTCATCCTAGTGAATTTAATAGTTTGGCAAGTCTCAACGAAAAAGTTGTCGAAAAAACAATTACAGAACTCAACTTCTACAGTAGTTTCTTTGACAGAATTGGACTTCCAGCAGATCGTAGATCACCAATGAACTTTCATGTTCATAATAATAATGGAACTAGAGAAGAAATTACCCACAGGTTCTACAATAACTTTAAGAAACTGGACAATAATTGTCAGGCTCGTATAACAATCGAAAACGATGACAAACTTAATTGCTGGAGTGTCAAAGAATTAGTAAATATTTTTCATCCAATCACAAGAATTCCCATCTGTTTCGATTATCTGCACCACAAATGTCATCCAAATAATTTGACAGAAAGTGATGCTATTAATATGTGTTGGGAGACTTGGCAAACTAAACCTCTTTTCCATTATAGTGAAAGTCGATTTGGTAGTAATCCAAGAGCGCACGCCGATTATGCTACTGAACCATTAGATACTTATGGACTAGAGTTCGATCTTGATATGGAACTTAAAGCTAAAGACCTAGCTATTGCAGAATATAATGAAATTTTAACAACACTTTCTAAATAAGGAGATATAACTATGGCTCAGATCGGTGCAATTTCAATTAGTCCTAATGTTAACACACAAGCGATCATCAACTTGCTAAAGGAAGATAAGAAGATTACTATTGGACAGGAGCAGGTTGCTTCCGATGGTTCCAAATACATACCCATAGAAAAGAATTAAATGTCTGCTAATCTCATTCTTATTACCGGTATAATATACCTATATATAGCTATAGAACAAGGTTATTTACATAATAACTATGGTATGTTTATAGCATATCTTGGTTATGCCGCAGCCAATGTTGGGCTATATATGTTAGCTTCTAAATAGGAGAATTTATGAAAGAGCCTAAAAAAATTAGACTAAATCCAGACGCACCAATATCTAAAGAACCAAACAAATATAGATTACCACCTATTAATAAAACTGAATGGGATGTTACTGGTCAAGATAATGATGATGTTTATATATCTTTAGATTTGGATATGGATAAAAATGATGAAAATAATTCACAAGACAATTAAAAAAGCATATGAAAATTGGGAGCCTAATCCTCTTGTTCGTTGTTATCATTATTGTGCTGCTTTTGATGGTACGAGAATGATTGAGTTTGCAAGAAATAATCCTATTAAGATGAGTACCAAAGCTTTTAGGATTGGAAAAAGATTTAATATCCCTAAGTATTTGGAGTATCCTTATGTTCATAGTGAATCTCATCTTATTTCTAAATTACTTGATCGCTATAACTCCATTGATCCTAATTGGAGTGTATGTGTCTTACGAATTAATAGACAGGGATTAATTCTTGGGAGCAAGCCGTGCATTAATTGCTCTAAATTGTTATCGGCAGTAGGGTTAACTCAGGTATATTACAGTAATGACGATGGTGATTTTATTTGTCCTACCAGAACCATCAAAGTTGACGTATTGACAATGCCGATACCTATGGTATAAAGAAAGCGTTACTAGTCTATTCTTTTTTGGAGACAAGATGAATTGTATTTATTGCAAAAATTGTGTCGGTATTGAAAGATATGAATTTCTAATTGAAACCAATAGAAATGTAGTTTGTAAAGAATGTTCAGCAGAGAAGAAAGCTGTTGGATTTATGGATTGGGGACATAAAACAGCACCAAGTTTGGTTATGGTTCCAAGCAATGCTAAAGAAACTATTCGTAAACTTGATAGGGCTAATAGGAGAGCTAGATGAAACAGATAAAATCCCACTGCTATTTTCGTTTTTCTCCTAACTGAAGCTATTCTATATTAGAAATAACAAAATTATTTGTCAATAAATAGAAAAGAAAAAATGATTAACTATCAAAAAGAAAAAACTGTTATTGTTTATCTGGCAATGAACACAAAAAGAGATGAATCTTACGGTAGAGATTCAGCTTCAATGCTTGTAAAAAGTCTTGATAGCTTGTATCAAAATTATAATGAAAAATTTAAGCATGATATAATAATTTTTTACGATAAAAATCATGTATTTCTCCCAGATGACCAAAAAAGAATAGCAAACGGAAGAGAAGAAATAAAGTTTCAACTATTAGATGGTGACTTATGGAGTCCTCCTGATTGTGAAGAAATCAGAAAAAATCCAAATCCAAGTAATTGGACTGCTCCGCATTTTTCTGTCGGCTATCGCAATATGATGCGATGGTATGGTATACTGATATATAAATTTCTTACTGATCTTGGTTATGAAATGTATATGAGAATGGATGACGACTCATTGTTACATTCCACTATAGACTACGATCTCTTTGAGTTCTTACACAAAAACGATTATGATTATGGATTCAGATGTTACGTCAACGACCATATTTCTGTTTCAAATGGATTAATAGAATTCTGTCATGAATATATAAAAGACAAAAATCTATCTAAACATTGGATAGACAGGTTTATCAACCAAAAAACAAATTGGAAATCTTCATCTTATAATATTTTGGGTTACTACAATAATTTTTTGATATCAAAACTTGATTTCTGGATGAGGGATGATGTTCAGAAATTCCTCAAACACTTTGATGAATCTGGTTTTATGTATACAAGAAGATGGAACGATCTAGTATCACAGGCTGTAACCATACAGCTTTTTATGGATAGAGAAAAAATCTATCAGTTCACTGATTGGACTTATGAACATGCAACTTTTGGCAATTATGATTCTCAAAATCACTTAACATGGGGAGGGCTGTATCCAAAAATAGAAAACAATAAGTATGTGCTAAACGAATATTGTGAAAAATGGTTCAATAAGTACAACATTTTTGCCAAAAATAGTTTTCAAACACTTGATATCAAAAATTGCTTAAACTTTAAGCCAGTTTCTCTAAAAGATAATTGGTCAAAATCATTTTGCTTAGGCAAGGCACAGAATATTAACAATGTGTATGATCAAATCAACGACTATCTATTGAATTGTTTTGGCGAACTCAGAAATGACATACAATTTTCATATAAAACACCTTATGGTTTTGTTTGGCTCAATAATAATTCTTATGGAGATAAATATAACGATATTTTGGTTATAAATTCTGATGTTATATCGGAAGTTTATTCTGAGCAAGATAAAGCTTCTGGATTTATTCTTAATCGCAATATTATAGTCAACCCTTGTAATTATGAAATAGGAGAACTAAATGAATAAAATAACTTGGTTGGATCTTTATAATTTCCTTTATGATCAGGCTCATGATTTTAAAAATCTAGGGAAATTCGATTGGAGTTCTCCTGTTGTAATTCACGATGCTGAAACTGGAGACGAACATTTTTGTGATACATGGATGATATCTGATGATACAAACGAAGAAAAACCAGTATTGCTTATTAACGCTCAAGAAATATACAAATGAATAATTCAAACATAAGATTCTCAAATCCAATAGAATATGTATTAAATCAAATGCTTTCTGGGTTGAAAGTAGAAACATTTGATATCAGAAACGCAACAGATCAATGGAATCAAATTAAGAATATTCAGCCAGTCGCATACGCACTGGACAATGGAGACGGGAACATTTACAATATAAGTAAGTACGATAACCCGTACATAGACAGAAATAGAGTTGTGAAATTGTATCGTCACGACTAACTTGTTTTAGAAAGGTATAAAATGAAAAGGATTTTGTTTTTTACATTATTGATTGTGTCTTTAACTACTATTTGTGAAGCTGCTCCTCGTAAAAGAACATATAATTATACTACCAGTAATAACACATCCTACACTACTAATGTAGATAACTCTACTGCTCAGGGTGTTGCTAATACTATGGCAGCTAGAAATTATGTTGGACATTTTGGGGGCAACAGTGGATATGAAGGTTGTGGTAGTGGGTATAGCAAAGAGCAAGCTTATAATAATTGCTGTTTTGCAAATGATACCAGACTAACAACTGTCGATGTTGGATATGCACAAGGGAGTAATGGTCGATGGTTTTGTTGCCGTCGATATCGTTAATCTTAACTTATATTTAAGGAGAAATTATGAAATATAGTATTCTATCGCTTTTGATCTTGGGTTTTGCTACAACTTGTTTTGGCGGCGAACCAACTCTAGCGGAACCTATTAGTATGGTAGTTGTTGACAATGGAGCAGCAAATACCGTATGCACTGATTGTAATATTCGTCGCAGGGGTATTCTCCGAAACGGATATGTAGTTACTAGTCATGAACTAACTAGTAATAGTGCCTCCACAACAAGATCAGTATTTGACGGTAGGAATAATACTGTTCGATCAAGAATAGTGACTAAGAGTTTTTGTAATGGCGGTAAATGTAACACTGTAGTAAAGTAAGAGATTATTGCTAATAATGGTGGGGCGAGATAATTTCAACCCCCATACATTATTAGTCATCTAAGAGGATCTAATCATGAAAGCAATATTTGAATTTAATTTACCAGAAGATCAACATGAATATGATGTTATGAACCAGGCAAGCAAGACTCAATCTTTTTTGTGGAATTTTAGTCAGCAGCTTCGATCATGGCAGAAGTATTCTAATGATTTTCAAAACGCTGGAGATGCTTTAGATAAAATTCGTACAGAATTCCATAGACTTCTTAGCGAACAACAAATTAATATTGATCTATAATGAGTATAACAATTATTGGTGACGTTCATGGTAAGTATGAGCGTTACTATAAAATTATTCGTCAGTCAGACATTCACTCACATACTATACAGTTGGGTGATTTTGGTTTTAAATATAATACTCTAATCAATCTTGATTCAAATAATCATAAAATATTAGGAGGTAATCATGATAACTACGATATTATTCATAAATATCCTCATTATCTTGGCGACTATGGCATTAGTATTGTTGGCGGGGTAGAATTTTTCTATTATCGTGGAGCATATAGTATTGATCGTCAATATAGAACAGTGGGGATAGATTGGTGGGAGCAAGAGCAAGTTAGTATTGATCAGTTTATGAAAGCTAGAGAACTCTATAGACAAAATAAGCCTAGAATTGTTATAACTCATGATTGTCCACAAAATATTGCTGCTATGATGCTGATGCCAAATCAAAGAATATATGAGAATACAACAGGATGGGCCTTACAAGAATTATTAAATATTCATGAGCCTGAGTATTGGTTTTTTGGTCACTGGCATCAGTCAAGAACCATAAGCTACGGGAAAACAATATTTATTTGTTTAGACGAACTAGAAACATTTAGTTTAAATTAAATTATGAAAACACTTTTTTGTATTATTGGTAATTTAAGGGGTGGTAAAGTTCCATACGAATCTTATAAAAGATATTTTAAAAACAAAAATATAGATTTATTATTATGTATTGGAAATACATATTCAGATTCAGAATGGAGACAAGAAGCAAAATATATTTATGAAATAGACGAATCTAATAATAATGTATGGGAAAATATATACGATGAAGTTTCGGATTCATGGAAGCAAGAAAATTGGCTTCCTGAAAATGTATGGGGGCCGCACAATGGACGATCTGGTTCTGGTATGATTATTTGTGGTTTTAGAAAAAAACTATATGATTTTATCATAGCTAATAATTTATGTTATGATAGATATGTTATGACAAGATCAGATCATTACTATATTTCTGATTTTTTACCAGAAGTAAAATCCAATTGCTTATATATACCACAGGGAGAAGATTACGAGGGTGTGACTGATAGATTTTTAGTTGCTGACCACAAATCTTTCTTGATGAGCTTAAGAAATATTGTTGATTTTGTTATTAGTAATCCACAAAAATATACTAATATTGAACAATATCTAAAAAACTATTATTTATCTATGAATTTAGATATATACAGAATAAAAAGAACAATGTATTGTATAGGAAGAGCAGATGAACAAACACGATGGCGTAAGCCTAAAATTGAGTATCCTGTACCTAACCATCCAGAATATTATCTTAAATATCCAGCAGAGTATGAGTTGATAACTTCTACTTGACTTAATGAATTGGTTGATGTATACTATACATAGTTGATGCCGAAAGGTAGGGGTCGCGGGTATCCCCATAATTAACTTCCGTAGACTCTTGGCGACATTCTGTGTAAATGACTGAGCAATGCCGCTCCAATATAAGGATTTAATCATGACAGAAGATGAGCGATTTGTTATATTTTGGCTATACAATACAGTTACCAAAAGGATGCCGGATAATCCTTATGGTTCTAATGATATTATACTAAATGGGATTAATGTAACTGAAACCGTTAGGAAACTACTACAAGATAGACTATTTGTATAGAAATATGATAAAAAGACAACTGATATCTGTTATAGGCATAGAAATTATAGATATAGATCTATTTTATCATTTTATTAATTACTATGATCCATATGTTGATGAATTTTCTATAGTTTTTAACTATCAAAATTCTGATTTTTTAGAATCTTTTTACGAAATGGTTCCCAGTAACAAAAGAATGAATGTTAAACTATGGGATGGTTTGTATAACGAACATACTAAATCAAATCATATAAATAACATTATCAATCAAGAGAATAAATCCAGTATCATAGCAGATCATGATGAGTTTATTGAATTTAATGAAGATTTTTTTGAATGTCCAAAAGATAAATACAATACTGGTTCTCTAATAGAAAGATTTCATTTGCAAGACAACAAGATTGTACTGCGTAAAGTTCAAAGAGATGAAAGTCTGTTTAATCAATTCGAATATAAATATAATTTTGGAAACTTTAGAGCAATATCAAAGATTTGTTATGTGCATCAAAATATGAATGTTTCTCTAGGTCATCACAACCTAATTGAGAAAAAAGGTATTCATTGTAGTACAAATGTTCATCATTTTAAATACGATAGTTTTTTTCCAAAAGTTGTAGAAAATGTTTTAACTAATAAGTTTGGTTTCCAGCACGAAATTGAAAAAGTCAATAACTTCATTACTACAGAGAAATTATCTATATGAATGAAATAGAAAAAGCTAATATACTTGAAATTATCAAATTGTGTAATCGAAAAATTAAAGATCAAAAAGATCATGAGTCTACATCTGGATATGGTGAAGATTATAATGATGGCAGGATTGTCGGCGCTGCTGCATTAGCACGAAGAATACTAACTATACTAAAATATTTTGAACTTTAAGTAGCTAATTATTTTTATGAAAATATCTCCTATAAAACACGATGATTCAAACACATTACTAATGTTTTCTGGTGGATTAGACTCTACTGGTGCGTTATGGAATCTTCTAAAAGATGAAACAGTCAAACTACATATACATCACTTACATTTAATTAATCCAACAAAAAGAGCAAGAGCAGAACAAATAGCTGTTAAAAATATTCTGTCTCATATATGTAAAACTTATCATAATATTAAATACAGTGAGAGCTATCATGAATATACATCTTATTCATACTTAACTCAAATAGTAGGTACTAATCATATTATACTTAACGAAAACCTAATATCCGATAGTGATATGTATAATTTTATGGCAGGTACAATATGCTGGTCTTTACCACATATTAAAAGAGTAGCAATAGGTCGCACTAAATCAGACGATACTCCAGAGGTAATAGAAAGAGCTATTAGAGGTAACGAAATACTAAAACTTTTAGCCCCTAATGTCAAGAAGATATATCCTGTTGAATATTTAACAAAAGGCGAGATATACAGTATGTTGCCAGAAGAAATAAGGAATATGACTTGGAGCTGTCGAACGCCTATTAATACTAGTGATAGTATATTCAAAGAATGTGGAAAGTGTAAAACCTGTTTAGAGCTTGGTAAAATCAAAGATAAAAAATGATACTAGACACTCAGCACTGGCAAAATCTAAAGCCACCACTATCTCCGAATGAATACGAAATAGAATTATTTAAGCTCCATATAAATGGACTTCATCCAGTTTGCTTACTAGGAATGACGAAAGAGTTAATTCCATTATGTGATTTTATGGTTGATATTAATCCTATACCACAAGATAAATCCGTTATTAAATTAGACTGGAAAGACCTAGATAAAAAATCATCTGTTATTATTGGTGACGGAGTATTAAATTTAGCTGGCATAGAACTTATTGATCATCTTTTAAATCTTACGGACAAAATAGTATGCAGAGTATTTCTTAAAAAACTAGAAGGTATGAAATATGCGCAGTATTTCCCACAAGAGTTCTTGGGAGCAGAGTTAATTATTCCAACTCAAGAGAATGTTGTTATGGTTATCTGGGATAAATTACTTAATTAAGGCGTTATTAAAAATGGAATACGAGAATATTTTTAGACATAGAGGACAGTCCTATGATCTAGCGATGAATAAATATCCCAATGCCAGAAATCAAGAATTCTATCAACTTTTTGCTAGACATCCTATAACAAAGAATGAAACTATATTAGATATACCATCTCTTGGAGGATATTTAAAAAAATACTGCCTAGAAGATACGACTGTGCTATCGTTAGATTTTTCCGAATCTATTAATAATATATCGGTAGTATCTCCATACGAAAAATGGAATATTCCTAGTGTCGATAGAATAGTGTGCCTTGCTTCAATTCATCACATACAAAAATTGGGTCTTTTTTTAAATAATATCCCATCACATATAAAAAACAAAGGATTTATTCATTTAGCAGATGTTTCATCAGGTAGTAATATTTCGTTTTTTTTAGATGAATTTGTTGGCAAATATACGTCTACGGGGGAGCATAAAGGGTTATACTATAATTAGAATAATATATTATTTCCTAAAAACTTATCAGTATTAAGTATTTCTGAAATAGAATGTCCTTGGGTCTTTGAATCTATAACAGATATGGTTAACTATTGTAGATTATTATTTGATCTACAAAATATATCTGATAAAGAAATACTGGATAGTTTAACAAAATATGTAGGGTATAGAACCATCAACGATAATATTTATTTAAATTGGCATTTAACATATATTGATCTGCAATATAATAGAATATAGGAATAAATTATGTGGCTAAGACCAAAGGCAAGAATGAATTACTGGAATTGTTCCAAGTTTGCGGACTTTATTCGTGGAACAAAGAAACCATATGCTTTAGAGTGGGGTAAATGGGACGAGTGGAAAAAAGAACAAAAAAAGAAAAGACCAGTACGATTTTGGTTGGCAGAAGAAGGATTAGCTAAACTACAGGATTTATTCATGCTTCCTGCTGATATTTATAGCGAGATAAGATACTATATAGGTAATCGTTGGATAGACAAACTTCATTACCTAAAAACTGGATTAAAACCAGGGCATTATTATGAGTTTGACTATAGGATTCTTCATGGAATTTTTAATGAATTAGTTATTTATGTTGAGGTTGAACTGGCTCATACTATGAAAGCATATCCTGAGCGTAAATATAAGTTTGTTAGTGGGCGATGTGAACAGGCAGGATTAGATCATCTCAAATGGGCCTGTGATTTAAAGTATACTAAAGATTGGGGAGTAGACAAAAAAGATCCCAAATACGGAAAACCAACTCACCAAGCTATTAATGCACAAAAAATAAAAAAGCTTTATCAGTGGTGGAAAGATCGTCCAAATAGACCAGAACCTATGGATGTTGCCAAATTAACTTGGAATCAAGACAAAGAAAATAGTTTAATGAATGGTAAAATAACAAGAAAAGAATTATCTCAATTCAAAAAACTTGAAAAGATTGAAGCAGACTATGAAAAAGAAGATACAAAGATGCTCATTGAACTAATTAAAATCCGTAAGGAGTTGTGGTCATGAGAAAAGTTAATCTAGAACACGATCTCATCAAATCAGACTATATCACAGATAAGTGTGCAAACAGCGAATCTTACAGTCAAAATCTGTATGCCGCTATGTGCAATAACTTATTCTACAAGAATGGTGAGGAATGGAGTTGTTCTTGGAGATACGCTGGGGGTGTTTTGGCAGATATGCGGAATATGGGGGAGAGTTATATTGATTTTTATTGTTCTGGAATAGGCAGTCATCATGATGGATATGTCGGAGAGAGTTTTGTTACTGATGAAATACGATCAGACTTATTGCAATTGGGTTGGACTATTAAAGAATATCCTCAGAGTGAACAAGTTGATACTCTCTAAGAGAGTTCCTATTTAAAAGAGGGTACGCTCTGCTCTTGGTTATATTAAACGCCACCACAACGAGTCACCATAGGACTTGACAAATGAACCAGAGGACGTTAAACTACAGTTGAACGACGAATCATCCACTAAACAGGAAAAATAATGAACGAGTCAGTCAATCAATCTATTTGTGATTTCTATAATAGTGTTTGGAATTATATGAAAGCTGAATATAAGCCAAAGTGGGCTAGGCTTTATAATGCTGAAGATACTTTGGATGAAATGATTCAGATTACTGGGCAGTATTATCTTGGTGGTAATAATATTATTGATACTGCTGGAGATATTGTAGTCCTTCTTAAGAATAGAAACAAATAAACATAAATTTATGACATCAATAGATAAATCAGATCCTTATTTTGATATAGATACCTATATTAATAGACTTGAAAAAACTATTCAGCATCAAAATTATTTAATAGAATCTCTTAAAAATGAAATAAGAATTCAAAGAAAAGAAATAGGGGGCTTGCGTGAAGAAAGAAGGGCATTATTGAATTCAGATAATCCTCCAATGATTGATCACGACCTATGGAAAGAAAATGAATCAAATGGTATATAATGATTTTATTAAACTGGTTGATCAGACTAGTAATCAATTTAATTGGAGGCGTGGTCAAAGTCTAATGAATGTTCTTCATGGAGTTTGGCCCGAAAAGTATCAACAGATTGCTGGAACGGATAGCGACTGTTATTATGACGAGAATAAAGTAAAAACTACAATTGAATTACTAGAAATCAATTGGAATCCAGACAATAAAAAAATATGATATATTTTACTAGTGATACTCATTTTGGACATTACAATATAATCAAACATTGTAATCGTCCATTTGATAGTGTTCATGTAATGGATCAAATCATATTAGATAATATAAATGAAGTTGTTGAGCCTTATGATACTCTGTACATTCTTGGAGACTTTTGTTTTAAGGGCAAAAAACCTATAGAATACAGACTAAGAATACTTTGTCAAAATGTTCATCTTATACTTGGTAATCATGATAAAAGAACAGACTTTATTGATAGTAATACTGCTGATATGAATGGATTTAGCAGCATACAGGAAGTTAAAGAAATTATATATTGTAATCAAAGAATATATCTTAGTCATTATCCTCATCGTTCTTGGCCTGCTAGTCATAAGGGAAGTTGGATGTTATTTGGTCATGTTCATTCCAAACTAGATCATGAAGATAGGCTATCTAATAAAAAAACCCTAGACATTGGCGTAGATAACACAGTCAACTATAATAAACCATTCGGACAACCTTGGAGTTTCAAAGAGTTACAAAAGCTTTTTAATACTAAAACACAATAGTAGATTTATTAAATGAATAAAACAATATATACATATTATGAGCCCCTAAGAATAGGTAGAGATTATACAGAAGAAGATCTGATTAAAATTTGTGCAAAATCTTGGGAAAAAAACGGCTGGAAACTTGTAGTTTTAAATTATGAAATAGCAAAATCACATTATTTTTATTCGGCCTACTCTGAAATAGTTAAACAATTACCTTCTGTGAATCCAAAATCTTACGACTATCATTGCTATATGAGATGGCTTGCTATGTCTAATATCGGCGGTGGCATAATGATAGATTATGATGTTGTTAATCTGAGTTTAACAGACGATTCTATTTTTCAACAAAAAATAATCACAGGATTTCAAGGTCATGTTCCGTGTGTTGTATCAGGAACAGCAGAACAGTATTTAGAGGTATGTAAAACTTTTTGTCAATTAAGAGATAACAAAAAGTGTCTGAGCAATAGTTATCATAAACTACACACATCAGATATGATGATGATAGCTATGGGTTTTAAAGAAGAACAATTCAATAAAATTAACTATGTTGCTGATTACCCTAAAATTGCTCCGCTTGTTCATTGTCCTCAAGATGTATGTATAAAAAATGACAAAAATAAACTTCAAATAATGACAAAAATTTTATATGAAAATTAACAACAAAAGCATTTACAATTAAGTCTAAATATAGCCATTTAGAATTTTAAAGTCTATACTTGACAAAAGCCGATCAACAGGTTATACTACAAGTCAATTCGGTTAAATTACTAGGAGATTATTATGCCTCTTTTTGAAGTTAATACAGTTTCGTTGTTTCGTCATAAGTATATTATTCAGGCAAAGAATCTTGAACATGCTTATGATACAGTTTTGATTGATAAACCAGAAGAATTGACACAAAAGCATCTTGACGAAACTATTCTTGATGGTAGGAAAATTGACAGAGAAGAGTTTGAAAGACTTTGTAATACTTCTATGAATGATAGTAGTGAGTTGAGTAATGGTCATCTTGGAACACGAATTATACACAAGGTAAACTACAATGAGTCCTGAGTTAACAGCAGAACTAATGGGACAGTATCCAGACCAGTTTAAGAATCTCAAATACTTAGAGTGTGATGATGGTTGGTACGAGATTCTATCTAGACTTTGTTATATTGTAAATAATCGTCTTGACTATAAGAAAAGGCTTAATGAGCCATTAGAATTTTTTTATTGGAGTCAAATTAAGGAAAAGTTTGGCGGATTACGGACTTACTGTTATGGTGCTGATGAGTTTATTCGTGGAGCAATAGAAATGGCAGAAAGTATGAGTTATATTACTTGTGAAGTTACTGGAGAAAAGGGGAAAGTTCGATATAAAAAGTTTGACGAAAATAGACAACCTATTCCAGCTTGGGTTAGAACTCTTTGTGATAGCGAGGCAGAAAAAGAAGGGTACGTTGTCTAAATTAGTGACAAAAAAGAAAAATTCTGGAATCGCCTAAAGATTCCCTCTTGACAGTGCCGATAAGTGGTATATACTTGGTGAGTAACGTCAACCAAAACAGGAGAAAAGAAAATGGGAAAAGGCCAAAAAACTTGTGAAAAATGTGGAGCTACCACAGGCCCAAGAGCTTATATGTGTCCTAAATGTAATGCTCCGTTCGTTTTTAAGGCAAAGAGTAAGGATTCTAAGAATACGAAGATCATTCGTGATTTTAACTGGAAGGAATTGGTAAAAGGAGATAGGATCAGAGTTGGTGGAGGCCCATACTTTGTGAGGGGTACAGACTTTATTCCAATGGGTTATAGAGGCCGTTTTATTGTTGAAAGTATTGATCAGCATGGAATTCAAGCTTGGGGACTAGACAAGAACCAAGGTTTCTGCCATATTTATATGGGGCCAGATTTTCAAAATAAAGAGACTGGAGTTTGGAAGATTAAGCACAAGCTTATGAAACTGAAACCGAAAGTTGAGGTTTAATTATGAGTCTAACTCAAGAACAAAAAGATCAAATTAATAATCTTATAGATCATCGTGATCAAATTGTGGGTCATTTGTTTCATATTGAACGTATCTTGAAAACATATTTTCCAGAAGAATTTGAGAGAGCTATTCAATTCTATCTTCCTCAAATTACTACTGCTCTTTATGAAGATAGGAAATGGCTCAGTAGAGGAGAGTATAGTTTACAAAACACTATTGACAATCTGATGGAACGTGCTAAAATAGAACCAAGCAATCAAAGCCTTAAGAAATTTATTTAATTGGAGCAGAACGATGACAGACACATATAGTATCGTAGACCTTAATGGTTTTGCTAGTCAAATGAGAAAGGCTGCGGCAGATTCTTTTAGCGAAACTCACACAGAGAATCTTGACGAATTTATTTCTCATCAACAAGTAATTAATCTGATACGTTCACAAAGTCTTGGTTTGGATGAGAATGATGATTATATTATTAATGAAGATATTTTTGACAATATCTTTAATGATATTAGAGATTGGCTGTATGGTGTTGGCATTGCTAGACTAGCAGCAAAAGGTGAGATTGAATGTGCTTGGGACAACGACTCTAATCAAATGGTTTTTTGGCTTCCTAATAAAAACAATCCACAGCATATTAATCATGAATAATCATATTGTAAATATAAGACTAGAAATAGACACAATCAAAGAATACATAGAAACTGAATTGTGCAGAAAATGTGATGAGATGCGTCAAAAATTAGAAGCACTAGAGATAACTCTGGACGAATATATTGTATCAAGTGATCAAGACAATGATCGTGGTTCTTGACCAAATGACCCATCTTTATTAGTATAAATCAAAGGCTGGTTGGGTGATAGCCACTTTTGTAGTAATTGATATCACAAACTTTTATAAAAGGACAAGATTTATGGGAGCTACTACTATTTTGACGAAGCAAGAAAAGGTCATGACATATCTAACAAAGGGAAAGACACTAAGCCAAGACAGTGCTTACAATCTTTTCAATGTTGGTAATCTAAGAGCAACCATCAGTGATATTAAGCCACTGCTTAAGTCACAGGGTTTTAATGTTGTGACATCTACAGGAAGAAATGGCGAAACTAGATATGGTGTTGCTTCTAGTAAGCTAAGTTTCAAAAGAAAGTCTTGATTTAAAATGATAAAGCAAACCCCCGATGCCTCTAAACTATGCACACTTTCGGGGGTCTTTATCTAACTTATGTCACAGTTATTTTTATTTGACGATGATTCTTCTGTCGAGAACATTAGTGATTCTAATGTAGCAGATGTAGCTGAACAACCTCAAGCAGATAATAACACCAAGGCTTGTCGCATCTGTAATAAGACTAAAAATATTGATGATTTCTTTTTAGATAGAGGTAAAGCATATTCAAAGTGTAAGGATTGTTTTAGCGAATACCAAAAAGGCTTAAGGATTGCTAAAAAATCTGCACCAGAAAAACCATCTAAATGTGAGTGCTGTGGTAAAATTCCAGATAAATGGATTTGTGATCATTATCCAGGCACAGAGATTTTCCGTGGCTGGGTTTGTTCAGATTGCAATTTAGCTGCTGGATATGTCGGAGACTCATACGAAGGAGCAGTCCAATTAGTCAATTATCTCTACAAAAGAAAAGATATAACTAACTAAAATGATGAAATATTGTTTGTCTCTCATTGTTGTAGGGGTGTTTTTATGTTGCGTAGGGTCTAATTTTATACTCTATGATAAATACGAAAAGCTATTATATAGGGTACAGAAGCTAGAAGCAGGCCCAGCAAAAGGATTATTGTTGCAACCAAATGAGGAATCAAGCAAAAGACTTAGCGATGAAGAAATAGATAATCTACTTAAGGAAATGTTTGAACAAATGTTACGGTCTAAAACGGTCTAATTAAGGTGTATATTAAATAGGGCTAGTAAAGGTATCGACAGGTAAAATAGGTATAGACGGCATCGACTGGTTAATCGACCGGCCAGTTTAAAAGTCGATTAAAATTGTTAATTGGCGAAGTAACTCTCGCTCTCGCTGCCTAATTAATTAGGTACTGAGTGGGGCGGCATGAGCCTTATTACCAAATCATGCTGACTCCGATATTCGGATATGGTAGTCCTACCAGACATAAATAGGAATGATGATTGTACTCAATCTGACACAGATAATTCTGATAGCTTTGTTGATAGTGTGATAACAATCAACTAACGATGTAGAAGTTTATATTGATGTTTATTCTGGACAGGGGTTCGACTCCCCTCTAGTCCACTGAATTTAAACCGGGTCTTCTTTAGTAAGCTCATTAAATAAAAGTTTCGCTAATACTAATAGAAATAATGAACACTAAAAACATATCTCTTATAGGTAATTGCCAAACAGCAGCTTTATGTAAGTTTTTGAGAAAGCTACCAAACCAAAATGAATGTTTTTGGTTATGTTTTGAGCCAGAATGGATGAATAGTCGTTGGGCATATAATATAGATTTATGGGGAGCAGAACAATTATTGTTTCATATTTTTGATTATGAAACATGTATTCAAAAATTAATGAATTCCGATCTTGTTATTTATCAGCCAAATTTTTTAAATAACAGCATTTTAAGTCAAATAAATAATAGTAAAATTTTATCTATAACATTATCTCCTATTTTTGTAAATAATTTAAGTTTTATGACAGAAAAAGAAGAAAAATATAAAACAAATATTAAAGTATCTGATATTATTAAACAAAATTTAGATAAAAAACTATATCATAAAGTAGATAATCATCCAACTACATTTTTAACATTAGAAATAGTAAAAAAAATTTGTGAAATAAGTGACATGGATTTTTTCCCAGAATCTATTTATCTTGATTTATTATCAGATCAATATCCAGATTATTAAATACGTCTGTTTCCAAACATAAAGAAAAGTGTTGACAACGCCGATATGTATGGTATACTTGGAGAAACACAGGAGAATTGGAAATGTCGTTTGAGCATCTTAATGGTTTTGTTCGTGATCTGAAAGCAACTAGTAGTACAATTGATAAGGTTGGCATTATTGAGGATTATACTTCCTCTAATGACAGTGGTGCGAATTTTCTTAAAAAGATTCTTCTTTACACTTATCATCCTCTTTGGCAGTATAATGTGACTAGTGATAATCTTAAAAAGAAGAGTCATCTTCGTGGTAAGGTATACAAGTCCATATTTGATCTGTTGGATGCTTTGAAGAATAGAGAAATCACAGGTCATGATGCTATTGGAGCAGTTAATACTTTTATTGACAATCAAAAAGAATACGAAGAGCTTGTCCATTGTATCATTGACAAGGATTTGAAAACCCGTGCTGGAGATAAGCTGATTAATAAAGCTATTCCAGATCATATTCCCACATTTAGTGTTGCTCTAGCCGACAAGTATATTCCTAAAATCGTAGACTGGAAGGATGGATGGTATGTTAGCAGGAAGATCGACGGTGCTAGATGTATTGCTATTGTTGATAATCATGGTAATTCTACCTTTTATTCCCGCACGGGAAAAATCTTTGATACTCTTGATATTGTTAGCAGTTGCATTAAAGCTTTGGGACTTACTAATGTAGTTTTGGATGGAGAACTTTGTTTAGTTGATGAGAATGGCAATGAGGATTTTCAAGGAGTAATGAAAGAGCTTCGTAAGAAGGATCATACTATTCCTAACCCCTCTTATAAGATTTTTGACATGATTACTCATGATGAATTTTATAGTCAGAAGGGAGAATATAACAGACCATTTGGTATCAGACTCAAGAATCTTACAGAAGTCATGGGGAAGAATGAATGTTCTTGTTTGACACTTCTGAAACAATCTTTGGTGAAGGATGAAAGCCACTTTCAAGATATGATCAAAGAATCTAGCCAGAATGGCTGGGAGGGGCTTATGCTTCGATCTGATGCTCCGTATAAAGGCAAGCGATCCAAAGACCTACTCAAATATAAAGCCTTTTCTGATGACGAATATGAGGTTCTGGACACTGAAATGGGGCCATTTCGTTATGTTAAAGATGGTGCAGAATGTGAGGAGACTATGTTGAGTTGTGTGATGATTCAACATAAGGGTCATTCTGTTAGGGTAGGTTCTGGTTTTAGTATTGAACAAAGGCAGGAATTTTATAAGAATCCGAAGAAGATTCTTGGCAAGATAATTACGGTACAATATTTTGAGGAAACTGAAAACGATAAGGGAGGAATAAGCCTGCGATTTCCAACCTTTAAGATTCTTCATGGAGAAGAAAGAGATATTTAAGTCTAGATTAGCTAAAGAAACAGGTCTTGACAAGACGATAGCATTAGTGTAGAATTGGAGCATACGCCTTGGAACCAATCCTTTGAGGACATTATGATAGATGCAATTGTTGAGAAAAAGCCGATTGTTATGAGTACGAACAAGGCAGATGAGTTTTTTAAAAACTTTCCCAAAGATAAGGTAGTTGCTTATAAAGATTATTGGGAGAGTGTTCGTCCAAAAACTGACGAAGATATTTTTCGTCGCTATCTCTTTGCTTATTGTAGCGTTCATACCACTTGGCAGGGCAATGTTAAGGGATATAATGCTATCAAAAACTTTAACGAGTGGGTAGATAATAAAGAAACTCTTTTGACAAAACTCCACAAGAGCGGAGTTGGATTGCATAATAATCGCACTAACTATATCTGGGATTTTAGTACCAAGTTTTGGGCTAATCCTAAAGATTTTTATTTGACCACCAAGAAATATCATGTTAAAAAGCGAGACAGTATTCTTAATAAGATTAGTGGTATTGGGCTGGCTAAAATTAGCTTTGCTCTTGAAATGATACATCCTAATGAGGCGAGGGTACTCTGCGGAGATATTCATCAGCTTAGACTTTACGACGTTGAGGCTCTCAAGTATAATAAAAGTAAGACTGGTTCAGCAATCTACAAAAAGATGGAGCGCCATTGGATGATTAATTGTGGCAAATTGAAAGTCCCATCTTATGTAGCAAGGTCGATCTATTGGGATGATCTTCAAAAGAAGGAAGATAGTCGTTACTGGAGCTATGTGCTAGAATCATGAGTCCAATAAGATTTCCTAGGGTTGCTATCCTAAAAGATAATGAGATAGTAGAATATGGCTATATGAATAAAGACATGCCTCAAAGTGATGGCTCGTACTTGTATGAAATTTATGGAGACTCTGCAAGACTTTATATTCTAACAGAAAGCGAATTTTTACACGTTGGAGGGGATGATGAGTCAAAACGGTAAGGGTAGTAAGCCAAGACCCAAAAGCGTGGATCAAAAAACTTGGGAGAAAAATTACGAGAGAATCTTTAGGCATGAGGGGCGTACCCAAAAGAAAAACACATGAACAATATAGCCCTCTCAGCATTGTGTAAAGAGCCTGCCGAAAATATAAAAGAGTGGATAGAATACCATTCTGCAATCGGGGTGGATCATTTTGTTCTTTATGATAATGGTAGTTATCCAAAGCTTACTGATGTCTTTAGTTCAGAAATTAAAAATGGACTGGTTAGTATTGTTGATTGGACAAAAGATAACCAAAATGGTAGACAAATTAGAGCACAAGTTCATTGTATAAATAACTATGACTATTTTAGATGGATTGGTTTTTTTGACATAGACGAATTTGTTGTTTTATTAGATAAGTCTACCAATATAAAAACATATTTAGATAAATATGAAAATTATGATGGTTTATGTTTACATTGGTTATTATTTGGTGCTAATAATCATATAAACAGACAAGACTCTGTTATATACAATTATACACAATCTTGTCCTTCTCATGGAGCCAATGAACATATCAAATCTATTATTAATCCAAAAGGATATCCTAATAAAAAAATAATTAGCTATCATAATCCGCATTGGATACCAACAATTAAGGGAAGTGTTAATGTTTTGGGCGATCCTGTTGTGGATGCTTTTGGAAGTACCAGACAAAGAAAGTCTAAGCCAATAATTAATGAAATAATGAGATTAAATCACTACTATACTAAAAGTTTAGAAGATTTTCAAATAAAAGCAGCAAGGGGTGGAGGAAATAAAGCTGATAGAAAATATGAGCAGTTACACTTCAATAGTATGCAAAAAGAAAATGTTTTTAATAATGATATTATTTTGTTATATGATAGGATAAAAAATAATGGTAATGATAACTAATTTTGATAATAATCATAGTGTATTTTTTCAATGTAATTGTAAACAAGAAATACTTGTTATAGATTATGACCATCAATATAAAACTGCAGACCTAGCTATTTACGAAAGTCAAGACTCTTTTTATCATAAGCTGTCATTATGGCAGAGATTTAGATATGCTATACAAGCTATTTTTACAGGTAAGCCTTATCACGATCAAATTATATTAGACAATAAACAACTCAAACAGTTGAAAAGTTTTCTATGCTCAATTGATACTTAGGTGTAATATAACATGTAAGATATCAATGTTGTAGTCCTTAAACAAGGGTGACAATTATGCAAAATTCTAATGCTTTTATTTTTGGTAAAGTTACAAACAAAAATAAATATCTTCATCAGGCACTTTACGAAACTAATGCTATTATAAAAAAACTTGAAGAAGAAAATAATAGACTAAAAGACGTTCTTACTAACCTAGCGTCAAAAAATAATAAAGGTTATGCTTTCAGTAGTGAGACTTTAAATGAGCCAATGCTTACAGCATAAGGGAAAAAATAAAAGAATAATAACACAAATCGGTGAATATGAATATTTAATTGAGGGAGAAAGTGATTGGGCTAAATTTGGTTGTCAATCAGATATTTCGGTAATAACATCTGCTAATTTAGATGGTGGGCCATTCTTATTGGTTGGAGATTCTTTCCTAGGTAAAGGCAAAATATCATTAATACAAAATATTGATAGTGGACGAGACGGTTACATAATACTTAAGATCGTATTATATTCTCAAGAGGACAAAAAATGATTTCAGAACTTATTCCAGTAGTTGGCTATTATCAAGCTATGATAATTTTAGGTTATTCAGCCGATCAGATTCAACAAATTATTAGAGGGTCTACATATGAGTCAACTTCACAAGAGTAATAAAAATAGAGTTTTCTTTGGTGTTTGTGGAGGACTAGCAGAGAGTTTGGGATTAGATGTTTCTGTTGTAAGGATTGGCTTTGTTACTGGGGCAATTTTTACTGGTAGTATTCTTTTCTGGGTCTACTTATTATTTGCATTAGTTTTACCCAATGAAGAATAATATTGTTAGATATAGTATATTATTAATATTCTTTACCACCAGCTCTTTCGGAGGAACTATAGATCCTAAGGCTAATGATGAAAAACATATAGAGTACGGATTTAAACATGAATGTGTTGTTTTGATTGGGGGTCTAAATAAAGAAAAAGAAAAATATAAAGCTTCTGCTGTTATGATCAATCCCAGATGGGCAGTAACCGCAGCACATGTTATTAATGACACAAGTCATATCTATATAATACATAAGAGCAAACACATTGATATCGTCTCAACTAAAAAGCCATCAAAATTTGATATAAATATATTTGGGAAAATGGATATTGCTTTATGCTATTTAGCAGAAGATGTTCCTTTGTCGTTTTATCCAAGTCTGTATGATAAGGGTGATGAGATAGGAAAAATATCTAGTCAGGCTGGGTATGGAGACACTGGCACATTTGCAACTGGAAGTATTAAAAACGACGGAGTTAAAAGAGCCGGAACGAACTTTATAGATTCTGTAGAAAAAGATATGCTTATTTGTTCTATCTTAGATAAGCCATATACAACGATGGAATTTTTAATTTCTCATGGGGATAGTGGGGGTGGTCTTTTTATAGACCAAAAACTAGCCGGTATACATTCGTGTATATGGAGTAGGGATGGGAGCAAGCCAAAAGCAACTTACTCTAATTTTAGTGGTCATACTAGAATTAGTACATTTAAGGATTGGATAGAATCAACGATTAAAAATCATAAATAATCTAGACATAAGCACAATCTCAGACTTGTCTAAGATTTTACGCCGCTGGTAGAAATACCATTGATATGGTGTAAATTAATATATGGTCTTTATTTCTGGCGAGAATATATTAATGAAAAATTTTGATAAATTGGTTATTATATTTGCTTTATGTCTAATTGTTTTTTCTTTGTCGTATAAAAAATTTGACGTTCATGTTACCCCAAAAATAAATGTAATTTTGGTTCCAAAACCAGCATTGACAACCAATATATTCTATAATGAATACGATAAAGCAAAAACTACTGCTGATACATATGCCAAAAAACTAGTGTTAATTTTTGGTGCTGCTTGGTGTCCGTATTGTAAAGATCTTAAAAAAGATAGTTCTACTATTAGAGAATTTGATGATTATGTTGTATGTTTTATAGATATAGATAATAATAAAGATATAACAAATAAATTTCAAATAAAAGAACTTCCAACTTCAGTAATACTATATAAAAACAATGAAGAAGCTAGGAAAAGCGGATATAAAAAAACTGAATATATAAAATGGTTAAAACTTAACCAAAACCATGGAGAAAACACATGGTCAAAATTATCTTCGTAGTATGCCTTATAATTTTTATGATAAATAAAGCAAATGGTGGGGAATTTTTTCATAGGTTTCATAAAACTTATAATATTAAAAGCACTTATACAAATAATAGGACTATTTCTGTAGGATTAGTTTTAATTAATATTACAAAATATAGAGAAATTTTACCATCGGATCTGGTGTACAATCAAGTATTATCGTACTCTAAGCAGGAATCTTTTGGAGATGAACATGGAAGAAGTACAAATGTACACGAAACAGTGCATGGCATTAATAACGAATTAAGAAATTACTATAAGATATCATTAAAGAAAAACGTTAATGCTTTTTATGCTGGTGAAGGCATGGGCGTTATTGTAGAAAATCCTAATATAACTATGAAGCATATTATTCCATATATTCCAAAAGCTCTTATGGGATATAGATACAATTTGTATTTTGTTCAACAGATTAATGACTGGAATAGTGTTCCAACATATCCAATAGATGAGTGGTCTGCTTATATAGCTGGAGCAGAATGTGCTGTTGATGACGCGATGAACGGCATAGCTACAGAAAAATCTGATTGTGTTTCTGGGTCTTTAGAGTTTAGCATATACTGTACAGCACTAGCCCTTGCTGTTAAAAATAATGATCCAGATTATTGGAGAGATAATAAACAATTTAAAAATATTCTACAATATTTCTTAATTAAATCCGAAAAGGTTTTTTTTGAAGGGCAAGATATTTTCCCATCAGAAAAACAAGAAAAACTTTTTAAAAACCTTAGGTATCATGATGATGCAAAAGAACTCAGAGATTTTTTAGTATCTGAATTTCAAGGAGTCTTTATAGACTAATATGAAAACTTTTTTAATTGCTTTAGATTTTTATCCTTACTATCGTCTACCAAATCTTAGTGAGGTGAATATGCTAAATGAACTTGCTAAAAAAAGTTACAAAGAAACACAAAAAGAAGAGATGCTTAATCAAACATTATGGTCAGCAATTTTTGTAAAAATGAAAGAATTGAATCCAATTGCAATTCAGTGTGTGCCAATAAGAGGCACCCCAAGAAGATTAAAATCTAAAGAATTTAATAATAAAACTGGAGAAATAAATTATCCTATAATATTTAATGATCCTAATATTAGTTTAGAAGTTTCTAGAGTAAATATTAAAGTCAAAGATTTTTGTATAGATAAAGATAAAACATATATTACATATGAAAAAGCACAAGGAGCTATCAATATTTTGCATGATAAAATTAAAGATTATATGCATATTAAGAGTGATGATCTATTATATGATGAGGGATCACATTTTTTACGAAGCTTAGAATATGAGATTAGAAAGCTGATATGAATAAGTTAATTTATTATTCTCAGTTTAAAGAGGATAAATTAATAGTTGATAATATTATTAAATCAAAAAAAGATGGTTTTTTTATTGAAATAGGTTGCGCAGAGGATGGGGTCGTAAACAGTAATACTAAATATTTTGAAGATATTGGATGGAATGGGTTTTTAATAGAGGCAGATCCATCTTCGATTTGTGATATACAGAAGCATAGAAAAGCACCAGTGCTAAATTACGCCATCACGAATCAAGACCATATATTTATAGACTTTTTTGTTCAAGAAGATAAAGGTTATTCTGGAACACTAAGACAAAGTGGAAATAAAATTTCAGTAAAGTCTATATCTTTATATTCATTATTAAAAAATCTTGGCTGTAACACTCATATTGATTTATTATCAATTGATACAGAAGGAACCGAACTGGATGTTCTTGACGGATTAAATAATATTAGGCCGTCTATTATGATCGTTGAGTATAATACTGCTTTAATCAAAAATGATATTACAGGAGTATGGAATAAATTAGAAACATTAAATTATGAAATTAAATATCAAACAAAATGTAATCTAATTGCTTGTCATCGCAAATAATTCTTAAGCCGCCTTAAAAAAATTTAAGGTAGCCCATTGACATAGCCGATAGTGGTTGTATAATCAAAGAAGTCGGGTTGTCATATCAGTCGCGTGACTGAGGCTTTCCGAATTTGGTTTTAAGTTGGAGATATATATTATGGCTGAAGTAATTACTGCGACTAAGCAAAGTCGTATTCGTTGTTCTGATGAGGCTTTTCTTGAGGCTGTTTATTCCAGCAATACTTATGCAGAGATTGCAGAGAAAACTGGACAGAAGGTTGCTAGTACAATGGCAAGATATGCTCGTAGTAAGAAAGCTCTTGAGGCTAAGGGTATTCAACTGCCAGAGATGCAGCGAAAGAAACCAGTTAAGTCTATTGATAGTGTCGAAAATATGGTAGAGATTGTTGGTAGACTCAAGGCCCATCACGCTAGAACGTGATTTTATTAACAATGCTTCCAGCTACATTGCTCATAAATATTATTAGAGACAAAATAAACAAAAATCTAACAATGGTTATGGTATGTAGTTTGGAAGTATATGGGGGTGTAGTCCAAAGGCAGAGACAGTGGACTTAAAATCCATCCAGTGTGAGTTCGATTCTCACCACCCCTACTATTTTATAGTATCAGATTCATATAGCATTATTTCTTTAGTTTGGTATTGAAACGCTTTAATAAATCCAGAATTCTTAAACAATGGGTGATTTGAGTCAAGTCCTCTCCATCCGCCTATTTGTCCGGCTATATGATCAAAATGACTACTATTACAATTAGTTATTAGAATATATTTAAATTTTTTACAAGTTTTAATCCACTCTATAAAAATAGATACGGAACTGTCGTCCCAGTGTTGCAAAACATCCTTGATTATGAGAAGGTCTACTGGCTCAATCGTATCCCTTTGTTCAAAAACATCAATACTCATGAATTTAAGATGCGAATTATATTGATACGTTGTTTTTAAATATTCAATTAAATCCAAATAGATATCATAACCAAAATAGGATATATTTGCTTTTGCAAAAATAGCTTCGCCAACTCTCCAATCCCCGCATCCAATATCAGAAACACTACGAATATTATACTTATGCAAAAATTCTTTTATATAGGCGATATATTCTTTATTATATTCTACAGAACTTCCAGACCCACTTGATCCTCTATATCCTGCTATGCCGTTTGTTCCCCAAAGACCATTCTCGTATATAGAAGAAAAAATTTTTTTCATTTTATTGTCTGACATAATATTTCTCCTAATATGATTATATACTAATACACTATAACCATAAAAATAGAATCATCTCTATATGACATTTAACAAATGGATAAATCAAGACGAAGAATTTGGCCCAAGAATTGACCGAATCTTAGACGATATAAAAGTTTGTGTTGAACAAGAAAGAACTGACGATATTATGAAATGGCTTCTGGCTGCGTATGTTGTGGGTCATGGACAAGGATATGATACTGGACATTATGATGCTAATAAAGACTGTGAAGAACAGCTTGATGAATACCGTATGGGAGATGACTTTTAATATAAGGAGAAATAATGAGTAAAAATTCAATAGAAGTATATAAGGTTGGTAGCAGGGTTAAGCTTGCCGACGACGTTTATGGAACTATAGTAAGTGTCAAGATTACTGCCGATAACAAGATAAACTATGAGTGCGGCTGGTGGAATGGTAGATCTTATGCTAAAGATAGTTTTGATTCTAATCAAATCGAAGTTACACTAGCGGATAAATCTCGCATAGGCTTTGTATGATCGAAGAATATGAGAACTGGGAAGATACTATAAGGCGTACATTTATTGAATTAGCAACTTATATGGAAAAAATAATGAGCAAAAGTCTTTGTAATGGCAGGATTAAGAATAATAATCCTAAATCCCCAATAGAATATTTTTTACTAGTTACTGTTAGAGAGTATAATGATTATGAGGGTGGAACTTATATAGATGAGGTTAGAACGTCTGCTGAGTTCCTAGAAAAAGAAAAAGACTCTTGCGACGATCCTTTTTATCAAATCTATGGATCAGTACCAATAGATATGGATGGCTTGCCGACAACCGTTTTTCTTGGTGAGTTTCATAGTATAGATAAAGCAAGGAATTTTCTATATAATCTTACTGGTGAAATCCCAGATATCATCTCTTATTAATATGGTTAATACCAAATATAAGATTGATCTATCAGACTACTATCATGAGAATGGTGGTTATTGTACTCTATATAAAATATCTCACCAACCATTTTTAGGCTTTAAAGAATTTATTTCCAAGTCTAGAGCAGAATATGCCAGAAAAATTCAGACCCAATTAAGTAAATACGACCTTACTCCCAAAGTATGCTCTGAATTATGTAAGATGGGTTATGAACCATTCTTTCCTAATAAAATAAGTGGGTGGGGATATATTACAGAATTGGCTAAGCCAACTAATGCAAATATACCGTTATGGAAAATACAAAAACTAGTTGATACTATTTATAGTACAACAAAGTTAAAATTTTGGGACTGTCATTCGGCCAATCTAGGATATATCATAAGAGAGGGCAGAATGAAATTAGTTTGTATTGATACTGGTAAAGAAACTTGGGACGGATATGCTAATTATTTTGGAAACTCTGATCCCGGCCCTAAGTGTTCGTATTGTTTAAGATATCAATGTAAATGTACTGGAGATTGAAGTGCCATATATTAATGAACAAGACAGAAAAATACTAGATCATCATATAGATAGTTTAATTTTTGTATTTAAATGCTCCTTAGAGGGAGAAATTTGTCAACAACAAAACTTGACAGACAATCAAACAATGATGCTTTTAGGTAAAATTAACTACTGTTTTTCTCGTATTGTAGGAGGACTAATGGTAAATCCTTCATATAATAAAGTTGCCATGATTACTGGGGTACTGGAGAATATCAAGCAAGAATTTTATCGTAGAATTGCTGAACCATACGAAGATAAAAAAATTCTTGAGAATGGAGATATCAAGGAATATAAAAAAAATAGTTAAGGTGTATATATCAATATCCAAATAATTCGGAGGCTATAATGTCAAAAGATATTGATAAAATTAGTAAAGATATTATTCAATTAAATAAAGAAATTCGTAGCGTAGAGTTATCGAACACTAAAGAATTTTCTGAGCTTAAAAAAATACTAAAAAGTATGGATAAAAAACTAAATGATATCTCTGAAAAGATTAAAGAATTTGAAATTATCATGGATGCTGCTGACATTATAGAGGAACATATGGATGACGAGGAAGAAAAATATAACACTGAATGGAATCCATATGATGATGAAGATTATCAGCCAGAAGATTACGAAAAATATGAAGATGATGAAGATAACTAATGGCTAGTTTAGCTCTACTAGTAACAATAATTTTTATATCAGTGCTAATTATAGGGCCGATTAGTTATTTATTGTCATTATTCAATTGGATGCCAAGGCTTATTGTATGGATCATGGGACTACTTTGTATCCTTGTTGGAGGCATGGCTTTGACTTTGCCTCTGCTCTTTTTAAAAGTTTTGGGTCTGATAGACATAGCCATAGGCTTTAAGATAATATCGAACAAGAGAGAAAAGAAAACTGAAGGTTGACAAGATGCTTTGCCGATGGTATACTTGAGCCATCACAGGAACGATAACACTTTTGGAGAAAAACGATGAAGTTGGCAGACAGAACGATTGAGACTCACAGCGTTGGCGTTGCAAGTAGGAATCAGTTCAATATTGCTCAGACGAGCAAAATGTTTAAAATCCTTTCAGATTCTCTTTATTCTGATAAGGTAATGGCTGCAATCCGTGAGCTTTCTACTAATGCTTATGATAGCCATATCTCTGCCGGAAATAAGAACTCCTTCAAAGTTACTCTGCCTACTGCTGCTAATCCCACCTTTATGGTTAGAGATTATGGTACTGGTCTTAGTCAGGCTGATATGGAGGACTTGTATACCACCTATGGTGCTTCTAACAAAAATGATAGCAATGATTTTGTTGGTTGTCTTGGTCTAGGATCTAAGAGTCCCTTTGCATATACCAAGAGCTTTACCACTGCATCATACTATAATGGCAAGAAGTATACTTATATTGCAGCGATTGACGATAGTGGTGTTCCTACTCTGAATCTTTTTAATACTTCAAATACGTCTGAGCCTAATGGTCTTGAGATTAGTTTTGCTGTTAAGCAGCATGACTTTCAAGAGTTTACAGACAAGGCTAAGAGAATCTTCCACTATTTTCGCATGAAACCCATACTTGAGGGTGGTATCGGAAATAATCTTCAAGATCATAAGTATAGCAATACTAATATCATCATTAGTGGTGAAGGTTGGAGGGTGTGTAGACTCAATAATGATAATAACTATTTCCCTAATGGTTATCATCGAATTGATAGTGGTATCGTAGCTATCATGGGTAATATCGCCTATCCTGTTCAGACTGCACAGATTGTGGGTCAAGAAAAGGAAGAAATGCCCGATCATATCCAGAAGTGGAATAGAGCTTTCCAGAAAGCAGATATTGATTCTTGGAAGAGTTTTGTTGGTGAGATTCTTAACTCTGGCCTTTATCTTGAGCTTGATTTTGGTATCGGTGAACTGGAAATGGATGTTTCCCGTGAAGGTTTGCAGTATACCAAGGATGTTATCAAGACGCTGCGTAAAAAGACTCAAGAAATTTACATGGAAATGAAGGAAGAATTCTCCAAGAAAATTCAAGCTTCCAAGAACAAAGTAGAGGCAATTACTTCATACTATACTATGAATGAATTGGCTGGCGGCTGGGGTGTTGGTGCAACTTGGACTGATCCCAAGGGTAAAGATCATCCTATTAACTCTGGCAATGACTTGGAATATAAAATTCCTGCTGGTAAGAGTCTGTACGTTTTTAATTATAAGACTGCTGGCTATCGTTCTCGTCGCCAAGTTGCTCTGACGGACAGAATCCATCACGAAACTCTTACTGGTAAAGGTTCCTATTATTGGAATAACCAGAAGAAGAAGGGCACAATGGCTTTCTTTGTGTGCGATGTTGCGAGTGAAGAAAGTGCCAAGAAGATTCTCACAAGATATTGCAATGCTAATGATTGTTTTGCTTATCTGATGATCGACACTAAGGATCATACAAAAAGCAATACAGGTTTTGATCAACTGATCGAAGATGTCGGGGCTGAAAATCTGCTTAAGGTTTCAGACTACAAGCATCTGACACAAAGCTCTGGCCCAAGAAAGTCTTACAGCAGAAATTCTAATGGTAGTGTTAGCGATCAAGATGTATTCTTTATTCACGGTTATGATAAGGATAGTAAGCAGATTACGAATCCTTACAATGACGCTACATATCTAAGAATTCTTTCAGAAGAACAGCTAGAGAATTTTCTTGAACAAGACGAGATTGTTTATGTTCCCATGTTGAGATATGGAACAGAACCTGAGTCTGGTTGTCCAGAGATTGCTGGGATTAGTAAAACTCTCCAAGAAGATACTCTAAAAAGCATAACTAAGGACTTGATTGGCAATAGTAAGATTTATGCTATCAAAACAGCTTTCCTTAAAAAGCTTGAGAAGGATGGCTATAATCTTGTTAACTTCAATGATTTTTTGAAGCGTCAACTCAAAATTGTAACACAAAAGCACTTTAAGAATCTTGGCTCTATCAATAAGCTTGTTGAATATTGTAAGAAGGAATACGCAACAGAAGAGAAGAACGGTGGTGGATATAGGTATTATCAGCATGGAACAACAGATAAGCAGTTTATGTTTCATATTCTGAATATCTTTGGCCTGGATTATGATAAGTTTATTAACAACAAGGCTCTTGTAGATTGCTTAAATAAAACTATCCTCACAGAGTTCTTTGCTAATACTGTTCATCTAAGCCCCTTTAATATTCCACGGTTCAATCAAACAGAATATCTTTCTCATATCTCTAAGCTTATGAAAGAGGCTGGGATCGAAGATGTTGACGGTAAGGAGATTCGTAATGCTAACTTGGCTTATAATACCTTAACAAGAATGATTTCTCAAAATTTGTATTGTGGTCAAGCAGATGACACGGAGAGTTATCTCAAAATTATCCGTGGGACTTCTGCTCAAGATATTAAGACATGGAAAATCTCTGAGATTAGGGAAAAGATTAAGACAGAAGTAGACAAGAATCCTATGCTCAAGGTTATTATGGGAAATCATCAAGTATCAGGCAATCTGGTAGATCTTAAATCTAATCAGAATCCTATCATTGAAGATCGCTCATATTATGGAAAGCAGAGTAGGGATTGGGTCGAGCAGATGAGTCAGGAGAATATTGACCTGTTTAGGATTCAGTTGAGTAGTTTGATCAAGTAGTCAGAAATTTCTCAAGACCCCTTGACAAGCTTGCCGATTAGTGTAAAATGACAGTATCACGGGTATCGTAACTATAAAGTATTAGGAGTTTGGATTATGGCTGTTCCGTTTATGTTTGTGGATGGTAATTTGACTCTGGTTCTTAATAATCAGAGTTATCAGGTGTTGCCAGATCATATCAACTATAAGTTGATTCTGGAAAGACTTCCTACTGCTACGGCAGAGGAACTGTTGGAAGTTGTTGATGTTCAAAAGGCTGTTGCTACTTTTAGTGATGGTCTTGTAGAGATCAAGAATGGACAGGTTCTTTATGAGGGTGAGGAAGTTCACGGCAGTATCAGTAAGCGTATTCTAGAGTTTATGAGCAAGGGATTGCCGTTTCAGCCCCTTGTTAATTTCCTGAATAATATCATGGAAAATCCAAGTATGCAGAGTCAGAAAGAACTGTATGACTTCTTGGAGCATGAGCATCTTCCTATTACTGAGGATGGTCATTTCCTTGCCTATAAGGCTGTTCGTTCAGACTTTAAGGATAAGTATAGAGGAGTTTTTGATAACAGCGTTGGGAATGTCTGCACAATGCAACGAGCAAAGGTAGACGATGATCGTGGTCGTGGTTGTTCTAATGGACTTCATGCTGGAGCATTGAATTATGTTGCTCATTATGGTAGTCTGGAAGCTGGCGACCGTATCGTGATTGTTAAGATTAATCCCAAGGATGTAGTCAGCGTTCCAAGCGATTCTAATTGTGAAAAGCTTCGTACTTGTCGATATGAAGTGGTTGGACAGTACGAGGGTGAGCTACTCAAGCCTCTGTACAAAGCTGATTTTAGTCAAGACAATTACGATGATGAGGATGAATATCTTGACGATTACGATGAAAGCTATTGGGATCAGTTTGATGATGACGAAGAAGATGAGATGGATGATGAAGATGTGGATAATAATGGTTTCTATAGGTAAATAGTCAAGGTGGTGTTTGGAACTTGTAAGATAGTACCTATATAGTTTTTACTATCATACAATAGGGGTTCGATTCCTCTACCATCTTTTTGGATATTGCTTTTGATGGTAGTGTTTACTGTCCCAATATCAAAATTGTGAGTAGAAAGTTGGAAAAAGGAAAACAAATGTTTAGCGATAATATTGGCTTTAATCCGTTTGATAAGAACAACAATGTTCATGCTAATGGTAACGCTCAGAATAGACAAAGATTTTTGAGTTCATTCAACCAGAACCATATCTTTATTTATAACGGCAATCCTCGTAAAAAGATTAGTAGCATGAGTCATACTACTGATATTAATGAGATGCTTGAAGCAAATGTAAATAATCATTCCGATTCTTATTTTTATGTGAATGGTGGTCGTAAAGTCTACGCTATTAAGCAGTTCACCAGTTGTTTTTGCGATATGGATGCTGGACGAGATGATCAGGGCAACTATTTTAAGCCCAGTATTGTAATGCAAAAGAAGAAAGAGTTTCTCAATAAGATCAATAGTTTTCCTGTAAAGCCAAGTTGGGTTGTCGATACCCGAAATGGCTATCAGTGCTACTGGATTTTTGATGATGCCTCAAGAAACATTGTTGGCTCTAATCAAACTTTCTGGAATGGTCTGCAAAAGAAACTAGTAAATTACTTTGGTGGTGATCCCAGAGCTATTAAGCCAAATCAGATTTATCGTGTTCCGTACACTTGGTGGCGTAAAGAGTGGGAGAAGAAAGCTCCTTACTTCACAAGCTTACTTCATGGTAGCACTGGTCAACCAATTAATGTCGCTGATCTAAAGTCTGCTCTTACTGGTCAACCTGCTACTCTACAAATTGTTCCTGATAAGTGTAGTGATGAATGGTATAAGGGCTATGCTAAGGCATATAAGCAGTCTGATGTTACTGGTGTTCCAGTGTCAATCAATGTTGCGACCAATATTCTAAATCAGATGAAGTCTTTGAATCCAGAAGTATATACTAATAGTACAGACGATATTAAGCCTGTATATGGTTATGCTAGTGGTAGTGTTTTTCAAAAGGCTTATGGCGATCCTATGCCTGTTCATCCGGTTGATGAAGATGTTCTGCTTGATCACAAAGATGTTTCTGAGGATGCACAGGACACTCTACCAGACGAGGATATGAACCTAGATGGTCAGCAGACCAAGCTTTTAAAGACGGTCGTGGAGTTCCTTAATCAAGTCTCAACGCCCCTTTACTTTAGCAATAACAGGTTTCTGTCTAATGCTGCTAAAGAACTAGCATCTAAGATCAGCGACAAATTTTGTATTGGATGAGGGTTTAGTGTCAGGGGTATTGGAAATTCCATACCCTTTGACACAGCCAATATATAAAGGAGAAAACAAATGGGTAGACATATTAATCCTCTTTTACAGCTTTTATTGACTGATGAAGAAGCTAAGAAGAAATTTATTGAGCTAATGAATGAGTCGGGATCAGCAAGAGATCTTTACTATTATTTTCAAAAGAATACTTTTTATGGCAATAAGTATTATCTTAGTTGGCAAACAATTAATAATATCATAAAGAGATTAGGCTTTAAGGGTCGCAGAGGACGAAATCGCAAGAATGTAACTTCTCAAAATAGATATAGTTATAGGTAATAATCATGTCGAATGGCGGAAATATTTATGACGACGACGATGATGATGGCTATGATGATAGTCAGGACAATTTAGAGAGTCATTATAAAAAATACTTTAAGTTTGATCCCGATGCGTGGGATGCTTGGGGAAAAATGCTATATGACACTCTTAACGACATAGTTGAACATCCGTCGAACGTGTGGTATATTGGCCCTAGCTTTCCAAAGAAGTTGTTACCTGTGAATAGTTGGAATCCCAATGCTGGTAAGGATAAGTCCTTCCAGTATTTGGGGTCCAATTATCAAGGACAGCCAATTTGGAAAAAACAATATTTTATTCACAACAAGTTGGCTACTCAATACATGAATCATATCAAATCACATGCTGTTAATTTTATTCATCAGCCTCATTACTATAAAGGAATGTTCGATATAATGAACTAAATTATGAAATCTAATCAATGGTATAGTATTAATGATATAGATTTATTTGTGGAGTCATCTAGAGTGTTAGTGTATAGTGCATTTGGTCAAAATCAATCAGAATTGGATGGTATAAATATTAATATAGAAGCTTTAGATGATGAGGCTAAAAGAGAGTTAGATAGATGCTTATCTCAACGAGAATGTATGGTTATCGTAAAGGATTTTCTCGTACCATCTAAAAACGGTAAAACATATAAGATATCAGAAAAAAAATATAAGGCATTTATAGACTCACTAAATGCAAGATTAGTGAGTAATATGTTACATAGATTATCTCATGATGGCTTATTGGAGAGTGCATTTGATGAGGAGTCAAATGACTTTGTTTTTTGGGTAAAAGAAAATGAAAACAAAAAAGAAAATAGTTAAGAATATTAAGCCCAAAAGCTATGATATTAATTATGAGTATATATGTCCATTATGTGGATGTAATCATTGGTTAACAAATATCGAAACTAAGACAAAGGGATTTAGGGTAGCTTGTGACTGCGGAGCAATACTATTTCCTAAAGTGGTAAAAAAAATCAAAATTATATATAAGACTACTAATGTAGAGAGAGTAAAAAAGACAGCAAAAGAGACTGAGACTACAACAAAATCACCAGATATTGTTTTGGAAAAGTCTATTGCAAATAGTGCTTGTGATACATTGGAAAAATATGGTTTTGAAAGATCAGAAGCTTTATCTCTAGTAGAGAAAGCATTTGCTCAAATTCAACTAAATGATAGCGTAAGTTTAATTAAAAAAGCCTTGGAACTATTGGGAGCTGAAAAATGCGAAACTCATTGAGACCTACAAAGTTTGAAGATATTATTGGACAAGCAGATGTTGTCAAAAGACTGAAGATTCTTACTCATAGTTGTAAAAATTCAGAACAAGTTATTCCACATCTTTTAATTGACGGACCTCCTGGCCTTGGTAAAACCACAATTGCTGGAGCTATTGCATCTGAGATGGATGTTAATCTGTATACAGTTAATGCTGCTAATATCAGAAGCCCAAAGAATATTCTCCCATATCTAATGGGTATCGCACCAAGGTCGGTTTTGTTTATTGACGAGATTCACAGACTGCCTAAATTGGTGGAAGAATTTTTATATCCAGTAATGGAAGACTATAAGCTAGATATTGTTATTGAAAATAAACCTGAATCTATAGAATTACCAGTATTTACTGTTATCGGAGCAACTACTAGTGGTGGAAGCTTAAGCCAGCCGTTTTATGATAGATTTGTTATTAAGGAGCATCTGTCTTTTTATAATCCCGATGAATTAGCTAAACTGGCAGGATCGAACGCTAAAAAGCTTGGACTAATGATAAGCGATGAGTGTCTTTTGGAAATCTCAAAAAGAAGCAAAGGAACTCCAAGAATCTTAAATGCTAGGCTACAGTGGTATAAAAGTTATTTGGATATGTACCCCGAAGAAACTAATATAGATACGATCTTTGAAAGTCAGGGTATCGATTCAAATGGTTTTGATTGTAATGATAAAAAGTACATAAATATTCTAAAGAAGAATATAGGCAATCCACTAGGACTAAAAAGTTTATCTGCAATGTGTGGTATTGCTATGGAAACAATAGAGAATAGTATAGAGCCATACATGATCAGAATGGGATATATATCAAGAACACAAAAGGGCCGAGTAATATCGGATAAAAACATATGAGTCAATTAATCAAAGATAAGCATATTGCGCTAATCTCCCATACAAAAACTTTACAGACAGACGAGAATGTTAATATGCTATTTTCCTCTCTAAAAGGAGACTTTAAAAGAGACTGGTTTGTAAAACACGCATATTTTTGCTTGCCATTAGTAATGGGAAATCAACATGGATTTATTCTTAAAAGCATACATGATATAGAGGTCACATGGAATGGAGGAGAAAACCCATCAGATGTTGTTATCAACTATATTGATAAAGACTATCATGATAAAAATATTGGCTTACAATCTATAAAAAGTCACTTCGGCATGGGCACAATTACTATTCAAAATACATTCTCCCTAAGGACACCATCCGGGATTAATCTAATGACAATTAATCCACCCAATTTGTATATTGATGGGCTTTATCACATGACTGCCGTTATAGAAACAGATAATCTAAGAAGAGATTTTACTTTTAATTTAAGACTAACGAGACCAAACTATACTGTTAAAATTAAAAAAGGAGATATTATTGGTTGCGTAATACCATACCCTAGGCACTTTATAGACGACTTTCAAATTATTAATGGTGATAAGATTTTATCAGAGGAGCAGTTGGAAACAGAGCGTAGATGCGCTATGGAATTTGGTAAAGAAAGAAGTGAAATAGATAAAGATAAGAAATATGGTAATGGTAGAAGATATTTTAATGGCGAGGATGTTTACGGCAATAAGTTTGAGGATCATCAGACATCATTAGAATAACATGAAAGTAGCCCTATGTTTATCTGGACAGTCTAGGACTTTTAGACAATGTTTATATAGTCATAAATTACAGATAATAGATAAGTTTAATCCAGATATTTTTATTCATTCTTGGTCTTTTAAAGGAGACTCAAGATTATTTTCTAGTCATGATCATAGATTTAAAGTAAACGACTATAGAAAATATATTAATTATGATCGTAATGTTATTCCGGCTACAAAGCTGGTACAAGCCTATTGTCCTAAGCAAATATCAATAGAATACCCTGATGTTGATTATTTTATTAATCAGGTGAAGCGATCTGACAGATACACTACTCATGGCTTTAATAAGCTATTTGATAGTCATGACAAATATAGATGGTTCAATTGCTTAATGATGTATTATAGTATATACGCAAGCAATAAACTCAAGAAAGATTATGAACAACGGCATAATTTTTTATATGATATAGTCATTAGATGTCGCATGGATTTATTTTTTTCTTATATATCTTTTGATGAAACATTAAAAAATGTTAAGAATAACACAATCTATCTTGCTCCAAATGAAAATATGGATATCATTTTTAATAAAGGAATGAAAGAACAATTACTCAAGCATGGAGCTAAATTTATGCCAAATGACCAATTTGCTTACGGCAACTCTGGGGCTATGGATTATTATTCATCGGTATATGAGTATTTTATGCGGGATATTGATTGTTATGCTCATCACGGGGAGGGAGCTTTAACAGATCATTTATGGAATAAAAATGTTTCTATATATAAAACAATCAAAACTAATCCTAAAATTAAAATGAAAATTCAGAGATGAGTATTATTCATAAATATATAACTATTGGTGGTCACGGCACTAGGCTGAAAAATATATCTTTGGCAGAAAAGCAGAACCTATATTTTTGGAATAAAAGAATAATAGACCATATATATGATATTTTTCCAGATGCTAAAGTAATAGGTCTTAAAAAAACAAATAGCAGAAGAGAAACCCTGCAACAAATTAATGACAGATATAATGTTCTAATTATAGATTGCGATATAATACCATTAAATATTGATCTAAAAGACATAGACATAAACAAAAATAATGTATACGCTTTTGTATCTGCTAAAAATAAGTATGGTTCGATTATAATCGAAAATAATAGCGTCATTGCTGCCAGCGAGTATAATAATCTATCTAAAGTAAAATGCAGCGGGGTTTATTTTTGTAAAGACTTAGAGTTGGTAATTCAAAATATGTCTGATCCCAATAGTATTATTTCTGGTATGACAGGAGCCAATGTTATTATGGAAGATACATTTAAAAGGTTAGGCGATATAGAAGATTATTATGAGGCAATAGGACTATGTTGACCGTATCTGTGGATTTTGATGGAACATTAGCTTTAGGAAATAAAAGCCATATTACTTTAAGTGAACCAAATTACGCTTTAATAAAACGTCTTAGAGAACTAAAAAATACAATAGATGTTTATATAAAGATAGTAACCGCTCGTGGAGCTAAAAATAATCTTTCTACAGAGGAGAAGGTTCATAAATATAAAAAATTAATAGAAGAATTTTGTATATTATATAATATACCATATGATGAAATATCCTTTAATAAGGAGTATGCTGATCTATACATAGATGATATGACAATAGACCAGAACTCTGAGTTTTCTCCTCTTAAAAGTATTTTTACATCTAATAATTTAATATTTACTAAACATAGCGTTATTAAAAAAAGCAAAACGTCTTTATTTGAAAAAGAGTGGTTTGACATAGCCTGTAATTTTTTTAATACTCCAAAGGTTTTATTTTGTAATGATGAAACAATTATTACTGAAAAAATTCAAGAAACATCTAGAGCGGACGTTGATCAATGTATCGACCTATTGCAAAAATTTAAACAACTAAGTATCAAAAATTTTAATTATCAAACTTATGTGAATAACATTCAACTAAGTACGCACTCATCAAAAAAAGTCTCACTAATAATAGATAAGATAAGTAAAAAAATATTAGAGCCAACATTTTTCCATGGTGATTTTTATAAACAAAATATTATAGTGAATAATAATAATTTATTTTTAATAGATCCGAATTATAAATATATTTTTGGAAATTATATAACAGATGCTGCTAAATTATATTTTTCTTTAATTGCATTTGATAAAAACATAAATGAAGCAAATAAGCTTGTTGAAGTTTTTGGAGAGGATATAATATACTATTCGGTAGCAGAGGGGCTTAGAGTTTGTAAATATATTCCTAACTATATTAGTATCGTAAATAATATTGCTGAGATGGTATAATGACATTCCCAAAAATTTTCCAGAATATATTAGATGAAACTAATATTAATGATATTATTAACTATTTAAACAATAATATCGAAGATTTTGGATCTTTAAAAAAAGACGATTATTGGAGTGGCAGAACATTGTTTTACAACTCTATTAAAGATGATACTGTCAAAAATTTGATATTAGAAAATATTAAATTTGGAATTTCTAATATATCTAAAGATACTGACAAGCCATTGTATTGTGAACATCTTAGCATAGCAAGATGGCCTGTCGGTTATGATCTTAAGCCACATGCTGATGCAGAAAATCCTCCTGGTTGCTCTGATCATCCATATCCTTGGAGGCACTTTGCCTGTATTACTTTTTTAAATAATGATTTTGATGGTGGGCTACTTTATTTTCCTAATCAAAAATTAGAAATCCAACCAAAAGCTGGATATACAATAGTTTTTCCTGGTACTTTAGAATACTTGCATGGGGTCACTAAAATCACCAGAGGAAATAGGTATACAATAGCATCATTCTTTACATATGATGCTACCAAATCTTATATCCATCTATCATAAATAGGTGTATTTATATTATACTTTTAAAAATAAGGTATAATATAGATATATGATAGAACCAGCACTAATAACATTTTTAGCTATCATGCTCCTTATAGCAGGCATGATGGTACAGAAATATTTGATTGGATCAACGACTGATCCCAATATTCCCAAAAGTTTTATTAAGTCTAAATCTAATAATAATTTAACTTCTGATATTATATTAGATGAAACTAAAGTAGTTTTAAAAATCGATACAAGCAATCTTGAAAAGAAAACAGAAGTAGTTGGACAAACAATTATCACTAATAATGATACAGCCGGTGCGATTAATAAACTTAAAAATATGAAGGGTAAATAATATGAGTAAAGGATTAGATGTTGGTACAAGTTTTATAGTCATGTCATCCTATAAAGGGGATAATATCATATTTAAAGATTTTAGAGATGCTTTTTATACAATAAAGCCGTCCACACCAATAGCAAACAAGATGATAGAAAAAGGACTGTCTGGGAAGATCTTTGTTAAAGATGTAGATGGATCATTTATCATATTAGGAAAAGACGCAATAGAGAAGGCGGTTGAGCGTAATGATACTGCTCGTAGGCCAATGTATCGTGGTGTTGTTTCTGTAAAAGAAAAACAGGCCAAAAGAGTATTAGCATATATTATTCAAGAAGTTGTGGGCAAATCTTCTGAAGAAAATGAAAAAATAGTTTTTTGTGTACCAGCACAACCAATAGACCAAGAAGATGATGATTTTGATGTAGGCTACCACGAAGATGTCGTTAAGACAATATTATCAGAAATTGGTTATGATGCTAGATCAATTAATGAAGCAGAAGCTTTATGCTATGCTGAATTAACAGATAATGATTATACTGGTATAGGTATCAGCTGTGGTGCTGGTATGACCAATGTTTGCGTTATGCTCAATGGGGAGCCTACGGTTGTATTTAGTACAACCAAGTCTGGTGACTGGGTTGATCATATGAGCGCTATAGCGACCGGAGAGCCAGACAGTGTAGTTCAGGTAGAGAAGGAGGCGGGTGGTTTTAAAATAGGAGAACCAAACGAAAATCCAGTATTGAGTGCAGTATCATCATACTATGAAAGACTTATAGAATATACAGCTAAACAATTATCTTTAGCTCTTACTAATCATAAGTCTTTACCTAAATTTAAACACCCAATACAAATTGTTGTAGCTGGAGGAACATCTCAAGCAGATGGGTATATTGATAAATTAAAAGATAAACTTTTAGAGTCTCAATTTCCTTTACAGATTGAAGTAGTCAGGCATTCTCAAGACCCCTTACACGCTGTTGCAAAAGGATGTTTGATAGCAGCAAGTATATTATGATTTGGCCATTTAATAGATCTATTAAATTTGATCAAAGATCTGCTGATTGGAAAAAAACTAGAGAGCTACATCTAAAAACTAATCCTTGCTGCGAAGTTTGCGGCTCGTGTATTAAACCAGAAGTTCATCATATTGTTCCTGTTCATGTGGACGGGTCTAAAGAATTAGACCCAGAAAACTTAATTACATTATGTGATAAATATTGTCATTTTATTTTTGGACACTTAATGAATTGGAAAAGTTATAACAAAAATATAGTAAACGATGCTAAAATATTTTCTAACAAATTAAGAGATAGACCATGAAAAACACTATTTCATTATTACCAAGTATTACAGAAGAAGTTTTTGGAATAAGCCCATACGATATTCAAACTAAGGGGTGGGAGATTACAAAGCTAGACGTAGACAAACAGTGGGTAAAAAGCATGGGAGACGGAGTTACTGTCGCCGTAATAGATACTGGATGCGACTATAATCATCCTGATATTAAAGATAATATTATTGGAGGATATAATTCAATAAAAAAAAATGATAATTTTATGGATGATAATGGTCATGGATCTCATGTTTGTGGTACTATTTGTTCGCCAGATAATGGTATGGGTATGGTGGGAGTTGCTCCAAAAGCCAAAATATTAGCAATTAAAGCCTTAAGCGCATCTGGTACAGGGAGTCCTAACCACATTGTTAATGGTATAAAATATGCAATTGAATCAAAAGTAGATATAATTACAATGTCTCTTGGTTCTGAAGGAGATATACCAAATATTAAATCCGCATTACAAGAAGCTAGTGCAGCAAATATTCTTGTTTTTTGTGCTGCGGGAAATAGTGGCCCTACTAAAAACATAATGTATCCAGCAAGAGATCCTAATGCTATTAGCATAGGAGCTATAGACGAAAATTTTGATAGAACTAATTTTACTTGCAGCGGTGATTCTTTAGATTTCTTGTCTCCTGGACATAATATATTAAGTATATTACCTGGTAATAGATACGGATTAATGAGTGGTACAAGCATGAGTAATCCATTCGCTGTTGGTTGTGCTGCTCTTTATTTATCATATCATAGACAACAGTATGGAATAAAATATCTGTCACAAAAAGATATGATAGAAATTTTACAAAAAAATGCTATAGATCTAGTCAATCCAGCTTTTAGAAGCAAAAAATATCAAGGCTATGGGATTATTAGGCCAATTTTATAAAAGTATTGGTGTATTTATAATTAAGAATTCAAGATTTTTTCAATAATCAAAGATAAAGGAGATAGATATGGCTTTTCTTCCAGCTCCAAGCGGATGGTTTTCTGGTCTAACAGTAAGTGCAACAGAATTAACTATCCCATTCTCAGCACTAAATAGTCTAGACGATACAAAATCAGACCCAACAACAGGAGATGTGAGAGAAATTGTATATAATTTTTGTGAAGCATTTTCGGATAAATGGGCAACAACAGCAACAGCTGATAGACCGCAGAACTTAACTATTAGTAGCAGCGCTTCTGTATCATCTTCTGGCGGAGAAGAAACTCTAACCAAGATATATACAATAAGAGTATCGCTAGCAGTAGATGACGTTTCGCTGGTAGAAGAGTAATAACATCCCCGGACCTGCACTATATATATCAGTAAGTCAAAGGACAGTCAAGTGAAAATTTACACTATTATTTCAAATTCCCATAGATTTCTATTTGATCAATTTTTTGAAAAAAGTCTTAAAAAATACGAGCCTAGTGCTGAACTGATAGCCATAGAGCAGGAACAGATTTGTAGTTCAGCCAACTATTATGACGTTGGATGGAAGGAAGCCATGGGAAAAAAAATAGACGCATACTTAAATGCGTGTAATACAAATGATGAATTTTTTATATGGTCAGATGTAGATATAGAATTTTATGATAAATTTATTGATCAATGTGTTTTAGAACTTGGTCAAGACGATATAGCTTTTCAAGAAGGAATTGGTAGAGAATACTGTGCTGGATTTTTTATATGTCGTATTAATCAAAAAACCAAAGACTTTTTTACATTTTTAAAAAATAATTACGATAGATATGCTTGTGATCAAGAGGCTATTAATAGTAATATACATTTAATAAAAGCTAAATTTTTATCCCATAAATTTTTAAATATCTCTTTTCAACATAGACAATGGAGTGGTCAAAATATTGATATTCTAGAACCTATCGTTATGTTTCATGCGAACTACACCGTTGGATTACAGCATAAAATTATGTTATTAGCCCAAGTCAAAGAAAAACTAGAATATATTAAAAAACATAATATTAAAAATAATGTAAAACATAATTCAAATATTAAAATTATAAATGCTTTTTATGGATTATTTGGCGACGTAACTGAAGCCATTATGTCTACCAACAATGAATTCTCAATAGGAATAGATACTTTAAGATCAGATCCAGTGCCAGGTGCCTTGAAATACTTGTATTTTTTTGATAAAAACTATAAACTGATACATAGACCTATTAAAGAAGGTTTAGTGATACGTATCAATTAATTATGATTACTATAGAGAATTTTGGACACAGGGATTATGGTAGACTTGGAAATCAATTATTCCAATATAGTCTTGCTAAAATTTTAGCAACCTACAATAATTGTAATTTTTATCTTAATCCGTCAAATCATTTTTTAAATTTTTTTGATGCTAATTCATTAACATATAGTTCTATTACCAAAAAACTCAACACTCAAGAACACAAAGAATCAGACCCATACGGCTTCCAACCAGAAATATTCCACAAAACTGATATAAATCTTTTAGGTTTTTTTCAAAACTTATCTTACTACAGAAACTTTTTAGATATTCTAAATCAAGAAATTCTACCTAATATAAACTTGGTTAATAAAACACTAAAATATTTAAAACAAAAAACTAAATACACTTTAGATTTAGACGAAAGTATTTGTATACATATTAGAAGAACAGATTATACAGTATTACAAAGAACATATGGTTTCTTAAATATTGAATATTATTTAGATATTATAAAAAACTACATTAATAAATATAAACATATTTTTATTATTAGTGACGACATCCAGAAAGTTAAAAATGAACTTTGTGGGGATTTACTAGGTAGTAATGTATACCTTATGGATGACCTTGATGTATATCACGATTTCTATATTATGTACTTAAGTAGAATTAACCTAATTGCAAATAGTACCTTTTCGTGGTGGGCCGCTTTATTATCTTCTTTAAGATATTCTAAAAAAATCTATGCCCCATACCCATGGCTTAATTCCAACTATGTGTCACAATCATATTGCGAGTCTATAGATTTATACCCAAGTTCTTGGTATAAAATTAACACAAATACATTTAAATGGAATAAATTATTTATATGAAAGTAGACGCCAAAGCACTTGCTATATTGAATCAAATATATAAAGAAATTCTACTTAGACCAGTGGACGAAGAAGGAATAAAGAATTATTCAAAATATATACCATATAGAGAAAACTATATAAGACAAAGCTTACTCAAATCAAAAGAATATTTGAATTTTAAAAATCAAAATAATACTAAATCACATAAAAATAATATTAACTTATTTACTAAATGCAATTTTATTAAAGGCGAAACATTTGCCGAAAAAAAAATAGATATATCCAAAAAGAAAATTTTAGTTTTAACATTAATCAAAAATTGTGCAGAAAACAATACTTTTCAGGTTATACAAAATTTTTTCCAAGAATTATCTGGAAAATTTCATTCAGTATATTTTGCAGCACTAACTAATAATAATACTGACAATAGCAGTGAATTACTGTCAATGTGGCAAAAAAATAATCCTAATATTTTTATTATAGAGCACCACAATGAGACTATCAATACTATACAAAATAACTCATGTGGTAATAGAATCAACAAATTAGCAGAATATAGAAATACTCTACTTGATCAAAGTATTAAATACTTTAAAGATGATATTGATTATATAATAGTTTTTGATTCAGATGTTATTTTTGATACAAAAAAAATTACCAGCTCTATTATAGAATCTCTTTCAATAAATACCACATGGAGCGCCATATCGGCAAATAATTGTTTTGATAAATCTAATATACATTATGATGTATTAGCATTAAGACTTAAAGATCAGCCAATAGATATAAGTCAAATCTATCCTCATTTTACTACTTTTTATGGAAAAAATCATAAATGGAATAATCAATCATATATATTAAATAATTTTGTAGAAGTAAAGAGTGGCTTTGGTGGACTAACTATTTATGATGCTAAAGAAATAAGCAAATTATGCAAAAAAAATTGCGAAATGTACAACGTGGAATCATTTCCTGACTGTACCTGTGAACACATATCTTTAGATCTTAAACTTAAAAACAAACACTATATTAATAGTAAAATGAAATTACCGTCTAATGGATCATTAGAAGGACAGATGTATGGAAGTCCGGTTTTATTCTTACCAAGAGACGCTGGATTTTTTTCTGTTTTTAATTTTTTGATTGGAACTATGGGTCGTGGCATAAGAGCATACCCATACTTTAATAAAGAATTATTTCTTAAAAATAATAGAGGCGTTAATAAACAGTTTTGTTATTGGACAAACCAAGAGAATGCATGGTTTGATTTTTTTGAACCAATTTCTTATTACGAAGAAGATACTGAACACACCGATAAAAGCTTTTTATCTTATGGGATTAGTTCTGGAGAAGACGCTCCAGAAGAATTCAAAACCCCTAGAGTCTTTAAAGAATTATTACAAAATAATGATGATATTTTTAGACTATGGAGACATAATACTCACAATATTTATGATCAATATATTAAATTTCAACCACATATCTTAAAGACTAGTAATGATATATTTACAGATATGTTTGAAAATAATAGCTTTGTAATTGGTCTACACTATAGGCATCCTAGTCACAGTGTTGAGTCTGGTGAAATTTTTATACAACAATACTATGAAGCCATAGATAAAATTTTATCGCAACATCCGGACGCAGAAATTTTCTTAGCTACAGATACAGAATTTGGATTAATGGTATTTACTCATAAATATGGAGATCGAATCAAGTATATAAAAGATACAATAAGACTACCCGTAGACAATATATTAGAGTGGGCATACGCACTAAATAATATTGGCAAATCAGACACGGTTGGGCTAATCAAAGGACGTGGTTACGAATTACATCAAAATAATATTCATAATAACCCCAATTTTAATTATCGTGAAATGACAAATACATTATTATATGAAATACTTTGTTTGTCTAAATGTAATGCTCTTATTAATTCAACATCTAATATGTCTTTAGCTCTAAGTTACATTAATCCAAATATTCCAATAATTACTTTATAATAGAAAGGCTAAAAATGGTTGATAATTTTTTTGATGACAAAAGTCACAGGAAAAATAAACTTCGTCAGGATCAATTAGATAAAAATAAGTACAGCGATGATGACCAAAAAACTAAACATAAACAAAATCTTGAGCATAAAAAATTTAAGCAAGAGTTTGATGAAAACGAATGGGAATATTGGAAAAACTTTTACAAATGAAAACCTCAGTAAGTTGCATAACATCTCTGTTTGGCAGAAACCAAGCGTATGAATTCGACAATAGTATATTTAATTGTGATATAGTTCAACATTTCGTTGTCACCGACCAAGAGTTGACCAGCAAGCCCAATAACTCAACCTGTATAAAAATACCTAAACATGAATATAATAAGTTATTATTAAGTATAGATTTTTGGAAGTTAATAAAATCTACACATACATTAATTTATGATATAGATATAAGTTTTTTTAAACAGCTGGATCCGATATATTTTGATTATGATTTTGTAGCAGGATGCAGATCGGCACAAGAAATACACAACATACAACGAGCCTTTAATACTCCTTTTTTGCCAATTATAGGAAGCAGTATTCTTTCATTAAGAAAAACAAAACTTATGTTAGATATTCTATCATATAAAAATAGTATTATAACTAATCGTGAGGATATATATACTAGCTTAGCATGTTATAGCCAATACAAAAAACTTCCCGCTACAGATATAGCGGATGCATTTTGCTATGAAAGAGGCTGGATACCAAACACATTTGCTGGATTGAAGAAAAATGTCATCATTACTAAATGATATATCCGTAGTAGTACAGGGACCTATTGATAGTGAGACTTATCAATGCGTAGATACGTATAAACAGTTTAAAGAAATTATTTTCTCTACATGGAATAATGAAAATATTGAATTGATCACACCATATATTACTAATAACAATAAGATTATTCTTAATCAATACCCTTTCAATATTAAAGAATACTTAAACTATGGAAGCTGCTACTATATTGCACAGACCTTATTAGCTGGCGCATATGAAGCTGAAGGTAGATATATTCTTAAAGTAAGAAGTGACGAACTATATCCAAATTTAAATGCTATGATTGATAGCCTTACAATACATCCAAATAAAATACATACCACAAATAATGGGTTTTGGAAAAATATTGATTTTGCTATGTCTAGTCATATATTTATAGAACAAAAAAAACATATCATTAAAGCTTGCGAGTTAATAATAGACTATGCAAAAAATCCACAAAAATTTAATTTAAAAACCACCATATCTGAGAGTATTTTTGGATATTTTTTTATGATAGCTAGAGATCTTAAAATAGATCGATATAATTATCAAAAATATTTTATTGAAAATATTGAAATTATTTCATGTGATTTATTACCAGACCATTTGCATTCTGGTGCTACGTCTTATCACAATGGATTCAAAAGAGCAAAAGAATATCCTAATAGGCCAGATATGATTCATAATAAAAATATGCTTTATAATAGCACTATAGAAATAATAGAGAATAATCATGAATATAGCAGCACTCCAAACAGCTAGGGCTGGAAGTAAATCTGTAAATAATAAGAATGTTATGTTGGTTAATAATCAACCACTCTTCCTATTCAACATCAAAGCTGCAAAAAAATCAAAATATATAGAAGATATTTTTGTATCAACTGATTGTGAAACTATCAAAGAATTATCTTATATTTATGGATATCATATAATAGATAGACCAAATCATTTATGTACAGATAATGCTTCTCATTACGATACTATTTTACATGGATTATTAGAAATTGAACATAATCTAGGAACAAAAATTGATATATTAATTATATTACTAGGAAATTCTCGTGGGGCGACAAAAGAAGATATAGATAATGCTATAGAGCTTTTAATGAGAGACCCAAGCGCTGATTCTGTAGAGTCAGTAAGTGAATTAAATATGTTTAATCCATTCAGAGCTCATAAAATAATTAATAACAAATACTTAAATACAATTATATCTCAAGATCAATATAAAATGTATCCAACAAATAAAGACATTAATGACAAAAATACACTAGGATCTGTTTATTTTTTTAATGGATCATTTTGGATATGCAAAAGAAATTCTATACTCAATAATAATGGTCTTTTTCCATTTCCCTGGCTAGGATCAAATATTATACCATATATACAAAAACCTGTATTTGAACTCGATGCAGAATGGCAAATTAAACTTATATGAAAAAATTAATATTATCCTATGCAGATCATTTTCATAAAAATTTCTTAAGTCTAACACTGCCCGGACTATATAAATATGCTAATACTTTTGATTATGATTTAATAGTCCCAAATAAAACATTAATTCGTAAAGCCTTTCTAGAGCTTAAGCTTGATGAACCATTCGATAGACCATCAGCATGGCAAAAGATTGTACTATTAATTTATTTTTTAAAACAAGAAAAATATGATGTAATAACATGGATTGACGCTGATTGTGTAATTAATATGTTTGATGAAGATATTAATTATGCTTTTTTAACAAATGATAAATTCATACAGGCTTTTTGCGTACATCAGTCAGCCGAAGTAGATTTTGCTAGAATACCTAATACTGGAGTATGGAGCGTTAAGCCAAGCGCAATCGAATTATTATACAAAATATGGCAACAAACACAACACATAAATCATCCTGTTTGGGAGCAACAGGGAGATATCGAAGTTATGTTTTGGAGAATAAATGAACATGAATATATTTTTAATTATCTTACCGAATATGGAAAACTATCCCTTGAACTGCCATATAAATTCAACATGCATCCTAAAGACTACAGATTTGATATAGCAAATATACACAAAGGAATAATACATGTTACTGGGTATTACGATAATGAATTAGTTACAAATTATGATAGAACACAACATTCTACTAAAAGTTTAACACTAGATGAATTAAAAAAGCAGAGACTAAATAATTTAAAAGAATTTATTGATATTACTAATCCTGTGTTTATAGAATCTAATAAACCTAGTATAGACTTAAATTATAAAGTATGGGAAAATATACATGAAATGTTATTAGATATTAATAAAGAACAAAACATACAGACATTATTACTTATCAATCCCGAAAATTTAGATTTAACCTACAGTCTTTTAAATGAACATCCTCTAATTAAAAACATATTAATTATTGATAATCAAAATATAACAACACTCATTAGAAATAATGGATATATATTAAATAATAATGATTGTATTTATAAAAATATAGCAAATCTTTGTAAAGATAGAAAAAACACACATATATATAAATCTATACTTGATATTAAAAATTATAAAATTGATTTATGTTATATAGGATATTATCCAAATCATATATACAATAATTTATTAGAAAGTGTGCGACCACTAATACAGAATAACGGTTATATATGTGGTAGTAATTTTGGATTAACTATGAGCAAAATACATAATCCAGATAAATTATACAATAAAAATATTAGACAGGCGGTGGTGGATTATTGTTGTAATTATAACGATACCAGCATGATTGGAGAAACCAGAGAAGGAATTCAAACATATTGTTTACAATATAGAAATAAGGCTACATCATGAATAATCTTATAAATATTATTAATACTTTTAAATATCAGCAGAGTATAAAACAGCATTCAGATATAGATATTCTAAATATAGTATCTTCATGGAGTGGCAGGGGAATAGTAATACCCGCTGGCGGAGACAGATTATTAACTAATGCATATATTAATATTAAATATATTAGAGAAAAACTTGAATCTAATATACCAATAGAAATTTGGTACTTAGGAGATAAAGAAAAAAATATATACATATTTGAAGAATTATCTAAATTAAAAAATATATTGTTTATTAATGCCGAGAAGGTGAGAGAGGAATATCCGTTCAGAATTTTAAATGGATGGGAATTAAAAATTTATGCTTTGATTCATAGTCAGTTTCAAGAAGTGCTGCTACTAGACAGTGATTGTTTTTTATTACAAAAACCAGAAGATTTATTTGCTAATACTGTATACGAAGAATTTAGAGCTGTTTTTAGTACCGATCTCGGTATACAAGTAGAAGACGGAGCAAAAATAGGCAGAAAAATAGATCCTGAAACACTCTTAATACCAACACTAGGACAATATAATGCAGAAACTTCTAGATGGGACCATAGTAAACCAAACGAAATTTGGAAATTAACTAGTACAGATCCAGATAACTTACCAGAATTTGAGAGTGGATTTATTATGGTAGATAAAACATTACATTATGAGCCATTATTTTTTATTAGACTTTTAAATGAATACAGTGATATTGTATATAAATATATTTATGGAGATAAAGATACGTTTCATATTGGATGGGCTCATTATAAACACAAATGTAATTTGATTACAAAAGGTGTTAGAACACCAGATTATATTCAAACATATTTAGATGATAAGGTACTATTTCAGCATAGAGTGTTAAATGCTAAATTTAATCCACAAATTTTACCACAAGAACATCCAAACAATATTCCAATAGAACACTATGATATTTTTCAAAAATTTTTAAAGGAAGCAATAATACTAGTAGCTAATCAACAATTAAATAATGTATATAATTATCCTAGACGATGTGGAAAAAACTGTCAACCTAAATGTGACATATGTATAGGTATGCATGGTTCTTCTATAAAAGGAGCCTTCCCATACATAGAATATATAAAATCTGTAATTCAATTAAATGAACCCAATCATATACTAGATATAGGTTGCGGGAATGGATTATTATTAAGTTTTTTAAATATTGATACAGATATTTTACACACAACAAGATATACTGGCATAGACATCTCTAAAACAGCAATAGAAGAAGCTAAAAATCATTTCAAAGAATCATCACATCAAATTAAATTTACACAACAAGATATGTTGTATTATGACATTCCAAATGATATTGATTTAATTATTATTAAAGATTTTTTTAATCATTTATCTTTTGATGAAAATAAAAGTATTCTATATAAAATTTTGAATTCAAATTATAAATACTTAGTTATTTGTAATGACATGCCTGATAAAAATAATATTGATATATTACGAGGCCAATATAGACCGTTAGATATTGTAAAATACATAAATAATGAACTACCAGAAATGACATCATCTTTTGCTTTAATTAATGATTTTATATATAATACAACAGGTGAAGATAAAAGAATTATTACATTACGTCATATCATAAATTAATATGTCTAGGTCTAAAGGATTAATTATTATGTCTGGAGAATGTTTCCGTGAAGGAAATATGTGGTCCAGACTTAGAGATACTCAACGAGGATATGATGGACAAAAAATAGCTACGGATTCTCACGGCTTATTTTTTAATAAAATTTTAGAAACAAATGACATAGATATATATTTAAATACATATAATACAAAATACTATAAAGAACTAGAGGTATGGTACCAACCACATTCTGTCCACATAAATTACTTAGAAAATATTAATCCATATGGCGCATATGGTCCGTCATATATATCTACAGAATGTCTAAACAAATTAAATATAGATAATTACGAATGGATTTTATGTTTTCGTCCAGACCTGATACTTAAATCATATTTTATACATCATATTTTTAATACTGAATGGGATCAGCTAATGTATCCATATAGACTATGGCTGAATTGGCTATTTATAGATAATGGATTTATCAATATGAGCGATACGATGTTATTTTGTCCTAAAAAACTATTTCATATAATTAAAAAAGGAGGATTACAACTATTCCATGACGGGTTATATAATTATATTAATAAACATCAATTAGATAAAAACGATTTTAACTTCATGATTAAAACACTACATGATTCTGATTCTTTTAAAGACTATAATCCATTATATACTATGGCTGGTAGAGAAGAAAATAAATATTGGTATAGTTATGGTTACGAAGTTGATCCAAGAGATAAATATAAAATACATTTAACAAATAAACATTATGTTTTTAATGACTGGAATTTATTAGATAATAATATTCCGATAAATGAAAAATTAAATATTAAAAATCTAGAAGATGCCTGGGAATGGTGGCATCAAGATAATCAGACTATTAACAAATTTCACAATATAATAGAATTACATCCAATAGATATATTCCATGGACAAAGAGTTAGGCTTTCCAGACATATGGACCAAACATATTGGGAAAAGTCTGAAGATAAAATCTTTATATATCATGCTGATTTTAGACGCAGTTCTATATTTAATAGGGTTTCAGACTATATTTATGAGGGTAATTATGAATTTGATCCTAGTGTTAAATTCATGTTGAGAAAATTAATAAGACCAAATATATTATGAGCGACGAACAAAAGTAACAGAAATAATATTAGAAAGACCGTGGCGGTTTGTAATATCTTCGTTAAATCCAATATCAGAAACAGACTTATACACTATGTCGTGAGTCCTATTCAATTTTTGTAACAAAAATATATACGAATCTATATCTCCGTCTATAAAATCATAAAAACATAAAATCAATTGTTTGAATTTTGACAGTGTTGGGAGACCTAGTAACCACTTAACTGCGACATCAGTTCCTAAATTTAAAAATAAAAACATATCTGCATATTTATATATCATATAATTAGTATTTGTTGCAAATTGACTATCTCTACAGTCTATAGATCTATCAATATAAGAAATATTATATTTATTCTCATCTATTTCAATATTAGATCCTAGTAAATATATATCTTTAATCTCTATATTATTATTTAAAATTTTGTTTATTAATACATTATTATTAAAAATATCATAAAATAATAATCCATCATAATCTTTTATTTTTGCAGAAGAAACTACTCCTAGATCCACATCGCCACCCTGAACAATGTCTATTGGTTGAATTTTAGATTGAACTTTAAATAGGTTATTAAGTTGACTAATTTTATCATCTTTAATAATATTATTTTCTATATTTTTTCTAATCCAACCATTTGTACACAAAGCATAGTGTTCTTCAGATTTTTTTGTATCATATGTGCTTTTATGAGAAACTACCATTACGTCACTATTATGTTTATTAATATACCCTAATAAAACCCCCTCATCATGCAGAAAGGCATCTTTTATATTACTTATTTTATCTAAAGTATATTCTATTATAGAATCAATAGTACATTTATCTGTTATTGGTAGGGCAAAACCAGTAAAGCCACCAGGCATGTATCTTTTTTCTATTCTAGTATTAAAATGATTATCAGATAGATCGATATAATTTTGATTAAAAAAAGACAACCAATCAGATGTTATAAACTTAATAGACGGTTCTGTTTTATGTGCTTCTAATAAATTTTCTATTAAATAATTATTATAATACCGATCGTCATCTAAAAGAACTAAAAGTTTATTATATATATCAGAGTATTTATATATTAATGGTCCTAAAAATTTAGATGCTGGGCCATAGTCTATATCGGTTTCAATAATCTCTATTCTTGGAATTGTCTTTAATTTATCTAAAACACTCAAACTTAAACATTCTTGAAATCTATGGAAAGACTTTGGAACAGTAATATAAAGCTTATCTATTTCATAGGTCTGACTGTATAGTATATGGTCTATTCTATAAAGAAAGTCTTCAGAATTAAACCTAGGAGGAACAACAGCCATACCAATACAAATAGGAATAGTAGGAACACTTTGTGGTATTTTCATATCTATAGGCACAGAAAGTTCGTTTAAGTCTGATCGCCCAATATGCAATAACTTATTTTTACAATGTAATTTATCGTATATATTGAATATAAGGTCCTGATACCATCCACACTTTGTATCTATTCTTTGTATGCTTAATAAATTATTATATAATTTAACTTGAAATTTATCATCAGTAAATTTATTATTTAATAATCTTATTGTGTATTTATCATTATCGTACAAAATATCAGACATAATCTATTAATCCATTACAATAATTTAACTGTTTTTACTCAATGTTTAGGTATTATTTTAAATTTTAAACAAGTTATAACAACGACTATTCCTAAAATACTCAGATAATATTATTACACCAATATAATCAATAAATGTACGGTGTAATTATTAATATCAGAATTTCTGATTTCTATCAGGATCCATCTATAATTATATTGTTGCTACAAGATTTAGGACTTTTGACTATTTAACTATGTCTATATTTAGAGATATTATTCGTGGAGGCATTTTAAAATTTGGCCACGAAGCACTAACTAGATTCAAACACGCACAACCAGATAATCTTAGATTATGTTGTTGCGATACGACCACAACAACAACAACAACAACAACAACAACAACAACAACAACAACAGCCTCTCCAACAACTACTACTACTACTACTACAACCCCAACAACGCAAACTACTCAAACAACAACCCCAACAACGCAAACTACTCAAACAACAACCCCAACAACGCAAACTACTCAAACAACAACTCCAACAACGCAAACTACTCAGACAACAACTCCAACAACGCAAACTACTCAGACAACAACTCCAACAACGCAAACTACTCAGACAACAACTCCAACAACGCAAACTACTCAGACAACAACTCCAACAACGCAAACTACTCAGCCAACAAGTCAAACTACTCAGCCAACAAGTCAAACTACTCAACCAACAAGTCAAACTACTCAGCCAACAAGTCAAACTACT